TCTCCCTGGACAATATCTTCATTACCATCAAATCCGCCAAATCTTAAAGAACCAATACCATCATTTGTTTGTAATGCAGTTCCGTCAGAATGATAAAAGTCTGTTTGAAATCCGTGCTGTGATTCGCCATTAGAATCTGGTGCAAAGTCTTGTATAGTAACACTTCTAAATGTTACGTCAGTAGTCGTAAACAAGTTTTGATCAGTTTTAAGGGTAGCAGGCAATGTTGCTTCTAATTGCGACACTAATTGTCCATAGCTAAATCTTCTCGCCAGCCCTTGATCAGACAAAATAAAATAAGATTGCTGATCGGTTGCTGTTGTAATTGTTTGTAATAAATTTATATTTGGCATTTAAGTTCTTCCTGTTAAAATGCTACCATTTTCATCTGTCAATGGAACACCATTTTGATCTCTTAGTACGATATCACCTTCATAGTAATACGAGTTAGGCAATTCAGTAGGGAATTGTTTCAATTGACCTGCTATCGTTGTGCTACTTTCCCATAGAGGTAATGTTACACCCGGGCTAACTACCGTATTAAATGTATTACTTAAAGCAGATTTTTTAACAATTGCTAATTCTATATTGCTTTCGACTACAATATTTAATTGAATAGTTTGTGTGTTATTATGTGCAACGGTAAATTCTTGAGGTAATTCAGTTAAACCAGTATATACCCATCCTGGATATTGTACGTTTGTTGATCTATTTCCTACATACTGCCATACTTGACCAGATGATACAAGTATGTAAGCATCATTTAACATTGCTGATTGTGTAGACAGGTCACTGGTTGTTCCTTGAATGTACGACTCGTCTATACTATCATATGCAATGGTTGTATCATGTACAAATATAGGAGATTTTCTAAGTTGACGGCCGCCGTAATACACTTCTAATTGATCGTTATATGGTAGAGAATCTACTAATTTAATACCTGCAGATGCAATTGTAGCTGTAGTTCCTGGAACTGGCGAAGTATAAGACGAAGTACTTATATGATAAACAGAATTTGTAGCCGTAGTAAAAATATATTGAATACTTACCGCTTCTGGATTTCCAAGAACTTGTAACGTTCCTTGATCAACAACCTTCGATCCATATAATAAGTGCGGCGATACTCCAGTTCCGAGTGTACCTCTTGTTATTTCGTCTAATTTATAGCCGCCTGATGCTACGGTAATTTGATTAAATTCAATTCTTTCTGCGTTGATCAGCACCACACCAGGTGTAGTTTCAGTAGGAGCAGTAAGAACCGTAGCATCTGCAACATAGATTTCAGTATCATCAGGCGCTAATGGTTTGGTTAGATATGTTGTATTTGCTTTACTTAATCTAGTAAACGTTGTATGTCCTAACAAGTCATTAAAGATTCTGTAGCCAAGAACCGTATCAATATATTGGGGACTCTTGAAGCTGATAATTTCTACCGTATCTAAATTTGAAATATTCCAACTATCGCTAATTTGAACCGTAACGTTATCATCTAATAAAATGTAATCAATACCGTTTATCAATCCAGAAACCGTATCATTTTGATGTATGATCGAAACCCACATGTAGATATCATTGCTAACAGGTCTGTTCATAATGAATCGCCTGTTTGGATTTCCTACAAAGTTTTCTATGTCAACGCCCATCTTACCTGTAGTGTCTATAAAAGTAACAACTTTAATTAAATCACCGGGGTTCAAATGTACAGAAATTGTTAGTGTAGACCCAACAATTGTGTATTCGTTCTTAGAAGTCAATAGTCTATTAGCAACTCCATTAACAATTTTTTCTACAATATAATCACCTTCCACATTTAATGTAAACGTAGTCATCGAAGAAGTAGAAGAAGCAACAAATTGTTGATCAATTATTTGATTAAAATTACTATGAGATTCTGTAAAGAACCAGGCTTGGACAGCATTACCTTGAGATGAATCTAACCCGTTAACGGTGACTACAGCAGGTCCTCGATTATTTGCAGAAACATCTAGAACATAATCAGATGTAGGAATTCCGTTAACCGTTACGTATACATCTTTTACAATATTAGCAAGATATCCACTGCTAACAATACCAACTGAGCTGTTTGTTGTAATAACAGATTCGCTGTCAATTAATCCAAAATTGTTTGTGCCGCCTCCAACACCCACCATGCTGTAACTTAATTTTCCAGACGATACTTGAGGCGGAATTATTAATTGTTGTCCTGCCCAATCAATTTCAAAACTAAGAGCGCCAGGCATTATTGGCGCACACTCTAATATAGTACCGTTTAGGATAACAGAAATACTATCAACCGTAACCGGCAACATAGGTAACGGATAATATTGCAAATCAGCACTAGGAGAAACATCAAAATATCCTGTTACTATTGTAGGTGCTTGAGCAGGACCTTGTGTATATACGTTAATTCCTAGCGTATCAATTGCAAAACCTGGAAGTAATTCTTCAGGTGCGTGACCAGATGCTGTGTTAATAAAACCTAACTCGCCACTTAATGTAATATCTTCAGGATTAGTTCCTAATGCAGATACTCTACCATCTGCATTCCAGGTACCACCTTCAATATTGCTATAAGGGTAAACACCGCCATACGGGTTTACAAATCTTTGACCGTCGACTAAGGTACCTGGATAACTTATTCCATCCATTAAGACCGTTAGGTCGAGACCAATCATGCCGTTTGTAGCCGTATAATATGCCAGTATGCGATCAGTTGCATTAAGAATGTCTGCACTCTTCTTATACTTAATTGTAATTGTTGCATTATTTGCAGGAGCATTATTAACAAAAACAAGTTTAGCAAACTTTTTAGAATAACCGTTATAAGGTTGTTCATAATAATCAATAGTCCATTCACTACTTAAGGAAATGACGCTGTTTATTTTTACAGAAATTCCTGTTTTATTAAATGCAGGAACCCAACCTAAAACAAACTCAGATGTAATACCGTCTGCTATGAATGTATCAACTACTTCAAATTCACCAGATTGTCCTACATAACTAGTCCTATCAAATTTTAATTCAATAGTAGAAACTCTGTCTTGTTCGATAATATCAGTGTATGTAGGCTCTAACACTGAATATTCAGTTGTAAAGTTTCTAATCTGCGTATGATAAGGTTTAACTTCGTTGATATAATCTTCAAAGAAAGAACTATCGTTTAATTTATACACAGGAGGCTGATACAATTCACCAGATGTATTTGTTACATTGATGAATGATGTTTTAAAAGCCCAATCTAAAAGTTTTTGTTCTGTTAAAGCGTACTTAACTGCCTTGAAGAACAACAGGTTCCAATTTATTTTTAGCTCGTTAATAAACAAATCGTTCTTCAATGCTTTAATAATGTATTCAAGTTCTGTGTCAGGTGTTTGATCATACAATGTTTGATCATAGGTATTAAGATTATCCCAATTTAGCAAGCTGTTTGAAACATCCCAAATATCACTATTAAACTGGATTGTTCCATTTTGTTTATAGACTAAATCGTATCCATCTCCATAACTACCTAAGACACCATCGGCGGCTTTTCTTAGCACAATATAATTGCCGTCACCGCCATTGTTAACTTTAACATATTGGCCTTCGACCGTAGATACAGAACTAAGTTCATAAGGACTACCGATGACCGCAGTATAAATTTGATATTGATTATAATCTACACTTGCATAGTCAACATAGTCCCAATACAATGTTGTATCATAGCTTTGTGTATGGGCCCTGTTCCAAGAATAGGTTACATAATCCCATTCGTATTGAGACCACTTACCATTATAAGTATCATCACTTTGTACAATAACCGTTTGAGGACGAGCAATTAATCTAAATTTAGAACTGAATCCGTTACCAGGATGTATAATTGATGCACTTATGATGCTACCGTGTTCGTTGACAACGGTTTTCATTTCAAATCCAGAACTATATGTATTAGGAACATCGCGGGTAAGGAAACGAGTTCTTAAATCATCAAACGTAGTCGTTGCATTGTCGAATATAGTTTCATACAAGTCGTTAGCAATAGTAAATGTAGGTCCTTCGTAACCAATAACGGTCCCTGTTGAACTATATACAGGATTTAGTGTTCCATATCCGTATCCAGCATCTGCAATTTGTACAAGCTCAATAGATCCATTTGCATTTGGTGTGCAGTTAATTATAGCCTGTCTATATCCAGATGTATCAATTGATGTTAAAGATGCATTATCTTCTACCAAATTATCGTATGTATTCCCGTATTGGTTAGGAATTTCTTCCTGTGCATTTAAGTTTTTAAAACTATACTTGCCAGTAACAGGAATATTAATTAAAACATTATTTGAAAATTCAATAATATTTCTTAATGCCGCATGTCTATCGTTAAACATTGTTTGACGAGGACGAACTGATGTTCCGTAACGTGTTCTTTCAGATAATGCAATATCAGGAACTATGTTACCAAACTTGTCATGACCTAACAAGCTATCTATCAGTTTCTGTTCAAGACTTAACGGTGGCATGTTAACTGCATCGCCTTCTTGAAGCAATTTCCATTGAGTGTGTCTCGGTGTAACTACAGAAGAACTAGAAGAATCTTGTGCAATATTAATACTGATAGTATTTCCTACTGGAATATTTCCTACGTTGCTCAACATAATAGCATCTTTTGAAATAATAGATGCAAAACTTAAACCATAAGCTGATGGATCTGCAATAGCAGATGCTACTGCATACGAACTTAGTCGTCTATCTTTATGTAAAGGTACCGTTACTTTATTCTTAACCCAGAAATAATAAACATTACTAAAAGTATTTGTTATTGTATCGTAAACTTGCTTAACAGAAATAACACTATTATCAACAAACTTAGGCTGACCACTAATTCCTTTTGCAAGACCTGCTGGAGTATCCGCAATAGCTGCCCAAGCACTAGGCAACATTGTAGAGCTTACCCATTCATATACGTCGATGGTTGCTCCTGGGAATAATTTACCCCAATTGTTTTTACGATATTCAAGGTCTCCTTGTTCATACCAAACGTATTTGGCTGTACTCAAATCCCACCATAATTCGCCAACATGGTCATCTAACCAATTTTTGTCTGTGTTGTTATTTGTTCCAGCAACACCAATAGAGTAAATTGCAGGATCGCTGATAAGTTTATATGTTAACTCTTGTTCTGCAATGCCTGGAATCTTACCTTTCAGAGGATCAAACAGATCTAGATAGTTAATTATTTTTTCTTTTTCAGTATCAATAATTGCTATTCTACTTATAGGACTGATATCAGTAAACGTATCTTGTTCTACAATTTTGCTTAGACTATTTGTGGTTGTATCAATTTTATCAAATACAAAGAATCCAGATGAGATACTAGTATTGTCAATTGCAGGAGCACCAGCAATTACTTCAGTATCGTCAACGACAATAGATTTTGCAAAATTATTACCATGAGTCGTTAAAATATAAGAATCAGTTAGTTCTTGACTATATACAAACCTAGCAGACTTTTTGTAATAAACATAGATAGTTCCTGATCCTACTTCAGTTCCTTTTATCTTTGTAATATTGCCGTCAAACGTCATATTACTACTATCAAATGTTGTGTTTAATGTACGATTAATACCGGTTGCAGAAACAATCAGTGTATCATTTCCTATTGTAATATCCATCGAAGAACCAAAGTGCATACCTTGCCCTGCTACAGGATTATATAATGTTTGATCTAAAACAAATGTACCATTAACATTTTTATATACTGAAACTTGCCCGTACGATCCGTCAGCATTACCTACAAACATATACGTGCCATCAGGGCTAACATTAATAGAAGTATTAGCAATATTAATTGTTTGAATGTTGGTTAAAGATTTGTTATAAATTTTAACCAAATCACCATTACCAATTGCAATAATTGTTGCATCTTCGGAACCAGACAAGGCAGTAATGTTTAATTCAGATGCTACCTTTGACAGATATGTTACTGATATAGTTCCCCCATTGTCTTTAATTTCATATGCATATACTGCATTATTTGCACCAATCAATACAAGTTTATTTTTTGTATTTCTTTCAACAAAAATAAATTTTCCAAAATTAGTCGAGTTATTGTAATCTGGGTTTCCTACATAAGCAAATACACCTTCTGAGAATATATTTGTATTAATGGAACTTATTTTTACAATACCATGAGTTACTAATGGAGCACCTACAAATACCAATCCGTATCTTGTTCCAGTAAAAGGAGTATCATCATAAACTATCGTACTGCCGAAACCGGTAGGTACATAAGAATAACTTGTACCAATTCTCCATCTAGCTATTTCTTGGTATGAACCGTCAGCTTTTTCATATAAACGACAAATTCCGTAGTATAAAGAATTATAATTAACAGGATCGCCTACGACCAATACATTATCGCCTTTTCTCTTGCTGATTGCATATCCAAGTTGTTCGTGTGAAGATAATGACAATGTAGGAGTTGTATTATAATTATTAATTTTTTCGTATACCTCCCAGTTAGTTGTGTCAGAACCATCTATCCAAAATTTTGTTCCGTTTGAAAATCTAAACAGCACATTATCGGCAGGCAAATTATCAAAACTAGTTTTTCTTACACTTTCAAAAACATAAAGCTGTCCCGGAGTAGGTAATGGTGCATCAGTAATGCTTGCTAATGTACTTGGTACCGTAAATTGTCTTGCATTATCAACGCTGGTTATTCTGTATATTCCGTCGACCTGTGAGTTAAATTGATTGATACCAACTAATTGTCCAACAGATAGTCCGTGAGGGTATTGTGTTGTAAATGTTATACTGCTCACTGGAGCACTTACATAGACACCAACTACGCCCACTGGGTAGTATGTATAACGGTATACATCCCAATCACCGTCTTGTTTGAATCCTAACCAAATAGTATCACCGTCTTTTAACTGACTGCTATTTGCAATATCTAGTAAACTATTTTCGTTATAAGCAGTTGCAGTAACATCGCTTAAACGTACATAGCCTGAATGTTGTAACAATAATGAATCAATGCTAGATGTTGTTGCAAATGTTGCTAACGGATCGTAATTTTTAGGTGTTATAGTAAGATCACTAGGCAACACATAATGAATTAAATCATTTGCATGAGCGGTAGGCAGCTCAGATACAAAGTTAATGATTTGAGGATTTTCTAAGAATGTTCCTTCGATTAATGGTGTTTCTAATTCTTGATAAGTTGGATAAGATCCGAACTCACCAACTCTAAATGCCCATTCTTCTGTATAACTTATGTCGCCCTTTAATGACTGAATGCTAGACTTTGAAAGTCTGTTAATAGCATTTTGCGTTCCCTTTTCTCTAATGAATCCTTGATAGAATTTATATTGTGCAACAGGGTCAGTAAAAATATTGTTTAGATAAGGGCGAGGAGTATAACCTGTCAAATGCTGTGCCATTTTTTGCTGACCGGCATCAAAGTTATCAGTATCGAGACTATAGAAATCTTCAAATTGTCCAATCTTATAATCAAAGTTTGGAAGTAGACCAGCTACAGGTTTTTCGTTTAAAATATCCCATTTTGTAAAATCAAAAGCAGAAGCACGTTCTACATTTTGATTTGCAGAATAATAGTTACCATTGAATCGAACAGCAGTACCGACATAATATGCGGTATTAGGAATCCAGTCAAATACTTCGCCAGTGTCATAAACAAATCCAGGACTTGCAAAATCACCAGCCCAGTTGGCTGTTCTAAAACCAGATAATTTTACTCGACGTTGACGACTTCCTGTTTCAGGATTAAAAATGACATCATTAAAGATTGTGTAATTATTAAAAACAATAACGTGTTCTTTTTGTACTAGGTTTAGTCTTACAAAATATACCCCGTCGGTATTAGGATTTGTAGCAACCGTACAGATACCGTCAGTTCTAGAAATGTTTAAATCAGACTGAGGGTACGCAGTTGCATCAGCTCTTAAAACGCTGTATTCATAAAATCTATCAAATAGATTATCAACTACTGCATTAGTTCCTTTGTACTTTAATGTATTTGCAAAAGGGCTTAATGTTAAGACGCTGCCGGTTGCCCATGCTTGGGTAGACCAGAATAAAAATTCACTGGCGGTTAAATTCCAATCTAGTGTTGTTCCTAAATCAGCATTGTATTCGTCAAATATAAAACCTTGGCTCTCTAACCAACGTCCGTAACCTATAATCAAATCATACACATCTTGTAAATTAGTGTATGTTGTTCCGTATAGAACTTTTGTTACAGATGTGTCAAATGCTGCCGCTGCCTGAACGGTTGCGCCGCCTGTTGTAGGTAATCTAGGTACAGACTGGAAGTAAGAACTTTCAAATGTAGAACCAGAATTATGAGATACTAAAACTTTGTAAAATTTACTACCATACTGGACATATTGTCCTTTTTGGTAGAAATGTCCAGTTGCTGCCGCTGATGCAGTAACCGTATCACTGATGCTTAGACCTGATGTCGCTGGTGTTCCGCTCGGTGTCCATACTACATATTTTTCAGATACGCCACCTACGGTAATCGAAGGTGTGCCTAAATTTCTTAAAGGTTTGAATACATTAAAGTAAGCATCTTGCTTATCATAGCCTCTTACAGAATAGCCGTTGTTTAATTTCTGAACAATTAAACCAGATGCCGCAATAGATAATATAGGATTGCTTGTATTAAATTTTAATGTATAATCTTGTAAAGGTAGAATAGCACCGGGTGCATTTGATGTAGGATCATATGCATCAATTACAATTTGTAAAGTACTCTTATCAGCAAAGCCATTTAATTTATAAAATAAGTTATAGTTTGCATAACTCAAATCTTGTCTTAATTGACTGATGTAATCTTTGTCTCTTGCTTGTCCTATTTCAGAAACAAATACACTATATCCGCTAGTTAGTGTTTGATTTTCTCCGTGGATAGGTAAGTTACTTAATTTAAAAAACGAATCGTCTGTGGTAGAAATCCATTGCCCTGAAAGATTCTTAATAACTCTGCTAACGTCGTAAAGTTTAGATGCGTAGGTAGCAGGCTTTGTTAATGCCAATAGTCGTTGAATTGCAAATGGGTAGTAACTACTTCTGTACCAAGCAGTCTCTGCTGGGCCAAGGTCTCCCACTTCCCAAGATTGACGTTTAGTTTCTTCAGTAATGTTAGTAACAAATTCTGTAGGATTTCTTAAACTACCTTCTGCATCAACAGGAATTATATTAGACAATCCCGGACGAGCATATAGTGAATTAACAACTCCGTTGATACTACCTGCTTCTAAATCTGTCCACAATGCTGTATTGGCGTTTGTATAAGGAGCAGCCCCATACAATGTTTCCCACCATGTTGGTTTTTCACTTAATCCTAACATCTCCCAAGGAGCTAGGTTAGGTTTATCTGTGTCGTACAACCAGCGTAACAATCCTTTATAAGATCCAGACACCGGTGTATCTAGACTAGAGATATATCCATTATAAAAATTCCAAGTCTTAGATTGTGCAGGATCAAATGTATTGTTTGAAACATAGTCAATACTAAATTTTGCAGCCCATCTTACAAAGTCGCCATCTAATATACCACTGACTTCGTCTTTAGAATAATCTGTAGTTCTAAATTGTCCAGGAATAGCTGAGTCAATATTAAACAATTCAGGACGGTAAGTTGCCTTAATGTTATTGTAGACACGTTTTTCAAACTCTAAAATAATAGCATCTCTATAGTCGTTATAAGCAAGCATTATGCTGCCATCATGTCCTTGAATAACACGTTGTGGAACTACATAACTTGTATCCATAAAGATAGACGGAATGAACTTAGGATACAGGCCTAATTTTGTAGGAGTTGGAGGAATGTAAGAACCAGTAGTATCGGTATAGTCGTTAACAACTAATACATCACCAATTGCTAATGGTGCTAAAATTTCAATACTAGTTGTAGCAGTATTGAATACATAATCTTGTCCATAGACTAATTGTGTTCCATTTAGATATGGGTATACTGCACGTAGACTTAAAGATGTTAAATCAAAATCGCTATCTAATGGAAAAGAATTATTGTTTAAGTTAGCAATAGTCCATGTTCTAACTTTTTCTGCTGTCCCAAAACCAACCATGTCAGATAGGTAATAAGAATCTGCATTTATTTTATTTTGATTTAGATCAAATAATACTTGGTCAATTACTTCAGCAGGAGATGTTTGTTCGCTTACTGAAATAATGCTATTCAATAAAGACAATTTAAATGTATTATAGCTATCTGCAGATTTTATAATTGCATCTACTAAATTGTGTTCTTTTTTCCCAATGAACATCTGTGCGAAAGAGATAGGGTTTTCGTTAGATATTAACCGTGTTCCTAAATCAGTGTAATCTGCTCTATCGCGTACTGGAGTGATATCAAATAGCGGCGGCAATCTATCAATCATAGATTGTACATGTTCAGACAATTCGCTGATGGTAAATTCTGATACAAGGCCGTTTAATGGATTGTTGGTTAAACTTAATGGCTCTTCATAATAACTATATACACCTGTTGCTGTTGAAGATATTACAGGAATAGAATAATCTTGTGCCAAAGTCCAAGAGTTTTCATATTGACCGTCAATCTTAACATAAGAAATATTTGAAGAAATAGTATATGTAGGTTTAGAAATCTGACTCACAACAATTGTATCAGTTGCTAAATTGTTTTCAAACAGAATACTACCTACGGTTTCAATATTTCTATATGCAATAGGAAAGCCTAAATAGGTATCGTTCGCTCCTGTGCCTGGTGCATAACTAAAAATTTTGTTACCTATAAAGTTACTCAAATAATAATCTTTATCGCCGTAGCTGTGTCCATCTTGGTCAAATAAGTCAAATAATGGCGGTTGATTTAAAGTAGTTCTTTGTTGAGAAAATACCCAACCAGATCCATTATACCACCAGTCAGTGCTATTATTGTTATCGCCTAACAAAATAGTAATAGCAGCTCCGGTGCTGGGATTATGATCGTTAGCAGATTGTAATGTTAATGTACGGACTCCGTTAATAACAACAAAATGTATTTGATAAATTTTTCCTTTAACGGCTGTATTCGTAGCGGCATTAAAAATAACACGCAAGCCTTCTTCTAATTCTACACCATCAACATACACAGGAGTTGTAGAACCTTCAATAGAATTATAAGGATCTAATGTAGTTGTATCAAGCAAATCAACTGGAAATAATCCTGTTGTACCAAAATTAAACAATTGGATATCTGCTTTAAATTCAATAATAGGACGTTGGGCTCTACCTGTAGAAAAATTAGGAATAACGCCGTTTAAAGTTGCACTAGTTCTAATAACATCTTTGTGGACCCAACGGTTGTATCGAGACCAAGGATTTAAATCTGCACTGGCTCTGTTAATAGTAATGTATTCTTGATCTAAGATAGGTAGTTCTCTATCGTTATCAAACGGTAAACTCTCAAAAGCTGAAGAGTCAAAGCCGTCTGGAGTAGGCGATAAGAAATTTTCAGAAATAAGTAGACTATCGTAAGGTACTAATTTAATAGCTGTGCCTACACCTTCTACAAAAAAACTTTTGTCATAAAAAGTAGGGTTTACATTATTTCCACTAAACTCTAATAACATTCCGTTTGAAAGATTTGTAGAAGTAGTTGTACCGTCCGGTAGCAACACATCAACAGAGGCAGTAGCGTGTCCTATTATGTTGTTAGCAACATCTAAATTTGCGGTAACAACTTCAAGAAGTTCTGGGCCAGATGGCATCCAGTAATAATCTTGATAATTTACTAACTTGTCCCAATCGATATGAGAATTGTATGAATAGAATTCTGTTCTAAATAATCTATCTAAATTGTCTGTTGAGCCACCCTTGGCTGCAATTTCGTTAATTAAATCGTCGTAACCTTGTGTGGTTTGAATGTTGCCTAAACTATCATAGGTTATAAGAGCAGGATCTAATTGATAAGGATTTCCGTTGCTGATATAGATATCAGCCGTAGAATTATATGTAGGTGTTTGTGTACTGCCTACGTATCCACTTAATCTTTCTATCTGTGGTTTCTGTATTAATTGATCAAGTGTGCTCGATAAGAATTTATTATTTCTATCTGTTCTTAGGTATTCTGGTAATAAATTAACCGAACTAATTTTGTTATTTGCCATATTTCTCTTATCCAGCAATTAAGGTTGTATTCAATTGTGCGGCTGTGATAGCATCGATTACTGCAATATCTGATGCTCGGGCACCGCTTATAAAAATTTCATTACTTTGACATGTAACTTCGTATAAACTACCAAAGTTATTAACAACAGGAACAATGACAAAGTTTGTAATATCAGGAGTTAACAAATTCATGATATAAGTCGACAACTCACTAAAGTGGAAACTTTGTCCAAAATCCCAGTTTTCTAATGCAAAGAAATTATTAATACCTTCTAGTATTTTAGAAATAATCTCGTTGTCACTGATTGTACTAGAAGAACTCTTAACCGCTTTAAACTTAGCCTGTAAGTTAATATCGGCGGAGGTTCCAAATAATACCTTATATGTAACTGGTTGATATATTATTTCATCACTAATTGATTTAATAGGATCAAGTATATTTGCATAGTTATTATCAAGACTTTGACTAGATGGTGGTAGTGGTTTGCTACCCGATCCTGTTAGTAACCAATTTCTAAAACTTGTATCGTAATCACTAGTAAGCATATAGACATCTATTAAATTACTCTTGCTAGGATCAATTCTGTATTCTTCTCCACTATTATGTTGGTAGTGAAAACTTAAATCAGCACGACCGGGGTATGCTACATAGTTACTGGCCAAGACAAATTCATTAAAAGAATCTACCGTCTTAACGGTATTTGTATCAACAAAATAGTAAAGGTATTCAGTATCTAATATGTTACTATAATGTCCTCTTGCCGCATTCTCGGATGAAAAAACAACATATTGATCAGTACTAACTGGAGTTAAACTCATGCCATCAGTTGTAAACTCAAACACCGCATAACCGTCCGACGTTCCAAGGTCATTAGAACTTCCTACAATATTTGCAAAGATATCAGGGTCTACTAATTGTCCTACGGTGCCGCTATCTTGATGGTTATAAAAACTTACTTCGACTCTAGATGGATCAACATATCCGTCTACTTCTATAATAGGTCCATTAATTTGCCAAACATAATCAGAACCTAAAGATTCGTTAGTTCCAGTTTTTGTATTAATAGACAACACCGTAATTTTATCTTTAACTACAGAATTATTGGTATAGTCAAAATTAACATCATTAGGATCGCTGTAGAAACCTGTTTGATTTACACTTTGGAAAATAAAAGATGTTGTTCTATATCTAACTTTATATTCAGCTCCAGTCCATGTAAATGCAACCATCCAACTTGAATCTTTGTTTGCGTTGGTAACATCTCCTTGATATTCAAAACTAAAATCATTTACTAGATCTAAGTTTGTATCTTCAATAATCATCCAAGATCTTAAAGAAGAATCAAATCGTAAACCAAAATTTCTTTGTGTTAGGCATAGGTTAACTAGATCATTTTCAAATGTATATGACAAAGTGTTAACAAACGCAGGAACAATTTCAACAGGAATAGATCCTTGGCCAGGTCGACTTCCTAGAATAATAGGGCCGGTGCCATCGGATAAATTTCCTTGTCCAACATTTGAACCATCCCCTATTACTTGTAATACCGTAGCCCAAATATAATCAACGGTCTTGTTTGTTTGTTGAGGAACAATTTTTCCGTTTGGTAAGAAATATTGCTGTGCTCCAGACGATGTCTTAGGAGGAACAAATTTTATAATAGCACCAGCAGTGATATATTGTAGTACAGAACTCGTATACGTACCTACACTTTGTGGAACATTAACATTTAATCTTCTATTTTTAGAATAGAAAAATCCTCGACCTTGACCAGTTACTACATTTGACGAATTCCACTCATATGTAGGATCAATTAAATCAGAATTTAATGTGATCGATGCCATTCCTCTATAATGATCTAAGTAAAAATTTAAGAAGTAGTTAGAATCAATTATAGGTTCCAATTGTTGTTTAACAACAGAAAAAATATCATTCCTAGAAGAGTATGTAAATGTAAAATTCTTTTCTGTATTATCTTTATAAACAATACCGTCTATTCCAAATATATTTGTAGAACTATATTTTCCGCTCACATCACTTAATTCGAAATACTTGCTTACACCGCTAGATTCTCTGTTAACACTTTTTACTTTTAAGATATTACTGGTCAACGTCAACGGTGCAATATTATAATCCTCTCCTGTTACCATACGATTCTGTGTATAATATGTTTGAGGAGCGTTCTTCTGTATGCTGGCATTTGTTTCCGGACCAGAACTATTAGAAATTGTATATTGTAAAGAGAATGTCACGGTCAACACATGATTTTGACCGCTCTTATTAGCATACGGAATACTAACAACAATCCCTGACATTTGGTCAGGCTTGATAGAATATGTCATTCCATTACTTTGACGATAAAATAATTGAAAATTACCTTTAGGTAAATTTCCAAAAGTACCGTCTGCAAAAGTTAAATCAATCTGATCGTTATCTCGACTGGTTACGCTATAAAGATTTCTAATTGTTTGATTTAAACTATTATAGATAACATTGTTGCCTACAAGCGCAGGAACTTTAGTCCAAGGTGCAGATGGGTAAGATCCGCTAGGATCTAACTGCCATAACCATACATCAGTATCATTAATGTTGTTGATATTGATACCAATAATCTCGTTAGGTACAGGATTACTAATATTAAAACTAGTAACACCTATGCTACCCTGTTTGAATAAGGCAAAAAATCCTGTGTTAGCACTTCCTGAACCCTGATTATCATTTTGAAATATGACTGAGAATTGTTCAGCTGGTTTTGGTGCTGTCTCATAAACATAGGGTTGGCCGCTAAACGTAGCAGGCACAATTTCAAAATTCATAGGAGTACCGTTGATGTTTTTTAAAAAACTAAAAACAGGTACATCTTGGTTTGTTGTGTTTAATTGGTATTGTTCTGTTAGTATGCCGTTTAATGTATTACGATCATTTGGTTTACCAAAAATTGTTACGCTCGGCATAGCAGAATTAAAAATGTTTGTAAATTGCTCGTACCAATTAGAATTAGATGGATCGTTCCACGCGATTGTTGTATTGGCTAAATTAACACCTGTACTATCAGTAACGCTGTCTGTTGTACTGACCGCTGTTACTTTTAACAGACCGTTAGCTGTACGGTTTCTTTTAGGAACATAGCTGATTAATTGTGCTAAACGTAAAATGCTATCACGACGCTGTGCTGTTTCTAAAAAGTTTTCACGAGCATTTAAATCAATACGGAAGGATAAGTTCTGTCCTAGGTAAGCAATGACATCAACTAATGCAACAAATTCACTACTATCAATATAATCGTTGAAATCTTCAGGATAATTTTCTTGAAGATAGCCAATTAAAATGCGACGAATTGTTTCAAAGTCATAGCTCTGAAAGTCTGCATTTTTAAAAGATTGGTATATCTTTGTCCAATCTTCTGTTACCAGTAATTTTTTATTTGTTGATGGGATAGTCATAATATTGTTCTACACCGTATTTATTTTATCTATAAACCACATACTTAATGTGAGAGTAATCCGATTTCCTGATCAAAAGTTAATTTTAAATTAGTCGATTGATCAGTGCCTTTTAGTTTAAGAGTAGCTTCAACTATAAAACCTGTAGGATATTCTGTGACATTTATTCTAGTCGGTGTTACCCTTGGATCACTATTACAAATACCTGTTATATCTTTATTCAGTGCTTCTCTAACATCAGGAGTCATTGGCTCCATTAATAGATCCCATACAATACTTCCAAACTGAGGATTCATCACTCGCTCACCTTTGCGAGTATTGAATTGGTTGATGATATCTTGCTTGATTAAATCTAAATCAAATAATTTTGCCGTAGGATTTAAAGGGTCAACGCTACTATAACCTTTATAAAATTGAGTTGTTTTTAAAGGTTGTTCTAGTACTGCATTGGCTGTGGTAATTTCTATTGACTTGTATGGCATAGTGTATTTATTGTCCGGACTTAACTGGGTTTCCTTGACTATCAGTTAGGATGGTTCCTCCGCCAGTGGTAACGTTTGTTGAGGAATTAGCCGAGATTGTACTCTTTAATTGTCCTAAGAAACATTCGTAATATCCCTTTTTCTTAGCATAGATATCAGGTGTACATAATCCTACCGCTTTGTACGCGGCTTCAAAATATGCAAGACTATTTTGATCAACTTTACATCTATCTTTCAAATACCAAACACTAACTTCTGCTGCCACTGCTGGGTCATTTAATAATTTTGGATTGTTTACAAGGTCGTATCCTGAAAGGTTTCCGTACTTGGTATAGTTTGCTCTACCAGTTAATTGAATATACCCTCTACCAATAAATGCCGCGCCGTCTCCAGGTTGAGTATTTCCTAATCCTCTACCTTTAGAAGTGTTGTAGCCATACAAGAATTCAGGAAGACTATTGTTAGGATTACCGGCATATTGCTGAGCCAGTGCTTGGTCGCCTTTGAATACACTTGGAAATACTTGTAATAGTCTAGCGGCAGAATAATTAAATCCTTCCTCAACGGTTTTCCATCCGCTCTCTCCGCCCGCAATTCCTAACAATGCGGCTTGAGCATAAGGACTTGTAAATCCTAATTTTGCACACGCAGTTTTAATAGCTGCTTGTCCAGCTTTGCCAGCAGGTGCATTAATTTCAGCCGCCCTCTTAGGATCGCAAGTTCCGGGAACAATGTCTGGTTGGTTGGCAGGATCTTGGACTCCTGAGTTAGGGTTAATCTCAGCGCCGGCGGCTGCTCTTGCAGAGCCCGGGCCAGTACTCAAAGTAGCGTCTGTTGCTTGTGAACTAAATTTTGATGGATTAACGTTCTCGTGCTGAGGCCAAGGTTCATGTGTTGGCACACGTTGCATAATTGAGGTAATTGTTCCTGTGTTATAAAACTTATCAGGACCCCAACCGTAATTTACATCTCTGTTAGGCAAGCTATGAATATCTAATAGTGGAGGTGCTTCTGCACTTTCTGGAGAAGTAGGCGCACTAGCCGGAGGACCGTTAAAGTGAACTTGAGCTCCTACCATTACAATATTGCCGTTGGCATCAACACTAAACACTCCGCCAGATCCTACCATAACACTTTCGCCACCAATAAGGTTCATGCCATTTGAGGCAGCGGCCATGATATCTTTTCCAACATTTAAATGGAAGTCACTTAGTACGGTCATCTTTGCAACATCACCGATTGCTAAATCGTAATTACTTTTAACAGATATCTTACTATAATCGTCGATAGCAAGGTAATGATATCCGCCAATATTTGTTTCCATATTTTTAACTGATCTCATATGGATATCTCGACCTGCTTCAATATTAACATCTCGACCTGCTCGGAAGTTAAAATCTTGTTCAGTGTGTATACTCACGCTGTCAGCCGCATACATATCAATTTTACCATTACTGGTTAGTTCAATCCATGCAGACCCTTTGCTATTGCCGATATAAATTAAATCTTGGCTATTGTGCAACAATATTTGATGACCGGTTCTTGTTCTTATTCTAACAAGTTCGTTCTGTCCGTTGATGTCCCCGTCGTCCATGACAAACGTACTGCCACCTAATCTACTAACAGGTGCAATACGTTTGCTTTCATAACCTATTTGTGCAGTTTTTCCGCCAGGGCTTGTATCTAATGGGCCCGGAGTACTAATACCAAACACACCGCTTGGAACTTCTCGTCTGGCGCTACTTGATGTAACACCTCTAGTAGTATCTAACAACAATCCTTGTTGTACTAATCTATCTGCAAAGGGATGTACTGGTTTTTTTATTACGTTCGGATCTGGCACATCGTTTGTTTGTGTGCTTTTTAAAAATTCTGCAACAGGTAGATATGTTGTACCATATCTTTGTATCTGTTCAGGAGTCATTGATGTTTGTTGACTGGCAGCAATCCCGGGTATCATGTGATTCTGAAACTGATCAGGAACACACCCCATCCAGTAACCTTGGTTAGGATCTCCATCAATAAAAATAACCAGCACAACGGTTCCAATATCAGGAGGAACCATCCACATACCGTATGACTTTTGTACGTCATTAAAGTTACTGCTATTATTACCTTCGTATCTAATAGATGTAACTCCGTAGAAAGGACTTAGATAACGAACAATATACGTGTCTGTTTGATAGTCAATAGAGTTTTGTAGTGTTTTTATTAAAGACACTTCTAAACTTCCCATATATGTAGGATCAAGGTTATTGGTTATCTCAGCTAGGAACGGACCTGCTGAGGGTAACTTGCCTCTCGCTCTTTTCTCAACTGCCATTTATATTACCTTATCATTATTTTATCTAAAGGACTTGTTCCTGCAGATTTACTACCAAATTTGTTAACTACAGAACTGCCCAAGTCTCCCACAATATTAACTGGGCCTAATTGGTTTCTAACTCCTATGAAGTTTCCTTCTAAAGATCCCGGTATTCCTGTTGGACCCATTAACGAATTTCTTTCTGCATATAATTTAGCACCAAGTACTAAAGCATCTGTACTATTGTTAATGCCTAATTTGCTTAGGTAATTGTTAAGAACAGACGGAGAGTTTGAAGCCGCAGTTTGTGCAGAGTCAGTGGGTAATTGATCTTGAGAAACATCTCGAACATTATTTGCTCCGTAAGTCCTAGCCAGTGCTTGCAATCCTCCACGTGCTGTTAGTTGATTTAAGAAAGATTGATCCGGCGCAGGGTTAGGAGCAGTATTGTACGGTGTTGTAGGTGGCAAATTAGCAATCCCATTAGCGCCCAATCCGTTTAAGTTTATACCCTGAGCAGATGCAATACCAAGATCAGTATTTTCTGGAGTACTACTTACTATGTTTTCTAGTTGTCCAACAACTTTACTTTGTAGGTTAGGACTTAGACCAGATAACTGACTTTGATTAACACCAAATAAAGATGCTATTGCTAGAGGATCTGCTTTGTTTCCTTGTAAAGCAGATTGTATATTAGTGCCTGCGTTGTTTATTAAACTTGCACCACTATCAGGCATATTCGATACTGCGGATAGCGCATTTGTATTAAGTCCTGTGGCAATACCTGTTGTAGGTATCGCTGACGGCGGTGTTGCTAATTGTTGAGATCTAATACCGTATGCCGTTGTAGAATCTGTATTATTTTGTACAAGTTGTAGAACTGCTCCAACACCTATGCCGGATCCTACAGCAGTGGCTTGATTAATTTTTCTACCTTGTTCACCTAAGAACTGATTTAACAATTGAGCAGCAGGTCCTTTGACACCAAAACTATTTGCTAGTTGCATACCCATTGCTTGTACATATCCGCCAGGACTATATACTCGTTGTTGTAGACCAACTGCGGCTTTGCTAGGTAGTGGCATTCCAAATGCAGGTTGGTATTGCCCGCCTGGTATAGAACCACCAAATACTTGAGTAGACAATCTGGTCATACCTGCTAAATTAGAAGTTGCACCGCTGACATTAACTACTCCAACGGTTCCGCCTAAGCCTCCTGTCGCATTTGTAAAATTACTCAATTGTCCAGGAAGTCCGGGACTAGGTAGTCCTCGATCAAGTTGTGACCATAAGTTTAATTCATCTGGTCGTTGTCCCGGAGCTTCATCAACTGCTGGTGTTTGGTCAGCGGTAACTGCATCAGATCTATTAGGAGTTAGTCGTGTATGTTTAGAAGGATCAGTTGGTGCAAATTGACCTTCGTTACTAGGAACTTTTTTAGCAGGTAGCTGTCCAGGTTGTCTTATCACTTCTAACGATTGTTTAAACACACCGTCTTTAATTTTACTATTACATTTTGTAACTCTGTAAACACCACTAAATGGAACTAACTCTGCATCAAATTGCATTGCACCAGTTGGTCCTATATCTACTGGATTTAAAAAATTCAAAGTTACTAAGACCTCGCCATAGGTATGCGCTGCCTCCCCGTTTTCTAATTGTCTAGGAGTATTAGAAGTTGGTTTTATATTTTGATTACCAATGCCTCCGGTACATAGATAAAACGGATCTCCTAGAATTTCTAATTCTCCCTGAATTAAGTTAGCCTTGCTATCTGTAATTGCATTATGCATGGCTTTGGCCATCACATAGTAAGGATCTCGCTGTGTTTGGCCCCCGTTATCTTTTTGCTGGTCAGTTAATTCTGCCGTAGACATCGTAGGTGCAGTAGGTAACCCGCTTTTATTATAAAGGTCAAGAGAGGCAGCAGCCTTTTTTCCTGAGTCAGTAAGCGGAGTTACGTTGCCCAAATCAACCTTGTTTGATTTAGCACCTGCTTCTCTTGCTGGAGCACTATTAATAGCACTACCTAATACTTTAGGAATTGCTTCAAAATATAATAAATCAAATTTTAACTTAAAATTAAGAATATCTATATTTTGTCCAGAATAGATGTAATTGTATTCACGAAGACTCATCTTGACTAAGGCGGTAGAATCAACTACTTGTTTTCCATAGTTAGGAATTCGTGTATATAAAATTTTATAAGGTGTGATTACATAGGTATAAGTTTGATATGGTTTATTCTTGTCAGGATCGATTGCATCTTGATTTTCGACTTCTACCTTAATTAAAAAATAATCAACTAATCCATCTTTAACAACAGACTTCCATTCTGATTGAGAACTTAATTTTCTAAGTATTTCTCGAACATAATGACTATCTCTAATAATTGCTGTTATACATTCGTTTATGCTTTTACCTTCAGGAAATTGAACTACAGGATTACTAGGAGATATTTTATAAAACTCAGGATTCTTAGCGTTCTGTTCAGGAGTCGGCTTAGTTTGATCAGTTGGCTGGTTTGCTGTAGGTTTAGTATTAGTACCAGCGTCAGGAAATTTATATAAAGTATTGTCTTTTAATATTTCAGTAACTTTACTTTTAGAAATATCATTTCCACCATCAACCCAGCCTTTAGCATCATCCCAAGAAGGAAATTTAATTTTGTAAATATCATATCCCTTGCCTGCACCTGCGTTCTTTGCTTCTTCTTGAACTTGTTTATTAACACCATCAATTAGGTTAGATAAGATTCCTTCAACGGTATTGCCGTTGATACTGATAGGTCTTTTAATTTCGCTAGGATTTCCTAATATACGTTCAGTATTAGGAACTGCTTTGACAGAATATTTTGTTCCTTTTTCGTCAACATTGATATCCATTTCTGTTATGGTTATTGTAAAATATCTTGTTGATTGGTCTACGGTTGAAGGTTCTGGTAAATCTGCATCATCAGTATACCCTTTAAATTCTATTCGAAGAACAAGAGTTGCACCAGAATAACTAGGATATCCGGCAGCAATAGATGCAACACTTAACGCTTCTAAAAATCCGTTTATACTATAAGGCTCAAATACGGTAAACGAAATATTTGTAGCCATGGTCATGCCAGTTCGATTGTCCGGAGTCATCAATGTTTCAATTTCAACATCGTCTATAAACAAATCAAATCTGCCAGGACTATGTTCGTTGAAGCCACCGACTAATCCTGCTACCATAGTGGCATTTGTGTTTGAACTAACAGCTCCGCCTGTGTACTGAATTCCTGTGCTACCTTTGCCGCCAGATTTTAAAATCACATAATCTAAATTATCTTTGGCCCATTTTTTAGGATCGCCTACATCTGCTTTGCTAACTGCTGCTAATGTAAAAATAGGCGTAACAGATCTATACTTGTTAAGGACGTTAGAACCTTTACCCTGAATAAGTTTAGGATCTCTATTAGGGTTTGACGGTTTTTCTGTTTTATTTTCTACAGCTGAATCTGCCATTTTAAATTCCTAATGTTTTTTTCATTGCACTCATTTTAGGAATGTATATCTTAACTCCTGGTACCATGTCATATGTAGGATCTTTTAGTATAGATGGATTACGGGCAGCAAATACCCACCATAAATTTGCATCGTTATATAAATCGTATGCTAATAAATCTGGTCTATTTTCGTAACTCTTTGTAATTGTAAAAACAACATCATCACTTTCAGCAGGAACCTGACGCCAGGTCATGACATCTAAGTAACCTAGACTTTGATCTGTATTGTAATACGGACTTGTGCTATTGTATTCAGCCATTATAAGAATCCTCTACCTTTAAAAGAACCATTTAAATATCCTGCTACAGAAATTTGTTGCATCTCTGCTCTGCTGTACATTGGTTTTAATATAACCGTTAATGTTGCACTTGTAGGAACACTTGCAGCACCAAACGGTTGTGAAGATTCAGAGAGTGTATAAAAATCTACTTGGTCAGGTAAATCGTGTTTAAAACTTGTAATTGCTACTGGAACATTTTTTAACATATATTCCCCATAAGCATCTAATCTGCAGATAGGTGGCGGAGTTCCTGCGTCACCATCTGGTCCAAATTTCATTTTAGTAAGAGATGCTAACAACCTTATTGTTGATAACCAAATAATTGCATCAGTCTCGTTCTGTACCGTGAATTTTCCTGTAATTGTTATATCGGAAACTGAACTACCTTTATAAAAATTAATTGTATAGTTCGAATGAATTGGATTTTGGCTTGTATAATCAGCCTTGTGTTCCATTGTAATTTGAGGAGTATAGGGGAAAATTATTCCTCCTAGATTAGAACCGCCTAATTCTGAGTAACTGGTTCCCTGTGTAAGGTCTGTAATGTAATTCGAAGGAACTCGAATACGCACTCTCATATCAGTACCGCTGTCTGACGATGTAACATTGCCCTCGTCATTTACCGTAATATTAGTAACGTTAGTTACTGGTGAATCTGGTATAGGATCTCCTCCCGGTGGGACATCGCCGGTATCACGAATTGGGCCGTTATTTAAATCAACACGGCGAGGATCTTGTGCGGCAAAATCTGCAGACCCAGGACCGGAGCCACCGTGACCAGTACCGCGACGAGGATTTCTGTATACCACGGTTCCGCCTGAGTTTAAGTTAACTCCTGTAAACCCATTCTGGGAATAAATATTTGATTCACCTAATATATTGCCCGGCATATTATTTTCCTTATACGTTATTTACCCATTAAATAAAATGCTTACTTAATCTGGTTGACACATGTTACTTGTGTGTTATACTATCCATAAAGGACCTCCATTTCAACATGACACTCGGTTTAACAACAACAAGAAAAACAAAATACCTAAACAATAGAGACTTATTAGCAGAAATACATCGAAGTAAATGTTCGTTTTCAAGTTTTACCAAACCTGAATACAGCCAATACGATGTTATTTTACCAAGTCTAGATAAAATTAATATAAGAACTATTGCTGAAGCAAAGCGCAATAAAGCAAAGCGTATAGGATTACACGCATTTACTGCTGCCAGACTAGCAGGTGATAAGAAAACAAAACTAGCAGAGCTAACTCCTGACTATACTAGCATTGCCAAGACTGATGTTATTATACGAATAATGACATTTGATCATATTCCACTTGCACCCGGACGCAAGAAAACTACCAGGACAACCGCAGATGCCCACGATAAAGTTAACTTTCCTCCCTTCCAACATTGGAAGTTTAACAATGAAGATGAACTTGTTTGCGTAGGAAAAAGCCATTGGAAAGGCACCGTAGATAAAGGGCATTTTAGCAAAGATCACGGACGTATTACTGAGAATTTAGGTAAGATGTTTATTAAATTATCTGAACGTTACGCACAAAGATCCAACTGGCGCGGATATACTTACGTTGACGAAATGAAGGGACAGGCTATCCTACAACTAAGTCAAATCGGTTTGCAGTTTGATGAATCCAAGTCGGAAAATCCATTTGCATATTATACTGCGGCAGTCACAAATAGCTTCACTCGTATATTGAACTTGGAGAAAAAGAGCCAAAATATCCGTGATGATTTACTTGAAAGCGCAGGGCTAACCCCAAGTCTTACAAGACAAAACCAACAAGAATACGCAGAAGAGACTGCACGTCAAGCAGAATTATATAAAAATATGCGTATGCCTAAGAGTGAAGAGGTAGGCATAGAAGAAGAGTTCGGCGAAGATGAAGCCGCAGATGCTTGACCTTTGTATTTTTATACACTATACTTTTAGTAGGAGAATTATAACTATATGAACCTATTTAAAAAGGTAGCATGTTTTACAGACATACATTTTGGACTCAAATCTAACTCAGCAACACACTTAAAAGATTGCGAGGAATTTGTAGATTGGTTTATTGAAACTGCAAAGAAAGAAGGTTGCGAAACTGCAATCTTCTTAGGAGACTGGAGTCACAATCGTAATAGTTTAAATCTGTTTACATTAGACTCTAGCCTACGTTGTTTGGAAAAACTAGGCGCAGCATTTGAACAATTTTTCTGGTTCCCAGGAAATCACGACTTGTTCTACAAAGACAAGCGTGATATTCATAGCTCTGCATTTGGAAGACATATTCCAGGAGTCACCGTGGTCGAAGAAGTAACTACCATAGGTGATGTGACCTTAGTACCGTGGTTGGTAGGTGACGAATGGAAAAATATTAGCAAAGTAAAGAGCAAATACATGTTCGGACACTTTGAATTGCCCTTGTTCTACATGAACGCAATGGTACAGATGCCCGATCACGGTGAATTGCAGGCCAATCACTTTGTACATCAAGACTATGTGTTCAGCGGACACTTCCATAAACGTCAAAGTCGTGATAAGATTCATTATATAGGTAATGCATTTCCGCATAACTTTGCGGATACATGGGATGATGCTCGCGGCATGATGGTCATGGATTGGGGCGGCACACCAAAATACATTGACTGGGAAAATTGCCCTAAGTATAGAGTAATTAAATTATCAGAGCTTATTGATAAAAAAGATGCAATTATGAAAAGTAAGATGCATATCAAAGTTAATCTAGATATCGATATTAGTTTTGAAGAAGCAAACTTTATCAAAGAAACGTTTGTTGCAGATTATGACATACGAGAAATTAGTCTAATTCAAGATAAGACTAATCTTGATGGAACTATCGACGACAACCCAGATGCTAAATTCGAATCTGTTGATCAAATTGTCACTGAGCAATTAGTCAATATCGAATCTAAAGAATTTGAAAAAACAACTCTTCTAGAAATTTATAATAATCTATAATGTTTCAACTTAAAAATTTAACCGTTAAAAACTTCATGAGCGTTGGTGCTCAGACCCAGGCTGTTGACTTTGACAAAGAACATCTCACGTTGGTACTAGGTTCTAACTTAGATTTAGGTGGCGATGATACAGGTTCACGTAACGGTACTGGCAAAACTACAATGATCAACGCATTGAGTTATGCTTTGTACGGGCAAGCCCTTACTAACATTAAAAAAGAAAACTTAATCAATAAGATTAACGGTAAAGCTATGTTAGTTACCGTAGAGTTTGAAAAGGGCGGAAACAAATATCGCATCGAACGCGGACGAAAACCCAACGTACTTAAATTGTTTGTCAACGATAATCAATTAAAGACTGAAGAAAAAGAAGACGAGAGTCAAGGTGACAGCCGAGAAACTCAAAAGGCTATTGAGGAAATGCTTGAAATGAGTCATACCATGTTCAAGCACCTTGTTGCATTGAATACGTATACTGAGCCATTCCTAAGTATGCGAGCAGCTGACCAACGTGAAGTTATTGAACAACTACTTGGCATTACTCTGTTGAGTACAAAGGCAGAAGCACTTAAAGTTCAAGTCAAAGAAACCAAGGATGCTATTACCGCAGAAGAATTTAAAATTGCAGGTATTAAAACTGCAAACGAAAATGTACAAAAAAGCATTGATAGTTTGCACTTAAAAAGCAATGCTTGGGAAAACAAACAACAACAAGAGTTAGAAAACTTAGGTCGTGCTATTGTAAACTTAGAATCAGTTGATATCGAAGCAGAACTCAAAGCGCACTCTGCTCTGAAGTGGTGGGATGAAGAAAATACACGCATTAGAAATTTGAATAAACAGAAGTCTACACTAGAAACAGCAGTTATTCAAGCAGAAAAAACTCTAAACAAGTACAAACGAGAGTTAGAAAGTCTAGCAAATAAAACTTGTCACGCCTGTGAACAACAACTTCATGATCACAAACATGAAGAAATGACTGCTACCGCTACACAGCATCTAAAAGAAGCAGAAGATTACTTTCAAAAAGTAAGCACTCAGCTTACCCAAATTATATATGATGTAGGTGACGGTACATTGCCAGACAAGCCTACTACCTTTTATGATACAGAAGCAGAAGCTCTTGGACATAAAAACAATTTAGCCGGATTAGAGAAATCGTTAATTTCAAAAGCAGAAGAAAAAAATCCGTATGCTGAACAAATTGAAGAATTAAAGAAAACTGCTATCCAAGAAATCAATTGGGAAGGTATCAACACGTTAACAAAGTACAAAGACCATCAGGAGTTTTTGCATAAACTATTAACCAATAAAGATAGTTTCATTCGTAAAAAGATTATTGATCAAAATTTAGCATACTTAAACAAGCGTCTAACTTATTACATTGACAAATTAGGACTTCCTCATCAAGTTGTATTCCAGAACGACTTAACCGTTATGATTACACAACTAGGACAGGATCTAGATTTTGATAACTTATCACGTGGTGAGCGCAACCGTTTAATTCTTTCTATGAGTTTTGCATTCCGCGATGTATGGGAAGGCCTGTATCAAAGTATTAATTTGTTGTTTATTGATGAACTTGTAGATGCAGGCATGGATAGTGCAGGTGTTGAAAGTGCATTAGGTGTATTGAAGAAAATGGCTCGTGAAAGAAACAAGAACATTTATCTTATTTCACACAAAGATGAATTAGTAGGCCGTGTTAATAATGTATTAAGAGTTGTTAAAGAAAACGGTTTTACCAGTTATAGCAACGATATAGAGTATGTTAGTTAATAAATCATTAGAACGATACAAAGAAATTTATTCAGAATACGTTGAATGTAGGGTTACTCTACATAACTACCATGTGAATTTTTTAAGTTTTATTGGCAGAGAGTCTTACTACAAGGTAAGAAAAACTTTAGCAAGGATGCCAAAGTTAGAACGTGACTTAAGACTAGCAGCCAAGGCAGCATATGAAGAACAATTAAAGCTGAATGTAATCATTAGAGAAGAAAAAAGAAATAGCAAAAAGAAAAAATAACCAGAAATTAGGACTATGTTTTTTAGTTGTTACTAATTAAAGTATGTCCTGGTTCTATGAAAATAAAGAAATAACAGCATTGCCTGAAGATTGTGTAGGATTTGTATATCTTATAACAAACACAATTGATGGACGTATGTATATAGGCAAAAAATTAGCAAAATTTAGTAAAACGACCTACAAAACTATTAAGTTGAAGAACGGCAACAAAAAGAAAAAGAAAATTAGAACTAAGATTGACAGCGACTGGCAGGAATATTACGGGTCCAGCACTGAACTAACGGCGGATATCGCTAAACTAGGCACACAAAATTTTAAAAGAGAAATACTTTATTATTGCAAATCTAAGGCAGAATGTAGTTACATTGAGGCAAGAGAACAATTTACCCGCAAAGTATTAGAATCAAACGAATATTATAACGGACAGATTTCTGTTCGTGTCCATGGCTCCCATATAAAAAACAAATTAAACGGTTAATAAGCAAGCACAAGCTAACATCGTGTGCCCTAAACCTGGATCTCGGATCGCAGGGATGGAAACCTCTCGCCGTTAAGAGTACTCAATCACTACCCGAAAGGATGAAGATCGCTAATAAGACCTGCGATTTGGTTGTTTGAAAATAGATAAATAGGCAAAATGAAGGGTTAGAGACGCCCTACGTTTGTATATATGTTAGCGTATGTATGCAAACCGCCGCTGGAATAAGACGCTGCTCGAGGTACAGGCCAACCGCCTCTGTAATGCAGTAACGCTAAGTGACATATGTTCGACTCGAATAATGTTTCTTTGCCCTTCCTGGGCAAAGTGTGACTGAACGATCTGAATAATATTTAAACTACTTCGTAGTATCAGTATGAAATCAATTGCTTCGAGTGCGAGCGAAGAAGCAAACGAACGCAGTTCGTTTATAAATAAACAATAATAAATTTAGGAATTTCCTGTTATGCGTATCAATGAATTAATATTAGAACAACAACTTGATGAACTTAATCTTAAAGGGTTAGGAACAGGTTTAGGTAAGGCTGCTGGTGCAGTAGCCGGAGGTGTAGTTCAAGGTGCTAAAAATATGTGGGCTGGTGCAAAACAGGGATACGATGCAGCTCAACAAGCATTAAAACCAGATGGTACGCCAGCTACATCTGCTCCTACACAACAACCAAATACTTCTACTGCTCCTGCTAGCCCACAACAACCAGCTGGTGGAGAAGTTGCATCTAATAACTTACTTCAAAGAGCACAGCAAGGAACTACTCAAGATCTTAATGCACAGCCAGCTACTCAAGCACCTACAGCTGGTACAACTCCTCAACAAGCAGCCGCACAGGATCAACAGGCAAAAATAGGAGTAGGACAGATCAATAAGATTATTCCTACTTTAAGAACACGTGATTTACAAAGTGTTAAGAAAAATGTTGATGCAACTATTGCTAAAAAGTCTAAACAACCAGCAGCTCCTGTTCAACCGCCAGCTCCGACACAAGCTGAATTAGATGCTGACCATGCAAGAATGGCCAGCGGAACAAATGAAAGTAAAGTTATTCAATTCCGCAGTAAGTTTTTAGGGATAGATATTTAAAAGAACGGCTGTCCAGTTTCTTTAGCAATTTCAAGATTCTTTTCAATAATCTTACCAATTACTTCTCTATCTTCAAATGATAACATGAATGCCTCCGATGGAGGCATTCCTCTCATGTACCAACAGATTCTAAATACTTCGTCTTTTAAGGCTTTTGACTCTTGTTCATAATCCCTAACGAGCCTGTTGATGCCCTCAAGGTCAAGGGTTAAAAGCCTTAGACGAAAAAAGTTGAAGCATCGAACGTGATAGGAACTTGTACAACATCACCCGTTACTCCATTTTCTCTCATTTCATCGGTAACAGCTACAGACATTGGCTTGATTGTATTGTTATCCCTTAGTGCTTCTAAGTGAGTTTGAATTCTATTGAAGATTTCTTTGTCAATGTTCTCAACAAATTCTTTAATGTGATTGATATCGTTAGTGCTACCATTTATACTTTCGATTCTATCGATACTATCAGAGATAGTTCCTAATGTTGCACTACTTAACTTTTTGAAACTTTCCTGAAACAATTTGATTTTCTTATCATCTTCAATTTTTTCATCATTGACTACCTGCATGATCTTTTGAGTTTCAAAAGATTGTAGCGCAGCCGCACTAATTTGTTTATAGTTTAGAGGTTTAACAAATACGGTTAGTTCATCACTGATAGATACAACAGGATTCCAACTGATTTGATTCATTAAATTATCCATTACTACTCGCAAGTCGACTTGATAATCTAACTCTAAGGTATCACTGAATGTAATAGGAGTAGTCATCATTTCACCGTAAGTTGCTAAACGAATAGCAATTAAAATAATGTCAACATCAATTGACGGAGCCAACCAAGCGTTTTTAATATTAGGAATACAATGTTGAATAACGTCTACTACAGCTTGTCCGTTCATTAGCGCATCGGGGACCTTGAGCATAAGTTCATCTTTGGCGGTCATAGAATATACAGGAAACTCCCCGTTCTCTGGAATTTCTATACTTCCCGTAGGCCAATATTCACCGCCGCTGGGCAATTTGATATAAATCTTTGGTTGACGCATAAACATGGTTAGCGGATTGGTAGTAGAATTCATATGTTTTGTCTCCGAATAAATAAGTTAAGGGATTTCTAACAAGTATTTATATACGCACAAAACTACGGAAAAACAATGTCAGTAACTGGAACAATAGGTAACGATCAAGTATTTTTAGATAACGCAGCCACCGAATCTACGTTACAGAAACTGCTGGCCGCTATAGAAAAATTAAACGGGACCGTGGCTGCACAAAAAGTTGCAGGGACTGCCAAAGCCGCGGGCATAGATCCTAAGATAGTTGATGAAGCAAATAACAAATTAGGTACAATTGGTAAAACTGCAACAGGTGCAACTAAATCTCTAGACAATTTTACCACTACAACTGATACCGCTACCAACGGACTTAGTAAAATGGCCAATGCATCAGCAAGTGCATTGGGTAGTTTGTATGCACAATTAATGTCTGGACAGCCGTCCATCTCTGGAACACTGGCAGCATTTGAAGAACTTCCTGGGCCTCTTGGCGCGGTGGCAAAACTTTTTGGCGCCATTGCTGGATTTCAAGAAAAGAATTTAGATGCGTATCGTCAAATAACTTCTGTAGGTGCTAACTTTGCAGGTAGTTTATCTGATTTAAGAATTGCTTCTACAAAAACTTACATGACTTTAGATCAATTTTCTAAAGTCATTACAAATAATGCACAGACATTATCAAAGATGGGCAGCAATGTAAACGAAGGCACACAAGCATTTGTACAATTAAGTAATTCTTTATTAAGTAGTAAGGCTGGAGAAAACTTATTAGCACTTGGATATTCTACTGAAGAAGTAAACAATGGCATGCTTGGATTTATCAATGCTACCGGCGGACGTTCTGCACAAGAACTTAAAAATACACAGGCCATTACACAGGCTTCTGCAGATTACATGACAGAGCTAGATAAACTAACTCAGTTTACTGGAGCAAGCAGAAAACAAATGGAAGAAGAACAGAAGAAAGCGGCTCAACAGGCTGCTTGGCAACGTGCTCTTTCTAAAATGTCTGAAGAACAACGTGCAAAAGCACAGACTGCTTATAACGCAGCCGCTGCCAGTGGTATTGCAGGCGCAACTGATTTAGTAATGTCAGAGATGGCAGGGTTACCTCCAGTAACTAAAGAAGCAAAAGAACTTGCTGGTACTATGCCCGATGCATACAATGGTATCAGAGACATGACAGATGCTGCTAAGAGCAACACATCTACACTAGGCGATGTTGAAAAAGGATTTGGTAAGTTTAACGAAGGCATATCTAATAACGTAAAGAACTTAGGTGTTGCAGGCGATTATATGTCGTTGACTGGAAATAAACTGGTTAACAGCGCAGGACTATATGCAAACCAATTAGAAAAAGGTGGGAAAGATACTGCCGAGGGTACTGCAAAAGCATTTAAAGACATCTCGGCTCAACAAAAGAAACAAACAGAATCTCAAGCTGCCGATATGACAAAGGCTCAGAACCAACTTAAAGAGTTTGGACAAGTTCTTATGAGCATAGTTGCACCTATTGCAGGATTCTTAACACCTGCACTAAAATTCCTTGGACCTGCATTGATGGGATTAGTTGCCATAGTTGTTGGTGTAAGAACTGCAATGATGGCTTGGCAAGCTGCTATGGCTATTAGAGGTGCATTTGCAAGCGGCGGCGCAAGAGGCGTTGGCGGACTAATTGCTGAAAAAGTAACAGGTGGCGGCGGCGCTGCTGGGTCGGCTAGTGCCGCAGTAGGTAGCGGTGGCGGAGCCGCTGGTTTTGGTAAAGGATTTGTGACATTTGTTAAATCATTAGGTAGAGGACTTGCTAGTTTAGCACCTATTGCTGTTCCTATGTTAATAGGTGCTGGTGCTGTAGCAGGTGTTATTGCAATTTTAGGTGTGGGTATTGCTGCCGCTATAGCAGTTATTGGTGTAGGGCTACCTGTATTTGCTAAAGGATTAAAAACAATAACTGAAATAGATGGACTAGCATTGGCAAAAATAGCAGGCGGATTGATGTTATTAGGACCTGCTATGGCAATATTTTCTGCCTCTATGATTGCTTCCAGCGTAGGAACCATTGGTGCAAAAATAGGAAACTTCTTCTCTGGTGGTGGCCCTGTATCATTAATTAAAGATTCTATAACACAATTGAGTCCGGTAATACCACAATTGGTACAAATTGGACCTGCACTTGAAGCATACGGTCGAGGAATTGTTGCATTTGGTAGAGCAGTAAGTACCGTTGACGTTGCTAAAGCGGAAAGATTAAAAGACATTATGAAAGGACCCGGAGTACTCGAAGGTATCGGATCTGCAATCAAAGATGTTGGAGCCGCTACAGCAAAATTAATGGTTGGACAAACTGGTGGACAAGAAAAAAGTAATTTAGAGTTAACAACATTAAATAACAATGTTAAAGAATTAACAAAAATAATGAAAGAAGTTGCTGAGCATACCAAGAAAACCGTAGATGCTACAAAGGCTTTGAATGGTAATGTATTCGCATAAAGGAAACTAAATTGTCTTGGAAAAAATATTTCACCCCGATTGATACAAGCGGAAAATTAAGCCCGATTAGCGGCAGTGCAGGTGGAGGAAACAATCTAAGCCGTACTAATTATTCTAGTTATTTGCCTGATGTATATGCAGGCCATCCTAACCGTTTAGAGCGTTACGGTCAATACGATACTATGGACACAGACAGCGAAGTTAATGCTGCCTTTGACATTTTAGCAGAGTTTTGTACACAGGCTAACGAAGAAAACGGTACTCCCTTTCAAATTAAATTTAAAGATCAAGCAACTCAAACTGAAATTAAAATTATTAAAAAGTACCTACAACAATGGACCAGACTTAATAAATTTAATATTCGTATGTTCAAACTTGTTCGCAATGCGTTCAAATACGGCGATAGTTTCTTTGTTCGTGACCCAGAAACACAGGCATGGATGTATATAGATCCTGCAAAATTAGATAAAATTATTGTAAATGAAAGCGAAGGCAAAAAGCCTGAACAATACTTTATCCGTGACTTTAATCCTAACTTAGAAGCACTTTCAACAACTGCTATTCAACCGTCTAACGTTAATGGCGGTGGTAGTCAATTTGGTGGTAGCTACGGTTCTGGACAAAGCGGCGCAGGCGGTAGTAGAGGTATGACCGGTTCATTTCCGACAACTGCTAACTCTAGCCGTTTTAGTGAAAACCAAAATCAATATGCAATCGACGCAAAACATGTTATTCATATTAGCATGAGCGAAGGTTTAGACAATAACTTCCCATTTGGTAACAGCCTGATGGAAAGTATTTTTAAAGTATTCAAACAAAAAGAATTACTAGAAGATAGTATTCTAATTTACCGTATACAACGTGCTCCTGAGCGTCGTGTATTCTATATTGACGTTGGTAATATGCCAAGTCACTTGGCAATGAGCTTTGTTGAACGTGTTAAAAACGAAGTAAATCAACGCCGTATTCCTAGTGTAACAGGTGGTGGATCTAGTGTAGTTGATGCAAGTTATAACCCATTAAGTATTAACGAAGATTATTTCTTCCCGCAAACAGCAGAAGGTCGTGGATCTAAAGTTGAAATCCTACAAGGCGGTCAAAACTTAGGAGAAATTGATGATCTTAGATATTTTACTAATAAGCTGTTTAGGGCTTTACGCATACCTAGCTCTTATCTACCTACCGGCTCTGACGACGGAGGATCTAACTTCAATGATGGTCGAGTTGGTACCGCGTACATTCAAGAATTGCGATTCAACAAGTACTGCGAGCGTCTACAAAGTTTATTAAACGAACCTTTTGATACAGAATTTAAACTATATTTGCATACTCAAGGTATCAATGTAGACAACAATGTTTTTGAAATTAAGTTCAATCCTCCACAAAACTTTGCCGCTTATCGCCAGGCAGAGATGGATACAGCCCGTGTGAATACATTTAATAGCATGGTTGCTGTTCCGTTTGTATCTAAGCGTTTTGCTATGAAGCGTTTCTTAGGCATGACTACAGAAGAAGTTGCAGAAAACGAACGTATGTGGCGTGAAGAAAACGTTGATGAAGATCAATATCTAAGCGCAAGCAGTGAGTTACGTTCGGCAGGTATTACTGCTAATGGAATGTCAGCAGATACAGCTTCTTTAGGCAGTTCAGAACCCTTACCAGATGACGGATCCCCACCAGAAGGTGGAGCAGCACCTGCGAGCGGCGAGGCAGCACCGCCCCCTGCCGCATAAATACTATTATGATACTAAGAGAATTCATTTATTTTGATCGTAATCACGCAAGTCCTCAAGAGGATAATAGGTATATTAGTAGTAATGATACCAGTATTCTTAAGAGCAAAGACCTACGTAAGACTCGTTTGACATTAAAAATGATAAACGAAATACGCAAGGCAGCGGAAGCTCACGATAAAGAGAAGCGTGAAGAACTTGGTTTAGTTAGAAAAATGTACGCGGCACCTCCGCCAGAAGCGGCTGCGACGGCATAAAATAGTAAAATTTGTCAAAATCCAGAAGAAATTCTGCGTCAATTCGGCCGAAACGAACCGTTTTTGGCCTATTTCGTGCATGAAAATTATGTGTGTTGTAAATACACGCACAGCCTTGCCGCTACCCCAATAGGAGAATTTATTATTATGTCAACAAAATTTGAACAATTGTTAGACCTTTTAATCAATGAAGAACATGAAAAAGCAAATGAACTTTTCCATGAAATCGTTGTAGAAAAGTCTAGAGATATTTACGAGAACCTTATCGCTGAAGAAGAAGATGAGGAAATGGATGAAGCCGCCGACGAAGATATGGACGAAGGTGCTGATGAAGATATGGATGAGTCTGCCGACGAAGACATGGATGAGTCTGCTGATGAAGACATGGACGAAGGTGCTGATGAAGACATGGATGAGTCCGATGAAGAATTAGAAGATTCTTACATGATGGACGGTGAAGAAGATGGTGAGATCGGTGGCGATGCTACTGATGATTTCGGTGCTGAAGTTGGCGCAGACCACGGTGAAATGGACCACGAAGGTGGCGAAGACCAAGCAATTTACGACATCAAGAGCGCTATCGAAGAACTAGAAGCTGCCTTTGCTGAATTAGAAAAAGCACAAGGTATGGAAACTGGTGATGACTTCGGTGACGAAGAAGGTGGAGAAGAAGGTGGAGAAGACGATATGATGATGGGTAAACCAGCATTTGAAGGTCGTCGTATGACACGTGAGTACACTGAGAAAGTTGGAAACGATTGGGAAAAGAACAGCCAAAAAACAGCTGGCCCAGTAGGTTCCGGTTCTGGTGATAAAGCAGGTCAAACTTCTGTATCTAACACAAAAAGCCCAGTAAGTTCTGGTAAAGGTAAGCCTACAACAGGTGCTACCGCTGCTAACATCCTAGGTGATTCTAGTGTTGGTAAAGGCAAAAATACAGGCGATCGTCCTGATAGCCTAAACAAAGGTATTGCACAAGTTGCTGGTGAGAAGTTTGCTAAAGGTATGCACAACGTTGATGGCGTTAAGTCCGGCGTTAAGACCCTAAACAAACAAGGTTCTGGCTACCCAGGCAACAACAAAACAGCTGGTCCAGTTGGTTCTGGAACAGGTGACAAAGCAGGTCAAACAAGCGTTGGCCAAGCTAAGAGCCCATTAAACGGCGCTCCTAACCGCAACGCTTAATTAGAGAAACAGGATGCATCAAATAAGTTATCTACGCGAACACCTAAGTTTCGATCAGGCTGGAGTAATTCTCGAGTCTGACGATAAGGATGGAAAAAGCCTTTACTTAAAAGGCATTGCCATCCAAGGTGGCATCCGCAATGCTAACCAACGTGTATACCCAGTTGACGAAATCGAACGTGCAGTTAAAACACTGAACGATCAAATTCAAAATGGTTATAGCGTTCTAGGCGAAGTAGATCATCCTGATGATTTAAAAGTGAATTTGGACCGTGTATCCCATATGATCACTCAAATGTGGATGGAGGGTCCCAATGGTTATGGTAAGATGAAAATTTTACCTACGCCGATGGGTAACTTAGTTCGTACTATGCTTGAAAGCGGAGTAAAACTTGGTGTTAGTTCTCGTGGTAGTGGCAATGTCAACGACATGAATGGCCATGTATCCGATTTCGAGATTATCACGGTAGACGTAGTTGCTCAACCCAGTGCTCCTGGTGCGTATCCTACTCCTGTCTACGAGCATTTAATGAATGCCCGTGGCGGGATGAGAGCGTTTAAAGTTGCACAAGAAGTTAAAGAAGATCCAAAGGCCCAGAAATACCTTAAGGAAGCACTCCTTAATGTTATTAAAGGTCTAAAATAAGCCCGAGGAGAAATAAATGTTGGACGCATTCAAACAATTAGTAGAATCAGGTGTAATGACAGCAGAGACACAACAAGTTGTCGAAACTGCCCTTGCTCAGAAACTACAAGAAACACGCGACCAAGTTACCGCAGAACTTCGTGAAGAATTTGCACAAAAATACAATCATGATAAAAGCATGATGGTAGAAGCAATCGACAAGATGTTAGGCGACCGCTTGACCGTTGAGATGTCCGAATTGTACGCTGACAAACAAGCTCTAGCCGAAGCAAAAGCACAATACCAACAACGTATTGCTGGTGATGCTAAAAAGCTAGAAGGGTTTGTTATCAATCAACTAGGAAAAGAATTAGTTGAGTTCCAAGGTGACCGTAAAAAAGTTGCTGAGAACTTCAGCAAGTTAGAGCAATTCGTAGTTCACGCTCTAACAAAAGAAATCCAAGAATTTGCAACAGACAAGAAAGATCTAGCTGAAACTAAAGTTAAGTTAGTTCGTGAAGCAAAGAGCAAATTTGAGGACTTAAAGCAAAACTTCATTAAGCGTTCCGCTAAGGTAGTTGAAAACGCGATAACACGCAATCTAACAACTGAAATCAAGCAATTGAAAGAAGATATTGATTCCGCTCGCAACAACGACTTTGGACGTAAAATTTATGAAGCCTTTGCACAAGAATTCTCTGGTTCATTCTTAAATGAAAAATCTGAAACAAGTAAATTGTTAAAGATTATCGCTAAGAAAGATCAAGAACTAGCAGAAGCACAGCAAGCCGTAGCAGAAAAAGAATCTCTAGTAGAATCTACACAACGTGAAATTCGTGTCACAAAAGACCTAATGGAACGTAAGGCTGTTATGGGCGAGTTACTAGCACCCCTAAGTGCTGATAAAAAAGCAATCATGAAAGAACTGCTAGAGTCAACTCCTACGCAGAAACTAAATGAATCTTTTGACAAATACCTACCAGCAGTTATGGAAGGCCAGACACGTAAGACAGCTCCTAAGAAAGCTATGCTTGCAGAAGGTGCAGAAGTAACAGGAAATCGTGAAAGTAAGCCAGAGGTAGGCTTAGATAACATTTTAGACATCCGCAAGTTAGCGGGTATATCTAAATAATTTAAAATTCAAGGAGACAATATAAAATGTCACAACTATTAAATGAAAGATGGTCAGAGACCAAAGAAACTCTGCTTGAAGGCCTACAAGGTACACGTCGTTCTTCTATGGCAGTTTGCTTAGAAAACACACGTAAGTACTTGGCTGAAAGCGCCACAGCTGGTGCAACAAGCGCAGGTAACGTAGCAACACTTAACCGTGTTATTCTTCCAGTTATCCGCCGTGTTATGCCTACGGTTATTGCTAACGAGATCATCGGTGTTCAACCTATGACTGGTCCAGTTGGTCAAATCCATACACTACGTGTACGTTATGCAGATAACGGAAGCGATGTTGTAGCTGGTGAAGAAGCATTGAGCCCATTCAAGATCGCTCAAGCATATTCTGGTAACGACGGTACAGGTGGTGCATATAAAGCTGCTGCTACAAGTACTTTAGAAGGTACACCAGGTAAGCGTATGAGCATCCAAATCTTGAAAGCTCCAGTCGAAGCTAAGTCTCGTAAACTAAGCGCTCGTTGGACTTTCGAGGCTGCACAAGATGCACAAGCTCAACAAGGTATTGATATCGAAGCAGAAATCATGGCCGCTTTAGCTCAAGAAATTACAGCTGAAATCGACCAAGAAATCCTAGCTTCTCTACGTAACTTAGCAACCGTAGAAGAAACATATGACCAGTCATTAGTTTCTGGTACAGCTACATTCGTCGGTGACGAACACGCTGCTCTAGCTATCCAAATCAACCGTGTAAGCAACTTGATTGCTCAACGTACACGTCGTGGTTCTGGTAACTGGGCTGTTGTTTCTAACCAAGCATTGACAATTCTTCAATCTGCTACAACTAGTGCGTTTGCTCGTACTACAGAAGGCACATTTGAAGCTCCAACAAACACCAAGTTTGTTGGTACATTGAACGGTGCTATGCGTGTTTATGTAGATGCATATCTACCAGACACAGGATACGACAACAACCAAGTTCTAGTTGGATACAAAGGTTCTAGCGAAGCTGATGCGGCTGCGTTCTATTGCCCATACATTCCTCTAATGTCTTCTGGTGTTGTTCTAGATCCAGCAACATTTGAACCAGTAGTTGGTTTCTTAACTCGTTACGGATACGTCGAGTTAAGCAACACAGCATCTAGCTTAGGCAATGCTGCTGACTACCTAGGTAAAGTTGCTATCACTAGCGCAAACGTAAGCTTCAAGTAATCAAATACTTGGCTTAAAAAGCAAAACAAAAACGCCCTTCGGGGCGTTTTTTGTTAAATACTATTCTATGTATTATGCAGTTCCATCTGCGTAGACCTAGAACGTCATATATTTTAAGGAGAAACAAAATGGGACGTCCAATTAAAGCCAAATTTTTTGGTAACTTAAACAACGAACAATTTAAAAATGTTGGTGTCAACAGCGGTATCGGTGGTGAAGGTGTTGCAGGTGTAAGTATTAGCAACACTGGTACAGGATATTCGAGAGGTGCTTTTATAACTTTTTCAGCACCAGACGAGCCAACAGGTGTAACAGCCCAAGGCCATCCAGTGTTTACAACTGACGGTGCTGGCCGTTTTGGTATTACTAGCATTGTTATTGATACAGCAGGTAGCGGATATAATTCAGCACCTACAATTACCGTAACAACTGCAACAAGAGTTAATAGTGTTGCTAACAGCGGTATCGGTGGTCTTAACACATTTACGGTTACAACAGCGACTGGTATTGCAATCGGTATGACTATTTCTGGTGGTTCTACCGGTATTAACGGTAAAGTTACAGGAGTTAGCGGTAATATTATTACAAGTACCGTAAACAACAGCGGTACATGGACTAACGCAACTAACTTATTCTTTGCTGACTATGGTTACGGATTTGCTGATACCGTTACTTTAACTTCAAGTCAAAAGTATTCTGCAATCAAAGGTAATGCTTATATTCCAACAGCCGCAGGCGGTTCTAGCGCAGTTGAATACGACATTATCAAACAAGAAGCAAGTCATCGCTATCTTGTAAAAACAGCACAAGGTGTTGGTCAATGCCGTTTGGTATCAACAAGCACAATGACTTCAGGTCAAATGAACATCATTGCTACTGATGCTAATGGTAACACATATTATGTTACAAAATTAACTGCTCACAAAGCTCTGTTAACTCGTCAAACACAAAGCGGTTCAAATGCTTGGTTATATACAACTGGCCAAACAGCTAAATGGACTATCGGTTCAGCCGCAAGTGGTGTGGTAAGTATTACACATACAATCTAATTAATTTAGATCTCAATAGAAAGGACTCTTCGGAGTCCTTTTTTATTATGGTAAATATGTGATGAGCACCAAATGGTATACCCCAAATAACTTTATTCAATATGCAGAAGATGAGTCACATATTCGTTGGAATACAGCCGACTTCGAAGTTGTTAAAACATTAAACGGCGGAGTTCCTTTATCTGCACCGTTGTTACACATTGCTAGACAACCAAGAAACGATATAACAATGAAAACTTGGTATATACGTGCAACAAATTTTAATTTTCAAAATTTACCACACACAATTTCCGGAATACAATTTAAGTTTGACGTTGATAGAGTAGGTCGTGTATTTGACGAAACGATTCAATTGACCTTTAACGAAGAATTAATAGGTGAAAATAAATGTTCTATGATTGTAGATCCTACACAAATATATGGAAGCGCTACTGATACGTGGAAGGTTGGAAATATTAATAGCATTGTACAAGATCCTACATTTGGAATAGTAGTAAGATTAAAAAGTCATCCTCAGTGGCCGCATAAGACTGCTCCTATTTTAAGAGGCATGGCATTGCAGATCTACTAAACGAATAAATACCCTAAAGGAATCTAGAATAATGACGGGAATAAGAAAATCAGGTACACGATCATTAGCACCAACTAATGGAGCAATACAATCAAGCAGTGGTGTACCATCTTTATCACAGAAAGATAACGGCGTTACTTTAATCCTATCGTCGGCAACTCAAGTTGGCGGATACTTACAATTGGTGAACAAAACTTCACCTAACCCTGTAATTGTTTTTAAAAATAATACACAGAACGTTGGAAATACTAACAATCCTACCGCGACTGACCCTGTTTCCATTGACCAGACAATATTCAGTAACACGGCAGAACGTCAATTAGCCGGTGCATATTTTTCTGGTGGGGTAGGTATTGAGAAAGATTTAGCGGTAGGTGGATTTATCTACGGTCGTATTGCGTCTGCAAACTCTGCCACCACAAGTAGTAATATTGTAGTTCTTAAAACAAATGAAAATGCCACTTACTATCCATTGATGACTGATAGTTCGGGTATTATTCAACAAGGTGCTAACTTATATGCTGACATTTTAAATCAAGATGCTACAGCAGGCGGTTTTAAATATAATCCGTATCTTGGAAAATTAACAACTGAAAGAATCCATGTTGACGGTACAGATAATTCTACCGGCATAACATCTGGCGCATTAGTAGTTGATGGTGGTGTAGGTATTGCATATGACCTTAACATAGGTGGCAACATATTACCCGCCGCAGCAGATGCTACAACAATCGGTGCTGACGGTCTTGAATGGGCTGATGCATACCTTAATAAAGTATACTCAAAATTTGTTGGTAGTACAGCAAGCAACCTAACACTTGCACCGGGCGCAGGATTAACTGATGTGTTTGGTGATATACGTGTACGTGGTCAAAATCCAATTGGTACTGCTCCTATCATTACAAACACATTGTATGTTACTATGGACGGCGACGATACTAACGACGGTCGTGCTCAAGATGCTAGCCGTGCTTGCCGTACTATTGGTGGTGCAATGAAGTCACCTTACTATCAACCAGGAACACAAATCCTTGTAAGCCCTGGTAGATATTTAGAAAACAATCCTTTAGAAATGAAGCCATATACTTCTGTTAGAGGCAGTGACATTCGTACAACATTTATTGAACCTATTAACAAGACACAAGATTTATTCCACGTAAACAGCGGATGCTACTTAAACTACATGAACTTCTTAAACGGACGTAGTGGTCGTTTAGAAGGTGCATATGATCAAAGATTTAACCGTGGTGCATATTGTGCAACATTTCCTCCACAAACTGGAGACAATAGAATTGACGTATTCCAATCTCCGTACATTCAAAACTGCACAAACCAAAGTGGTCCGTGGTTAAAAGATGGAACAATGTTCTTACCGAACAACACGGTACAAGTTCCTGCGGCAGTTGGTATAGCGTCTTGGCCTGCTAATACAACAACCATTGTTGTTTCTATGTCAACTGGTACATTAAGTATCGGACAAAGTATCAACGTTGGTCAACAAAATCCAGGATTCTTTAATGCTCGTACATTGTTGTTGGCCAACAAACCGTTCATTCAAAGTCAAACGGTCGCATGGGTTGATGCAACATTTAACAGCGGATCCTTTACATACGATCAGGCTAAATGTGCTCGAGACACTGGTCTAATTGTTGATGCAATTGCAACAGATATGTTGTACAATAGCACCAGCGATAGTATGTTTGCAGGTATACAATACTGGAATCAAGATACTTATACTGGAAATATTTCTTCAGAGATAACAGCAACCATTGCGGCTATTAATCATCTTAAAGGAATTGTATTAGGTGAGATAAGCAGTGGTAATCAATCAGCAGTTACTACATTGTTTAACGACATAACAGGTATTTTAACATCTGGTACTTCCGGAATAACTGATCAAATAGTTTACGGCGGCCTGCCTACAACTAATGCAACAACCGTAAACGATTATAATACATTACAAACAAATAGATCTTCTATACAAGACAGCGTTATTTCTTGGATCAACTCAACATATCCTGGATTAGATTATAATCAAGATACCTGCCGAAGAGATACTGGTTTTATTCTAGATAGTGTATGTTTTGATTTGTTGCATGGCGGTAATGTTCAAAGTATCAAGAGCGGTGTATATTACTACGGATACAGCAACGTAAACACGTTAGCTGGAACTAATGAGGTTCCTGCGACTACAGCGGCTTACAATTTTATCAAGAGTATTATTCCTAACATCGTCGAAGGTAACCAATTATTAAAAACTTATCAGTTCAGTGTAAGTCAAGTTACAAACTTGCCTGCTGGTACAGCGCATGAAGTTACTACGCTACAAAATAACATTGATGTCATAACTGGTATTATTAGAAATGGTCCTGACTATGCTGGACCAAAAACACCTATCAACTTAACTGAGAATACTTCTGTTGGTGTTCTTAACGCTTACAATTTATTAAAAGCTAACCTTAATTTTATCAAGGCAGAAGTTGTTGCATTCATTAATCAAACAATGAATAATTTTGATTATAACAGACAACTTTGCTACAGAGATGCAGGTATTATTGTAGAGAACATGGCTTACGACATGACATTTGGTGGAAACCAAAAGAGTGTTGAAAGTGGTTTAGCATACTACCGCGGCGTAACAAGTGTTATTGCTGGACAAGAAACACAGACAATAGGTGCAATTGATTATATTGGATACCTATGCAAGCTAATTGTACAAAATCAAACATGTCCAATTTTAATTCCTCCTGCAAATATCCCTACGGCTACACAGGTAATTAACACAGCACTAACTGGTGGTGATATTGTATTGCCTTCAATTGGCAAGTTGTTTAATATTACAACTAACATTATTGAGAATGGACCAAGTGCGGCACCTGACATCTTTATTAGTACAGGTCCTGATGCCGCATTTGTCAGCGCAGAAGTATTGTTACATGCTAATCGTACATTTATTCAAGAAAACGTTGTTAACTATATCAACTATAACTTATGCAATCCTCCTAAAGCACTTCCTTATAATCAGATTAAGTGTCGTAGAGATGCAGGAGTTATTCTTGATAGTGTAGCAATTGACTTGTTATTCTCAACTCCTACTAACACACAAGCTACCTTCTCTGGATTACAATATTTTAATCAAGGCGGCTATACTGGACAAATTTCTCAAGAAATTAATCCTACAATTGATGCAGTAACATACCTAAGAGATTTAAGTGTTAAGGTTGTACAAAATATTACTACAGCCACTGATGCCTTAATCGGTGTTACTCGTTATAGCAATGGTGTTCAGACAACATCTAGCAACTATGCAAGTAGTGCAGAAGTTGCTACGCTTCGCAGTGAATTTGGAATCATCTTAACTATACTTAACGGACAGACAACTGGATGGACTGATCAAATTGTTCCAAACGGCGGAACTGCAAGTGATTTAACCAGTGTTCAAAATACCGTAAATCTACTGCAAGAAAATAAAACTTACATGGCGCAAGAAGTTACTGCTTATGTAAATGCTAATAATCCAGGATTTACATATTCAACAAGTACATGTCAGCGAGATGTAGGATATATTATTGATAGTTTATGTTTTGATTTACTATACGGCGGTAACCGTCAAGCAATTCAATCTGGTCTAAGTTATTACACCAGTGCAATTGATACCACGGTAATTCCTAACGAAACTACTGCTACGGTTGATGCATTTACATTTATGGGCAACGTGGCTTCTTCATTAATACAAGGTATTCCGTACACTCCTTTACAGACCAAAGTTAAACCTGTATTAACGTTACCTGCTAGTGATAGTGTAAACGCCGGAGTTGTAACAACAATTATCAGCACAATTACAAATATTGTTGCAAATGGTCCTAGTGTAGCAGCTACACTTGTTCCTGTAACACTATCTCGTTCTACTGCAAGTGCTACAATATCTGCATTTGAAATATTAACTGCTAACCGTAACTTTATTGTAGAAGAAACTATTTCTTACTTAGACCAAACTTACAATGCTGGATCTTTCAACTATAATCAAGAATTATGTTTTAGAGATACAGGATTAATTATTGATGCAGTAAGTCAAGATATATTACTTGGCGGCAATCGCAAGTCTATTGAAGCAGGTTTAAGTTACTGGAATCAAGGTTATAACTATGTTACAGGCCAAGAGACAACTACTACAGCGGCTATTAATTATGCTAGAGATTTAGCACTACAAGTAATTGCCAATGTGTCAGTTACTCCTGTTACTGGTACGGTGGCAACACAAGTTATTAATCCGTTCTACCAATACGGTAGCGACTATATGCCGCAACAGGCCGTTGCTCGTAACTTTAATATTATAACTAATATCATCGAAAACGGTCCAAGCGTAACTCCGCCAGTTTACATAGGAGGCGGAATTTATCCGTTGACAGGTCCTAACGGTGATATTGTAACGGTTGCACCTACCGTTACTTACATCAATAAAGTCTCTACAGGAACTTATGTAGTTGGTTTGAACACAAGTACTATTGGATTTGGTGATAATGCAACTATATACTTTGGAAAAACTTACGTTTATCCTTTACAAGATCCGCAAGTCGAAGCATTGAGCTTACAATTAACTGGCAACACAAGCACTTGGAACATTCGTAAAGTTGATCCAATCGGCGCAATGGGTGGAGCATTAGTTGACGGTGCTGTAGTTAGCGATCGTAGTCCGATTCAATCGTTTGTTTTTGATGCGTTCACACAATTGAACCAAGGCGGTATTGGTGTTAAAGTTACCAACAACGGATACGCACAGCTAGTTTCTGTGTTCACAATCTTCTGTTCAGTTGGTGTACAATGTGATAACGGCGGTATTGCTTCTATCACAAACTCCAATTGTAACTTTGGTGATATCTCGTTGTTGGCCAAAGGCTATGGTACTAGATCGTTTAGCGGTACGGTATTCAACCCTGCATATCGTTCATACCCATTTAGCCCACAGGGCACTGATGGTAACGGAAATCCGTTACCATACTTAGACCAATTCTACCCAACAGGCTATTGGCCAAACAACGGTGGTAAAGTTGAAATATTTGTACCAGACGATGCTAATAGACCACATATTGGTCAGGTTATGGAAATTATTCCTCCAGAAGGACATGTTAACGAACAGGGTTTCTCTGGATTCTTAAACACGCAACCTAGCACCAGCACAATTACAACAGGTACAATTAACTTATCGAGTATTGATACCACAGATGTATTTGTAGGAAATACCGTTTATATTCGAGATCAATTTGGTCGTCAATGGGACGATAATGGTGTATGGTATGCAGCCACAGGAACCGTAGTTGCCGATGTTAACTATAACAGCATCAGTTTGAATAAATCGTTAACCAGTGGCGGCGGTGATCCTCTAAATCCAACATACTTTACAATATACTTCTGCGGAAATAGTTACTACACCGTACAAACAAGTCAGATTGCAGATCAACCTTATGCACCTAACACTAATATCTTAAGTGCAAATAGTAATTCTTCCTATCAAGGACCTGCAACAAGTCAAATTTCTGCACACATCTCTGCTGTAAATTATCTACAAACCGTTGTTGACAAAGTTATTGCTAATATTCCTGTAACAAAAACTTCAGGAAATACTAGCACACAAGTAATTAATGCAACCGTTGTCGGTGGAGCAGCCGCACAACCATTCATTGACTTGCGATTCAAGTACATGACTGACATTATTGGCGCCGCAAACATTACCGCCGCTGAAGCGGTAGTTCCACAAAGTCAAATTACAACTTCAGGTACGGTTCCGACAGGTGCAGGTAATGCAGTTGTGTTGATAACCAGTAACATCGATTTCATTGCACAAGAAGTAGCCGCTTATGTTGCAATAAATCTTGCAGGCGGGTTAGGTGACTATAACACTGACAAATGTAATCGAGATATTAAATTAATTTTACAACAACTAATTTATGATCTACAATCTGGTGGAAACTACAATAGTGTTTACAGCGGATTAAGTTATTGGAGTCGTCTGGGTACTTACCACATTGTTGAATTAGGTGAAGCAGTTAACCGACCAGACTTATTCCCAGACGGATCAACAGCTAACTTCTATCAACGTAGTTACATTTCAGCATCTGGTTACTTGTTCGAATATGTAGGTGCTGGAACTAACTATGGTGCATTGCCTCAACGAGGCGTTGCTGATCCTGTACAATCTAAAGAAACCGTTCAGTTAAATGCAGGTAAAGTATTCTTTACAAGTACTGACCAAAACGGTGACTTCCGAATTGGTCCAGGATTGGTTATTAGTCAAGCAACAGGTGTTCTAAGCGGTAGAACATTTGTACAATCATTATATGCAAATATGACACCGTTCATATTGGCAATTGAATAACAGGAAAGATTATGGCACAATTACCATTAAATAAATTTTTAACAAAGACAGCATTGTTATCCACTAGCACAACTGCTACGGTTTACACAGCACCGATTGGTGTAACCGCTATTGTGTTAATGGCGCAAGTTGCTAACTTAGACACAAACCCACATGCTGTAACTTTTGTTCATCATAGATACAAGACTATTCTTCCTGATGCTCAAGGATTTGGCGGACAACCGGGAAACACGGATAGCATGTTAGTTAGTCAATATGCTATTCCGCCAAATGATGCAGGAACACCACTAAGTGGAAAATTAATCATCGAAGAATTAGATAGTATTCGTGCGTATGCAGATACAACGGGGACAATGCAACTAGTATTAAGTATACTACAGACAGCAAATAGTTAATAGGACAATATATAATGCCAGGATTATTAAGTGGATCAATTTTAAGATCAGGAGGCAGCGGTCAGTTTATTAAACTAGCCAATGCTATGCCACAACTTCCTGCAACTCCTAGTACAAGCACAGGCTATACACTTATAACAAGTAATAAGTTAGTAACTACCTACGCTACCAGCTTAGGTAATGTGCAATTTAATGCTGGTACAATGTATGCCAACGTTACAGGAACAAATTTACAACTAATAGGAACTGGAACTTTAGCAGTTATAGTATCTGGCGGAACTGCAACAACATCAACTAACACAGGTGCATTAATTGTAGAAGGTGGTTTAGGTGTTTGGGGTAATGCGTATGTTGGTGGTAATTTAGTATCTACTATGTTTACAGCAACCACTGCAACAATACAAAATCTTAGTGTACAAAATTTAGATGTATATTCTACAGGCACATTCCACTTAGACTTAATTGTAGATCAAAATGCAAATTTGTTTGGCGAATTAAATGTTGTAGGACAAGGATCTGTAAACATATCACCTGAAGCAGCCAGTGTATCTATTGAACCTACTTTAGGCGGGTCGGTTACTATTCAACCAAGTCTGACTGGTAATATTAACAATATGATCATTGGGGCATTTGAACCTCAAGATTCATATTTTTTAAATTCCTATGCAAATAATTTTATAGGTCTTGCTACAACTTCAACTAACATTGCAGGCGGCGCACTAGGTAGTATTCCATACCAAACAAGTAGCGGAACCACTGCATTTATCAGCATAGGTAGCACAAATACCGTATTGGTATCAAACGGAACAACTGCAACTTGGTCAAGTTCAGCAAACCTTTCTGTATCAACTGCAACTTATGCTAACAATGTTTTTGTCACATCAACATCTAGCGGAAACTACGGTGTTATGTTAAGTACTGCAACTAATGCTTACGGAAAGTTAGAAGAGGATTCATACTTTACATATAATTCTGATTATAGACAACTTTCTGTTCCTAGCATTGAAGCATCGCAGAGCATTTACAGCCGAGAAGGTAACCCTAACGAAAATAATTTATTGTATGTACCAATATCAACATTATCAATAGGAACACCCCCATCTAATCCACGCCTTGGAGATTTTTGGATCGACCCAAGTCAGGGTGCAACATTCCAGTTTATGTTAGACGGTTCAAATAGAGTTTGGGTACAATTTACAGGACTATAAGAGTAGAATATGTCATCAATATTTCCATCAAATCCGCAAACAGGCGATAAGTTTATTGTAGGAACCACAACATACCAGTGGACAGGCTATGCTTGGATTAAAGTAAATGAAACTACTCAGTTAACGAACCTTACTCTACAGAATTTAACTGCTACAAATTCTATTGTAATCACATCAGCCACTAATGCTGTTAGCACCGTATCAGGTGCATTTCAGGTTGTTGGTGGTGTAGGTATAGGAAAAGATGTATGGATTGGCGGTACGGTCCACATTGCAAATACATCAACTATTGCAAATGCAGATATTATAACAACCGCAACATTGGCTCAGTATGTTAAACAACCACTATTTGTTGCAGGAACTGACACGGTCATTACTACATCTACAGCAGGATATATAGAAACCGTAACAATTTGGAACACAAGTACTCTACAGAGTGTAACAGATAGAGGAAATGTTACTACAGATTCTATCAAAATTCTCAATGCAACCAGTGCGACATCTACTACAACAGGTGCATTAGTTGTAACAGGTGGCATTGCCGCAGGCGGCGACTTATGGTTAGGTGGCACAATTTATAGTGCAGGCGTTCCTGTTATTACAACTTCATCACTTATAAATTCTTTCACAGCTGGTGCTGATATTAAAATTGTATCAACAGCGTCCTTAACGGGTCAAGTGTTATTAATTTCTAACACTTCTACACTTGAAACCGTTACAAGCCGCGGTAATAGTACTGATTACCAGGTATTTTTTACAAATACTACAGAGTCTATATCAAGTAGTACAGGTGCAGTAGTTATCAGCGGCGGTCTAGGAGTAGCAAAACGTATAAACAGCGAAAGTATTCAAATCGCTGACACCGTGATGGATTCTGGACAAATTCTGGTAAATACAACTGATACAACGGTAATAGATATGTATCCGACAACACAATATAGGTCGGCAAAGTATCTAATACAAATAGATGATGGAACTGGGCCTTCTGCAAATTTTGAAACTATCGAAATTTTGTTGTTGATTGATAACAATAAAACGGTATACGCCACAGAGTACGCAGTTCTTACATCGAATGGAGAATTAGGTGAGTTTGCGGCGGATGTGCAAAATGACAATATGTTGAGATTATATTTTACGGCATATCAAGCATCAAACAAATCATTGAGGATTTTTAGAACTGGAATGACGGTTTAACTAAGGAATAAAGAGTATGGCACTAACATCGATCACTAAAGACTTTGTCATAAAAGGCGGAGCGACCACTGAAGGCGTAAGTTTTGTAACGTCTTCAACGGCACAAACCGGCACGCTACAGGTTAATGGTGGTGCTGCAATTGCAAAAAACTTAATTGTAGGAACAACAGCAACTATTTGGGGTGCAACCAACTTAAACGGTAACTTAATTGTTTCAGGTTACACCCAAGCAGGGTTACTGAGTGCTACACAATTTACAGCAACTAACTCAGTTATTACAAACAACGAATCCGTTGGCGGAGTATTTACAGCAACTGGTTCTGCTTTCTTTGGTAATACTTTAAACGTAACAGGTAACGCAGTATTCAACGGTTCAGTTAATACATTTAGTGGTGCGGTATTTGTCACAGGAACAAACATTCTTACCGTAGGTACAGGCGCAACAACATTAGGTGGTACATTAAGTGTTGCAGGTGTTACATCAATAACAAATAATACCGCAGCAACAACAGGCGGCGCTGGTGCGTTAGTAGTTACAGGTGGTGAATACATTGGCGGCAACTTAATCGTCATGAGTACCGCAGTAAGTACAGGTACTACATCAAGTAACGCTTTGTACATTGCAGGTGGTATTGGTGTTGATAAAGGTGGTATGTTTGGTGGTCCAGTAACATTCCGTGACACCGTAACATTTAACGGTACTAGCACATACGTATTTTCTACAAATACATACTACACTGACAACATTATTGAATTACATGTACCGCCAACTGGTGTGTATGGTACATGGGCCAGCGATGATGGTAAAGACATTGGTCTACGTTTCCACTATTACGGTAGTGGTGCAGATCAAAACGCGGCACTTGTTCTAGCAGATGATACAAAATATCTAGAATGGTACGGTACTGGTGCTGAAGCATCGAATGGTGTATTCAGCTCAGCAACATACGGCACATTTAAAACTGGTAACATTATCTTAAAAGGTATCACTAATGCTACAAATACTACTAGTGGTACTTTACAGGTAGCCGGTGGTGTTGGTGTTGGTCTTGATGTTTATGCTGGCGGTAACGTAGGTGGCGGAACATTACAAGGTCGCAACCTAACAACATCGTCAGGATTGTTATTATCTGATGCAAGCGGTAACGTTGTTAACAGCCCTGTTACATACAACTACTCAACTGGTCGTATGGTTGGTACTGCTGATTATAGCAATACCGCAACAAATATCACAGGTGGTGCAGCTGGAAGTATTCCTTATCAAACAGCAGCCGGCCAAACAACTATGTTGGCCGTTGGTACCAACGGTTACATTTTAACGGTATCGGGTGGAAACCCATCTTGGACAGCAGTAAACAACTTGACTGCTGGTCTTGCAACAACAGCAACTAACATTGCAGGCGGTTTAAAAGATCAAATAGCATACCAAAGTGCTCCTGGACAGACATCTTTTAACGCAGGTTTAACATTTAACGGCACAATATTTACTACCACTAACATTGTTGTTAGTAATAACGCAAACGCAACTGGATATAACAACGGTACAGGTGCCTTACAAGTAGTAGGTGGAGCAGCCGTTGCACAAGACTTGTGGGTTGGTGGTAACATTAACTTACAAGGTAGCTTATATCTAAAAGGCGTTGGTCTTGATCAAATTACAGGTACTACTGGTACATTTGTTAACGTATTAATTACTGGAACAAATGCAACATATAGTTCAACATCTGGTGCATTACAAATAACCGGTGGGGTAGGTATTGGCGGCGGATTGTTTGTTGCTGGTATTGCTACTGCGACAACATTAAGTGTCACAAGTTACTCAACATTAGGTGGTGGAGCAACAATAAATGCCGCAACCGTAACCAATACTTTAAGTGTTACTGGTTTAACATCACTAAACGGTGGCGCAACTATCAGCGCATTAACCGTTACTAATGCAGCTACCGTAGGAACATCGTTAGCGGTAACTGGCTTATCGAGCCTTAACGGTGGTGCCACAATTAGTGCGGCTACCGTAACTACTACGCTTGGTGTAACTGGTTTAACATCACTAAACGGTGGTGCTACAATCAGTGCTACAACAATTACAGGTGCAGCAACCGTAGGAACATCGTTAGCGGTAACTGGTTTAACATCATTAAATGGTGGTGCTACAATCAGTGCGGCTACCGTAACTACTACTTTAGGTGTAACCGGTTTAACATCATTAAATGGTGGCGCAACTATCAGTGCTACTACCGTTACTGGGGCAGCTACCGTTGGAACAACATTAGGTGTTACTGGTTTAACATCATTAAATGGTGGTGCTACAATCAGTGCGGCAACGGTTACAAGTACATTACTTGTCAACGGAACTGCTCCGTCATTGGGTGCATCTAACGCAGGTGCAATACAAACAACCGGTGGTGTAGGTATTGCTAAAGATTTATATGTAGCTTCTACTGCAACTATTGCTGGTATAACTTATAGCACTAACACAACTCCTACATTAGGTTCTGCAACAGCAGGTGCAATACAAACAACTGGTGGTGTAGGTATTGCTAAAGATTTATACGTTGGCACAACTGCTACAATAGGTGGAAACCTTACGGTTACAGGTAACGAAACGGTTACAGGATTCTTAAGTGCTAACGGTGGTGCTACTCTAAGCGCCGCAACGGTAACTAACAACTTAACGGTAAGCGGAAATGAAACCGTAACAGGTTATAGTTCACTAAACGGTGGTGCTACAATCAGTGCCGCTACCGTAACAAACGGATTAACCGTTGGTACAACATTAGGTGTAACCGGTGTAACTACATTAAGTACGGTTAACGCTACTACAGCATCTATTACAAACTTAACGGTTACAGGAACTGCAAGTTTACCAAGTACGATTACATTGAGTAACTTGACGGTAACTAACTTAACGGTTTCAAATAACGAAACAATTGGCAATAACTTGTTAGTTTCTAACTTGTTTACAGCAACAATGGCTGCTACATTGGGTAGTACATTGGCTGTTACAGGTATTGCTAACTTCAACAGCACACAAGATAGTAACGCAACTAACAATGGTTCTATTGTTACAGCAGGCGGTGTTGGCATTGCTAAGAACTTGGTAGTTGGTATTGCGGCAACAATCGGTAGTGTAAGCACACAAACCGTAGTTCCAGCAATTTATACTAACAACAGCTTGTATTCAAGTTATACCAGCGGTTATATTGTAACCAACAGCCAGATTAACTTGGACACATACAGCGCAAGTGCTTATAGAACTGCAAAATACTTGGTTCAAGTAGTTGACAATACTAAGATCCACGTTGAAGAAATTTTAGTATTCCATGATGGTACAAACGTTTACCTAACTGAATATGCCATAGCAACAAGTCAAGGTGAATTAGGTACATTTGATGCTAACTTAACTGGTGGTACCGTTACGCTAACATTCACTGCTAACTATACTCCAACAAACATGACTATCAAGATGAATAGAACAACAATTACCTTATAATATTTGGTAATAACTTTAAAAATAGGGTCTTCGGACCCTATTTTGTTTTGTAAAACTGATTTTACCGTTTGGTATAAATAACACTATTATAGCCAATTGGTGGAAAGGGAAACTAAAGGGCAATGTCAAATCACGCCGACTTCAAAGTCAAGAACGGCTTGGTGGTTAATACCACTGCGTCATTTTTGTCAACTATTACTTCAACGAGCACCGTAACCGGTGCTGTTATAATCTCTGGCGGTGTTGGTATTGCCAAAGATGTTTTCATTGGTGGAAACATTGTCGGTTACGGTACTATCGTAGCTGGCGGCGTTAGAACAACAAGCACAAGCACTCCTCCTTCTAATCCAACCGTCGGTGACATATGGTATAATACATTAACTGATGATATCTACCGTTACACTTCCGATGGTTCAAATGCTTATTGGTTAGATATTACAGGACCAACGGTAGCTAATGCATCGGGTAGTAGCACTTATGTAACTTCTACAGGTAGTAGTAATGTTGTAATTGTAGGAGGAACTGGTACGGTTGTAACTACTTCAACTGGTGCAACAAATATCTGGGTCAATAATAACGTTGTTGCCACGTTAACTGACTCACAAACATTAACCAATAAAACATTAACAAGCCCTACAATTACTGACGGTGTATTTCAAAATACATTTTCTATAGGAACACAGGTATTTTATCCACACGATAATGGGTTTAGTGTAAACGAAAACTTTGACATCACTAATCAAGGTAGTCAATCTAATTTTACAGGATATCATTTTGCGTCAGGTACTGGAAAAAATGGAACAGCATTTACACTGGCACGCTCAGGGTATTTTACAGATGGCTTTGGTATTACAGGTGATTCTAATAATAATAATTTTGTTATAGGATCAGAGACATCTAACACCGACTTTCTATTCAAGAAAGGCGTTGGTATGCCGTTTGATGTTAGTGGCGGCACAACTATTTTTACAATTAATAGAACCGGAAGTATAGTATTAACCAATGACATTGTTGGAACAACTACCCAAAATGTGTTCAACACTGGAACTACCAGTGTTAACTTTGCAGGATCTGCAACTACTATAAACATAGGTGCAGTCACTGGCGTAACAAGCGTTAATAACAGATTAAATGTAGGTAGTGGAGCAAGTATTACCGGAACCGTGACTGCAACGACATTTGTTGGTAATTTAACAGGAACTGCAACTACTGCTACTACAGCAACTAATGCAGGATACGCATATTCTTTCAATACAACCACCGTAGTTACATCAGCAACTACATTATATAATACCGGTAATCAAGTAGCCCTAAACAGCAACGGAACTATGACGTTCCCATCCAACAAAATAGATGCTGGCTCTAACATCGCAGGACTATGGAGTAGTAGTCAATCTGCATTAGTATGGCGTGTCAGTGGACCGGGCAGCGCAGGACAGCCATTACAATCTGTAGTTACCGTGTCGTCAGGTAGTGTTACTATTGGTACAGCTACTGGATTATTAGCCGGCCCTAACACAGCAGAGAATTGGGTGTTTGATATTTTTGGTAATATAACATTCCCTGATAGTACAATACAAACAACAGCATTTACAGGTACTGCAACTACTGCAACTTATGCACAGACGGTATTAGGTTCTACTCAAACAGCCATTACTAGTTTAGGTACATTGACTAGATTAAATGTAAGTGGTATTGTTACTGCTACAAACTTTGTTGGTACACTAACTACAGCTCAGCAACCTAACATTACTAGCGTTGGTACATTAACTGGTCTATCATCTACCGGTACTATATCTGTAAACTATACTCCTGCTACTACGATAGGACAGGCAATAGTAGCTACAGGTAAAGACACCCTCGGTGGTACAGGCTACTTTGACTTCTTAAGAGCTACTAACAATACTTCAGGTGGTGCTAACGGAACTAAAACATTCCGTATAGACAATACTGGCACATTTCAAATATTAAACAATGCATACAATGCTACGATATTCTCAGTTACTGATAATGGTTACATTGCAATTAATCAAGCATCTGGTGCAACAAATGGCATACCCGTTAATAACGGTATAGCAATGAACAATAATAGTTACATCTTTGATGATGGTAACTATCATATCACATCTAAGTCTGGTAGTATTTGGATCAATGCCAACGACGGAAGCTCGGTAAACATAAACACACAGGTACCGTCAGGTACTACACCTGGGGGCATGGTAGTTCAAGGTGCTGTTCAAAGTCAAGGATCTGGTACGGCTGCTACATCATTCATATCAGGTATAGGTGCCTATAGCGGTATCGCATTACAGATGTCGCCAAACTCAAGTGGTGCGGCTAACCAAGCTATTCGTGATACATCAAGTGCGGCCAGCACTATGTACTTTGATGTTAACACTGGCGGCACCGCTAACGGAACATTCAAGTGGAGATCTAGTAATTCCTTTACAGAATTAATGGTCCTTAACTCTACCTCACTTAATGTCAACAAACAAATGTTAATTGGTGGCGGTAGTCAAAGTGCGTATGTTACCATTAACGGAACTAACTCTTACAATGCTAACGGACCCTACGGATACTTGTCCGGCAGCGGTGCGGGCAATATTGGCAGTGGTGGTAGTACAGGTAATGTAAGTTGGTCGTTATATTGTAATGGACGTATTCAAAGTAATGAAGTTGACGTTACTTCAGACGAACGATTAAAAGACATACAAGGAACTATTCCTTTAGATATGGCTATAAAGTTTGTCAAAGGCATAGACGGTATTCTATATACTTGGAAACCAGGATTTGGTGATGATGGTGTAAAATCTGGATTTGGAGCGCAGAGCGTACATAAAGCAGGTTTTGATCATATGGTTGCTCCTGTGCCAAATGATCGTGTAGAAGGTTCAACTGATGCAGATGGATTTACAAGTCCAGATAAGGCACAATTAACTTTGAATTATCAAGAGGCTATTCCATACCATCACGAAGTTATTAAACACCTTCTAGATCGTATAGAACAATTAGAAAATATTGTTGCTAGTTTAACAACAGATAAAAATGTAGGATAAAAAATGAGTTACCCATTAAATCCAACAAACGGACAAACAGCATTACTGAACGGAATAACATATTCTTTTAGTACCAGCACACAAGCATGGACTCGTGTTGCTCAGTCAGTGACTGCTACTATTAGTCTATTTATATCAGGAACCACTCCATCGACTAGTCAGACTACAGGTGCATTGGTTGTTGCGGGAGGTGTTGGTATCGGCGGTAGTTTATATGCCGGCTCAATATATTCTAACGGTGTGTTAATTGGTACAAACGCAGGCAGTGCAACTACTTCAACAAACTTAAATGGCGGTTTAGCCGGATACGTTCCGTATCAATTGGCTCCAAGCGTTACTACATTAACAAATCAGTTAGTCTACGATGGTACATATCTAAACGTAAACAACAATAAAGTACTAACTACTGCTAGTGTTTTTGGACAGGCAGGTATTAGTGTAGGAACAACAGCTACCGGATCTGTTTATATAGCATTTATACCGGGGGCTCAAGGTCTTACAGCAGACTTTGGATTATTAAGTGAAACAACAGGCGCAGTTACTTTTGACTGGGGCTCATTAGCATAAGAGAATAAAAATATGTCAACACAAGTACAATGGAAAAGAGGGACTACAGCACAGAATAACACCTACACAGGTGCTGTTGGTGAGATTGTAGTCGATACACAATTAAAGCAACTGCGATTACATGATGGTGTTACACAAGGCGGTGTAATTATCGGTAGTACATCGATTACGGTATCAACAGCCACTAACTTGGCAGGCGGAACAGCTGGTCAAATTCCTTATCAAACAGCCGCAGGTGCAACTAGTTTCTTTGGTGCAGGTACCGCAGGTAGTGTATTAGTAAGTTACGGATCAACAGGTACTCCTACATTCCAAAATACATTAACATTGGCAGGAACAACAGCCGCAACATCTAGTCAAACAGGTGCATTGGTTGTTGCAGGTGGCGTCGGCATTGGCGGTTCATTGTACGTAGGTGGCGACCTATACGTTGACGGTACACAAACAATTTTAAACAGCACCAACATTCAAACTGGTGACAAAGTTGTTTATATGAGCACATCAAGCGCAACAGCATTAGCCGCAATTAATAGTGGTATTGCTATTGGGCCTACCACAGGTGTTTATGCAAGTTTATTATTTGACGGTGTAGCAAACTGGAAATCAGTTGGCGGATTACTACCAAATGCTGATGCAACTTATAACTTAGGTAGCACATCATTACGTTGGGCTAGCCTAGCAGTTAGTGGTAACGTTACTGCTACTACTTTTGTTGGTAACTTAACAGGAAATATTACTGGCGCTGGCACCGGTAACATCGTATATCAAAGTGCTAACAACACAACAAGTTTCTTAAGTACAGGTACAACTGGACAATTATTAGTAGCAGCCGGCGGCGCACCTGTATGGACAAATACAAGCAGTATCTATGTTTATCGTTCTACATTAGCTGACTTGGCTACTACTGCAACAAACGCAGGAACTGCATACGCAACAATTGCTACGTTATCAACCGGTACTGGATTCTATGGCGGATCATTTAACGGATCAACAAACCAAACTTGGTCGTTAAACACAGCTACATTAATGACCACAGCGGTTAACGTTGTTGGCGGAGCCGCTGGTAGTTTACCTTATCAAACTGCCGCTGGTGCAACAACAATGTTGAGTTTAGGTTCCACCGGCTATGTTCTAACAGCAGGAGCAAGTGCTCCTCAATGGACTGCAATTAGTGGATTAAGTGCAGGTCTTGCAACAACAGCAACTAACATTGCTGGTGGTGCTGCGGGAAGTTTACCTTATCAAACTGCCGCAGGTGCAACAACCATGTTGGCTTTGGGAACGCTTAACAGCGTATTGACTGCAGGTTCGAGTTCTCCTACTTATGTATCACAAGTACTAGCAGGTAATGGAACTGCAAGTTATACACAGGCTACAGGACAAAGTCTTGTTGTTACTGGTGGTGGCTTAGGTGTTACTGGTAATAGTTACTTTTTAAACAACTTAGGCATTGGTGGTTCTTTATATATCACAGGTGACTTGTATGTAGACGGAACACAAACCGTTGTCAACTCAAACGTGATTAGCAGTGGTGATAAAGCCCTTGTTCTAAGTACAGGCTCAACTACCGCTGCATTAGCATCAAGTGCTGGTTTATATATTGGAGCAACTAGTGCAACCAGCTATGCAAGTTTAACTTTTGACGGATCTACTAACTGGGTAGTTGGCGGAAGCTCTGCAACTAACTTAAAATCTGCAGGATTAATTGTTAGCGGTCTAACTGGTTATATGTATGCCAATGGATCAGGTGTAGTAACAGCGGCAACAACTATTCCAAACGCAGGCCTTGCTAATAGCTCTATCACCGTTACAGCCGGCACTGGTTTAACAGGCGGTGGCTCTGTATCATTAGGTGGTTCTACTACATTAACATTAAACACAGCAACTTTAATGGCTACTAGTGTATTAGCATTTACTGCAAATACTGCAACTAATGCCGCTACTGCTTATTCAACAATCGCTACACTATCAACAGGTACTGGATTCTATGGTGGTTCTTTTAACGGAAGTACTGCACAAACTTGGTCGTTGAATACTGCAACATTAATGACTACATCTGTAAACTTAGCAGGTGGTTTAGCAGGTCAATTTGCATATCAAACAGCCGCAGGAGCAACAGCATTCGTAAGCACTGGAAGTATGTATGTTTACCGTGCAACCATGTCTGATAGTGCAAGTGGTAGCGCAGGTAGTGTTGCTAATGCTTTAACTATTGGCACTGGATTAATTGGCACAAGTAGTACCTTTAACGGATCAGCCGCAGTTACCGTTAGTTTGAATACTGCTACATTAATGGCAACGTCAGTATTGGCACAAACAGCAACTACAGCAACTAGTGCTGCTACGGCATATTCAACTATTGCTTCACTAACAGCAGGTACTGGCTTAAGCGGTACTGCATTTAATGGATCAACAGCACAAACATGGACACTGAATACTGCTACATTGATGGCTAATGCGGTAACTGCTATTAACTTAGCAGGCGGTGTTGCTGGTGCAGTTCCTTATCAATCTGCCGCAGGTACAACTTTATTCTCAGCGGCAGGTAGCGCGGGTCAAATATTGGTAAGCGGCGGAACAAGTGCTCCTGTCTATTCAAGTAACATAACATTAAACAACTTTACTGCTTCAACTATTGTTGTAACCAGCACAGCAAATAGTACAAGTTCTTATAGTGCTAACGCACTTTATGTAGCAGGTGGTATTGGTGGTAATTCAGGATTTAACATCAACGGTAACGGTTACTTAAACGGAAACTTAACCGTTAACGGTACTATCACTGGTACTAATGCTGTACTTACCGTTAACCAAGTTACTGCTACTAGCGGTGTGTTCTACGGTGATTCAACAGGTAACGGCGCATTGTATGCTGGTGTATCAAATTATACACCTTTTGGCCAGACAATGATTCAGGCCACTGGTAACTTAAACAACTACATGGAGGTTAATGTACAAAACGTTAACGCAGGAGCAAAGGCTTCGACTGATATTGTTGCCAGTGCAGATAACGTTACACTAAGTTCTGCCTATATTGATATGGGTATTGCTAGCAGTACGTTTGACGGTAGTCAGCTATATAGCTTAGGACAAACCGTTGGACCAAATGATGGTTATTTGATGGTTGGTCAAAATGCTACAGCAGGTTTAGGTGATTTAGTATTTGGTACACTAACCAGTGGTACACAGATGCGTTTTGTTGTTGGTCCAGGAATATCAACAACAATTACTAACGCCTATATTGCAATGACCGTTAACCCGGCGACTACACAAGTAAATTCAACTAACACTGGTGTGTTAACGGTCAATGGTGGTCTAGGTGTAGCCGGTGGTGGTTACTTTAGCGGAATTGTAACTGCTACTACATTTGTTGGCGCATTTAGCGGTACGGTTACAGGAACTGCATCAACCGCAACCAATGCGGCAACAGCATATTCGACTATCGGTACTCTATCAACTGGTACTGGATTCTATGGTGGATCATTTAATGGATCAACAAACCAAACTTGGTCGTTAAACACAGCCACATTGATGGCAACATCAGTATTGGCATTTACTGCAACCAATGCGGCTACTGCTTACTCAACTATTGCTTCATTAACAGCAGGTACTGGTTTAAGTGGTACAGCATTTAATGGAAGCGCCGCACAAACATGGACGTTGAATACTGCAACGTTGATGACTACAGCAGTCAACATTACAGGTGGAGCGAACGGTAGTTTGTTATATCAAAGCGGCGCTAACGCAACAACTGCATTGGCTATTGGTACAAACGGTTACGTATTGACCAGTAATGGTACTACCCCTCAATGGGCAGCAGCCAGCGGGGTTACGGCAGGTAATGCAACTAACGCTGCCAACGTAGCCACCGTAGCACAAAATAGTAACGCAACATACTATCCGGTATTTGTCAATGCCAACAATGCTTCAAGTGCTAACATGGCCTTGTACACTTCAAGTACATTTAGCATTAACCCTGCTACGGGTCAGTATAATATTGGTGGTAGTTTATATGTTACTGGTGATTTGTACGTCGATGGTACACAAACCGTTGTTAACTCAAACGTGATTAGCAGTGGTGATAAGGCTTTAGTTTTAAGTACAGGGTCAAGTAATGCATCATTAGCATCAAACGCTGGTTTATACATTGGTGCAACCAGTGCAACCAGCTATGCAAGTTTAACATTTGACGGATCTTCTAACTGGGTAGTCGGTGGTGCTAATGCAACTGGTATTAAGTCCGGAGCATTAACCGTAACAGGCCTAACTGGTTATATGTATGCAAACGGATCTGGTGCTGTAACTGCGGCTACTACAATTCCTAACGCTGGGCTTGCTAATAGCTCTATTACCGTTACAGCAGGAACCGGTTTAAGTGGCGGTGGAGCAGTATCACTTGGCAGCTCAGTTACATTAAGCAACGCAGGTGTAACCAGCGCGGTGGCAGGTTATGGTATTGCAGTTAGTGGTGCAACTGGTGCTGTTACAATCAGCGCTTCTACTGCATCTTTATATGTATATCGTGCAACAATGGCTGATAGTGCAAGTGGATCTGCAGGTAGCGTTGCTAACTCATTAACGGCAGGTGCTGGTTTAACAGGATCATCGTTTAACGGTAGTGCGGCAGTTACATGGACTTTGAACACTGCTACATTGATGCAGACATCTGTAAACTTAGGCAGCGGTGCTGGTGGTAGTATTCCGTATCAATCGGCTGCTAACACAACTGCATTCTTAGGTATTGGTACTAGTGGGTATGTATTAACCAGTAACGGTAGTGTTCCTACATGGACGGCTGCATCAAGTGTTACTGCTGGTGCTACATCAGGTACATTAACTGCTGGTACTGGTTTAAGCGGAACAGCATTTAACGGTAGTGCAAACGTTACATGGACTAACGCAGGTGTTACAAGTAATGTTGCAGGCACAGGTATTAGCGTTAGTGGTGCAACAGGTGCTGTTACCATTACAAACACTGGTGTAACATCATTGGCAGCTGGTACAGGTATTAGCGTATCTGGATCAACAGGTGGTGTAACCGTTACCAACTCAGGTGTTACTAGTGCGGTAGCAGGTACAGGTGTAAGTGTAAGTGGTGCAACTGGTGCAGTAACATTCAGTATTGGACAAGCAGTTGCTACTAGTTCGGCTGTAACTTTTGGTAGTATTAACGTTGGTAGTGCAAGCGGTGCAACAACTGGACAGATTAACGCAAGCGGCGAAATTACAGCATATAGTTCAGATCGTCGATTAAAAACGAATGTAAGAACTATTGACAATGCTGTAGATAAAGTGTTAAAATTAAACGGTATTATATACAATTGGAATGAATTAGCAAATCAATTAGTAGGTTACGATACCTCTATTGATGTTGTTGGTTTGTTTGCACAAGATGTAGAAGAAGTTTTACCACAAGCTGTTAAGCCGGCTCCGTTTGATATAGAAGACGGACAAAGCAAATCAGGAGAAAACTACTTAACCGTTCAGTACGAGAAAGTAGTTCCATTATTAGTTGAGGCAATTAAAGAACAACAAGCTACTATAGAAGCTCTAATGACAGAGATTCGAAATATTAAGGACCAATTGGGTAATAAATAACACAAGTTAATCATTAATTTTAGTATAACCAAATTAGACCTATAAATATCCAGGAGACTATAGAGTGGCGTCAGTTTTACCAGCAACAGGAAATGCAATTACCATGGGGAGAGTGTATACGGCGTATACTAATGCGGCTCCAACTGCTGGTACCAACATTAAACTTAGTGCTACTCTAGGTGCTAATTACGGTGGTAAAGTTGCAGGAACTCAAATTAGTTTCTCCTCAACATTTGGCGGTAAAACTGCACCATACACATATTAAACGGATTAACAATGAGTTTAGATATTGAACATTTGCTAGAAATAGCAAGCACTCGGGTCAGTAAATGGGAACTAGACACTATTGTCTGGAATGACAGAATGTCAAACCCTACAACATTGGTAAATTTTCTAACAAGAATTAAAGAGTTAGAAGTTACTCAAACTACAGATGCTGATGCCCAAGAATTAGCAATTCTTCAAGAATTGGCAAATGAAATGGATCAAGACGAGTGCGAACAATTACTATCGGGCGACGACGAAATAGTAAAACAGCGTTTCATAGAAGAATTAGCAAGACAGGGTGCATTAGAAACTCTTTGTAATAATGCATTGAGCATAGATACTATGGAAAAAATGTGCAAACTAAGTCCTAATGATTTTATTTTAGCCGCAAAACGCAGTCAAGATTTAATTAATTCTATTCAAGAATTAGTAATTCAAGGCGAAACATTAAGTAGCGAAATGGCTGGAGCATGACAAAAAGCGTATTTGCTTCTAGCCAGTGGTCGCTTAAAAAATCAAAACTGGCAGTTCTAGTACCTTGTCGTGATACATTACATAGTGCATTCAGCAAGTGTCTTGTAGAACTTGTAAAATTAAACACAATGAACGGTTTAGATACTCATGTTATCTATGATTCTAGTACCGTTTTACTAACGCAACGCGAACGTCTTGCATTAGAAGCCAAAGCAATTGGCGCAGAATATATGCTATGGTTAGATAGTGACATGGTGTTTCCTGCAACAACTGCACTCAGGTTGTTAGCACATAAGAAACCTGTTGTGGCTGCAAACTATGTACGTCGCCAACCCCCATTCAAAGGTGTTGCTTATACTAAAATTGGCGACTGGGAAAATCCTGTACCATTTGAAGCACAAGATGACCTAGTTGAAATTGAAGGGATAGGTATGGGATGCATGTTAGTAAAAACCAGCGTCCTTGATGAAATTGCTAGACCATATTTTGAGTTTGGATGGACACCTGAAAGCGATGACTGGTTAGGAGAAGACATGTACTTCTGTCAGAAGATTGCCCAAGCAGGGCATTCTATATATTTAGACACAACACTAAGTATGGAAACTAGACACTTAGGAACATGGGCATTTGGTCCTGACTTAATCGAGTAAGTCTAACAATAGTTCTAATTTAGCTCTAATAACTTTATTACCAAAGCTGGCTTTAAGTCCTTGATGCAAGGGTTTAGGCCAGTTCTCATAACTACACCATGCATATCCGCTGTGTTCTTCATTTAGCTGAGGAATAAATTCTTCATCAACCATAACAACGTAGGTATTGTATTGAAAGTTTTGATCGTTACTTGTAAACAATTCTAAAGGAATTGTCTTTTTAATTTCAGTAACTTTTCCTATTTCTTCTTCTATCTCTCTTTTAAGAGCTTCGAACGGTGTAGCGTCTGTAGGTTCTTTACGCCCGCCTACCAAGCCCCAAGTACCCGCAGTACGACCTTGTGTGCGTAGTAGAAACAAAAAACGCTTTGTATTTTTTGCTAGAAATAAACCACCGCTTGCGATGATTTGTTGCGAATTTAAAGTACTATTCTCCATGCGTCCTTGTCGTAGATGCCTTCAAAACTCTTACTCCAGGACTCACCGTCCCACTTGTATTGAATGCCTGTATAAATGTTAGTTATATAGGTAATCGATGTTGCTGCCTGAGAATTGAAAACAATAGACCACGCACTTCCGTTCCATTCTATAATATCATTGGCGTTTGCTGAAAAACTACTATGGTCACCGTTTAACCAAGCAGACGGCCCATTTGTAGAATCTGCAGATATATTTTCTAATATTAGATATCTAGTGCCTGCTGTTGGATCGTTAGGATTAAATGTTTCTGGATTAACGATAGCATCTACCGTACCCCTACCTGATATTACGGTATTTGTAGGAATAGTATCTGTGTCTATATTTAAAAGCATTCTACGTTCGTCGAATGGATCTAAACTTACAAAAGCAACAACTTCATTTCCGTCGGGCTTCATTAATCTTAATTGTGTTAAGTTTGCTCTAAATTGTCCGGGATATAAATCTAATAATTTTCTCCATGATACCGTATGATCAGGCATAGAATCTAATGTCGAATCTGTGTCTATTTCGTTTTTAACAATGCTAGCAACATTGTCTAGTACCAGTAATTCAAAGTTTCCAGGAGAAATAACCGTTTTAGCAACTTGATTTCCTAGCCCATTGTAAACTGCTTCAATGCTATCGTACTCAGATGCAATAGTACCAGGTTCGTTACTAAACACATTGGCAATAATTTTTGTAATAACACCCATACGTTTAACTTTAGCAGGTGGTGTGATCCAAATTGGTGTTTCAAATGTAAGTGTACAAATATCTATATCTTGATTAGCACCTTGTGGCACCTGTCGGCTGGTCCAATTAGTTTGTTTTAGGTATAAAACCGTTAGACTGGTCCAGTCTACATAATTGTCCGTGGTCTGTAATTCCATTGCAGGATTGAAAAAATATGCAAGTTGTTCGATAATTTGCAACTTTTGATCAGTGTTAGTTGTCCATATATCTGTACTGAATGTTAGTTTATATGGTGCAGGCATAATACGTTCAACCGTATAACCTAGCCCTTGTGTATTCAGGTACTCTCCTGTTACTTCGTCAAATTCTCTTTCTCTAATCTGTACCTTACTTACAAATGTTGGTTCTTGTAATCTAGATTGTTCGTAATCTAAACCTTTGATATAACATGCAATAAATGGAGCACTCGGTAATGTGTTTTCACTATTTTTCTTTAATAACGCAGAGGCTTGACGACTAGGGTCTCCGTACATTACTGGAACTTGAATAATTTTTCCGTTACCATCTTTGTAACTAAAATTACTCATAACTCGCATAAATTGTGTCAAGTATCTACGTACTTGTCCGTCATAGAACCAATCCATCTTAATTGTCCGCCTTTGGTTTTAGTGCCTTACTCAGTGCTTGTCGTTCTACAATAACCTGACCACTAACGGTACTTGTATTTGTATTGTTAACAAAACTTGATTTTTGTGTTTCTCTAATTGCTGATCCTACGAAAGTTCCAGTTGATACATCTTGAGTACCAAACTGGTTCATGGTCATACGCACACCCTGTTCATATAAGTTCCAACGTTTGCCATCGTATCTAAAAAGTGCATTAGGTAAGTAATCTGATCTTAGATAAAATTGACCAACTTGTGGATCAGTAGGAAATACTATTCCTGATCCAAATATTGCACCGTTAGGTGGAACGCCGTTTCCGTTGTTTGAAGATACGTAAACATTTCCCTTAGGAGTTTGTAATATAATACTGGCATCTAGTTTATCAGAACTTGCATCGTCAATAGTATCTGACGCAGATTCATAATCAATTAATCCGTTAGCATCTGTAGGAATAACAAAGAAACTATTTTTGTCGTAACCACTCAGTGGCGCATCTTGATTTGCTTGTTCAACGATTTGATTATTAATTTCAATGCTCTTATTGTATGTGCTCAACAAATCTCTTAGGGTGCTACCGTCTCCTGCACCGCTATCTTGATTAAGAATCTGACTAAATTCTTGACTATCAACAAGAGGTTGACATTTAGCACGAAGTAAATGGGGATACCAAGTTTGACTAAACCCATTTGTAGGACGGCTAACATCTGTAACTACATAGAATCTTTTCAATGCAACTAGGCTATCATCCAATGCATACTCGTCTTTTAAGTGTGGTAGTTCTAAAACATCTCCGGGCATGATTTTACGGGTTAATGTGTCTACACATCCACGCAAATGAAAGTGCATCATTATATTGTCGTTGCTTAAAAATAAGCCAAACTGGCTTAAATTAAAATCTAAGTCCTGCATGGTATAGATACCACGAAGCACATATACATCGGGTTCGTAGTTTCTATCACGGTTTTCCATGAACAACACATCTTGTATACCTAATTCTGGTATAGGGGCTGTGCTATTATTAGGAGTAGTTGGAGTAGACTCTCCTGCGGCAGGATCAACAGGACCTAGGTATTTGTGTACAAAAATATCTGTACCTCCAACCTGGAATTGTTCGTTGATAATGCGATCCAGAAATCTAAAATCTGGGCCTTTTTCTGGTTTATAGAGTGATAAGCGTGGCATGGTCTTGTATTTATTGAACTATAGACTTACAATTATCTCCGTGCCATCGTATATAATTCCCTCCGGTAACTTCTTTTTCACAATGCGGACATTTATTTTTAACGCGAGTTTTTGCTCGATCTTTAATTTTTTTAAGAGTTTCTTCTGAATGCCGTTTTCCTTGATTCCATGTTCCTACTATTGAAGCAGCTTTTTTCCTTTTTTCAGATATTAATTGACGTTCTTCGTTAGTTCTAGGAATTCCCTTATTCCATGGTATTTTTCCTGTATTTGCTCTGGAGATCTTTTTCTTTGTTTCGTTTGATGTTATTACACCTTTTCTTAACGAGCCGTAACATAATCTTAATGATTCGTATGTACGCGAATTAGGAATATATCGTTCTTGTTTTGGTGACCCTTTAACAAGCATTCTCCAAAATGCTTGTTTCATTTTTATTAAATTATTACCATCAAGCATCTTAGTTAATAACCAATGGCAGATAAAGTGTTCTCTTGCTGTCAACCGAACTAGGTTTGTTTTTAAATTTGATCCACCTAATGATCTTGGAATAATATGATGTTTTTCAGAGTAACCATTTGTCAATTGTCGTTGGATACCCCTATTGATAATTTGATAATACACTCGAGTGTATTTGTTAACTAAATACATTGCTGATGCTCCTTGTAGCGTTAGAGTAGTTAGGGATTGCCGTCCCGTGAACTACAACTATTTATAATAAATATCAATTATGACCGATAACGAATTAGAACGCCAACCAGTTATAGAATATATACAGAACATGCTCGGCGACGGTCTTGTTGACGTTGAGCTAGATCCTAAGCATTACAATACCGCTATAGATCGTGCCCTAAACAAATTTAGACAACGCAGTTCTAACAGCGTTGAAGAAAGCTACGGGTTTTTAACCCTGCAAGTTGATGTAAACGAATACATTCTTCCTAAAGAAGTTATGGATGTTCGTCAGCTATTCCGTCGCAGTATCGGATCACGTAGTGGTGGAGGCGAAGGCGGAACTTTATTTGAACCGTTCAACTTAGCCTATTCCAATACTTATTTGTTAGCAAGTTCTAACATGGGCGGTTTAGCAACTTACTATTCTTTTGCAAGTTATCAAAAGCAAGTAGGTAAAATGTTTGGTAGTGATATTAATTTCACATTCAATAGAACCACTAAACTATTAACAATTATGCAACGTCCTAGAGCAGAAGAAGAACTTTTATTATGGATGTATAACTATCGTCCCGACTTCAACCTGCTTCAAGACCCTCAAGCAAGCCAGTGGTTGCGTGACTATAGTCTAGCTACCTGCAAGATTATGTTAGGTGAAGCTCGTGAAAAATTTGGAACTATTACTAGTCCACAGGGAAGCACAACACTAAACGGCCAAGCCCTTAAAGGTGAAGGCAAAGCTGAGATCGAAACACTAGAATTAGATCTTGTAAACTACAAAGACGGTGGAAGCCCACTAACTTTTGTAATTGGCTAAAAAATATTTGACAGGGTAATCTAAATGTAATAAATTATAGTATCACGTTAGGAGATGCTATGATTATAGGTTTCGTTGGATTTATTGGTTCAGGCAAAGATACTGCCGCAGATTATTTGGTTAACTTTCACGGATTCCGACGAGACTCATTTGCTAACACATTAAAAGACGCGGTTTCAGCTGTATTTGGTTGGGACCGCGTTCTACTGGAAGGGCGTACTAAAGAAGCCCGTGAATGGCGCGAGCAAGTGGATGCTTGGTGGGCAGAACGCCTGGATATGCCACACTTGACGCCACGTTGGATTCTGCAATACTGGGGTACAGAAGTTTGCCGTCATGGATTCCACGATGACATATGGATTGCCAGTTTAGAAAATAGAATCCGTAAAACCAAAGACAATATTGTTATTTCAGATGTTCGTTTTCCAAATGAGATTAAAGCGATTCATAATGCAGGAGGCATTGTTGTTCGTGTAAAACGTGGAGATGATCCTGAATGGTATGATGCCGCAGTTAGTGCAAACAAAGGCCCTGAAGGAAATTCTACATGGAGCCTAAGTAGACTCAAGTTAGAAAAGTTAGGAATCCACGCTAGCGAAACAGCATGGGTCGGTGGCAACATTGATCATATCGTAAGTAACGATGCTAGTATTGATGAACTATTTGCACAAATTAGAAATCTAATTCCTAATACATTATCTACAGAAGTGCAAGTTGCATTAGACTTAATTTAAAAATCTGGACGCAGGTCTCCCTGTTTCCATTTAACGCCTTCCTTCTGTAAGGTACGTTGACAATTGGCACATATTGTTTTAAGATTTGTGTATCTACAATTTGTTAAATTGCCGTCGATGTGAAATACATCAAATACATCCGAGTGTGCAGATTTAAACCCGCACTTGTCGCACACTGATTTTTTTACATATCCTTTCAATGCCCAGAGAGGATTCCCGTCTGTTCTATTTCTAGAACAATGATCGCATACTGATCTGTAGTAGGGCCTACCTTCCTTATAATAGTTAACAGCAACAGGTCTTTTTTGACACTTTTTACATAATTTTCTCATCTGGCCGCCCTTTTTGTGCCCTTTTCTTCTTGTATTTAACCACGCTTTTTTACCATGGATGACTAAATACAACAAAGTAAATCCACTAAGGAGTTTGAAGATGGCAACATTACAATCACCAGGCGTAAGCGTATCAGTTATAGATGAAAGTTTCTATACCCCCGCAGGCGCCGGCACCGTTCCAATGATTTTTGTAGCAACTGAGCAAGACAAAATGAATGGCTCAGGAACAGGAACAGCACAAGGTACAACAGCAGCCAACGCAGGTAAGGTTTGGGTAATTACCAGCCAACGCGATTTAGCCGATACATTTGGTACACCATATTTTGAAACAGATGCAGAAGGCAATCCCGTACACGCAGGCGAGTTAAACGAATATGGCCTACAAGCCGCATACAGCGCACTAGGTGTAAGCTCTAAAGCATATATTGTTCGTGCAGATGTAAATACCGCAGAATTAATTCCTTCTGCTTCAGTTCCTGGCGGAACACCTGTTAACGGTACATACTGGGTTAATACAGGCGATACAAAATTTGGTATCGAAGAATGGAATGCAACTTCTAGAAAGTTCACCGTAAAAACTCCACTAATTATTGATAACAACAATTTTAATAGTGACTTTGATGCCGACGGCGGTTATCCTAGCAGCCTATTTGGTTCTGTCGGAAGTTACGCTTTTGTAATAACCAGCGACAACGATTATAACTATGCACAGGGTCTTTATTATAGAGCATCCGGTGGTTGGACATACGTCGAAGACGGTTTTGACAGCGGCAAGAAAGTTCGCCTAAGTCCTCATTATGATTATCCTGACTATACTAGCACAGGTTTAAATGCCGCAACAGGTAGTATTTGGATTAAAACAACAAGCCCTGCTGGCGGTGCCAACTGGGATGTAAAAGTTTATAGCTCAACATCCGGAACATGGAATAAAGTTAATGCTCCAGTATTCACATCTACAAACGCAGCCATTGCTGGTTTAGATTCAGTAGGTGGCGGCGCAAACATTCCTTTAGGATCTGTGTTTGTCGAAGCTGATCCTGATCAAGGATATGGCGCAGATTTTAGACTACAAATTCGTTATAAATCTGCACCTACAACAATTACCGTAGCAAGTGCTGCTACTTTAAGTTCTTCTAGTGCATTTAATATTAGAGAAACATTAGCCGACGGAACATACGGATCACCGGTATCAATATCACTTGGTGGATCTGGCTCAACACCGTTAGGTCAAACAATTGCTGCCGCTATTAACAATGCTTCAGGATTGGTAAATGTTACAGCAACTTGGGATGGTACATTACATAGATTAACAATTACACACGCATTAGGCGGTGACTTTGAAATCGAACAAACTAGCCAACAACCGTTCATCACTATAGGTTTAATAGGTGACGGCAGTGTTGCCAACTTCTACACAGCACCAGGAAATTCTTCATATGATTATGTAGCGTCTAACTGGAAGCCATTAGTATACGAAGCACAAAATACTGCACCTACTACACTACCTGACGACGCACAATTATGGTTTGGTAACAATTTAGATGCAGACATCTTATATAACACCGGCCTAGTTTGGGAAGGTTATAAGACTGCATTCTCTAGCACAGACCCATTAGGTCCTACGGTAGATGCAACAATGCCGACTACACAACAAGACGGTGTAACTGCACTTGTCAACGGTGATATTTGGATTGATACATCTATGCCTGATCAATACGGCAAGAACATTTATGTTTATGACGGTAGTAATTGGATCCTACAAGATGTAACAGATCACGTTACACCTAACGGATGGGTATTTGCTGATGCACGTTGGAGTACTAACGGTGCTGACGATATGCATGTTGTTACATCAATTGCAGACTTACTAGTAAGCAATTATGTAGACCCAGATTGTCCTGATCCTCGTTTATACCCACGTGGTACACGTTTGTTCAACACTCGTCGTAGTGGCAATAACGTTAAAAAGTATCACAAAGGTTACATAGATACTACAGGTGTAAACCCACGCCAAAGCAATGCATCTATGTCAAGTTATGCTCCAGATCGTTGGGTAACTGCAAGTCCTAACGATGAGAATAATGTTGGAACATTTGGTCGTTTAGCACAACGTAGTGTAGTAGTTAAATCATTGAAAGCGATGGTAACTGCAAATACTGACATCCGTGATACAGATACATTGAACTTCAATATCATTGCTTGCCCAGGTTATCAAGAATTGATGCAAGATATGGTTGCGTTCAATACTGACATCGGATTAACAGCGATTGTGTTAGGTGATACACCATTCCGCTTACCAGCAACTGGAACTGCACTTAACAACTACGGATTTAACACAGCAAATTCCGTTGATAACAATGATATTTCTGCAGTCACATACGACACAGGTTTAGCAATGTTCTATCCAAGTGGTTATACAAATGACAACTTAGGAAACAATATTGTTGTTCCACCAAGTCACATGATGATTCGTACATTGATCAATAACGACAACAAGAGTTACTTATGGTTTGCTCCAGCAGGTACACGTCGTGGTGTTATTGACAACGTAAGTAGTGTAGGTTATGTTGATGGTCAAACAGGTGAATTTAAGACAGCTAGCCTACACCAAGGACTACGCGATGTTTTACAAACAACTGGTATTAACATCAACCCAATTGCAACACTACCAGGCGTTGGTATTGTTAACATGGGACAAAAGACACGAGCACATGCTGCTAGTGCCTTAGATAGAATTAACGTAAGTCGTTTAGTTGCATATCTACGTAGACAACTAAGTGTTCTTGCAAAACCGTTCTTGTTTGAACCAAACGATTCACAAACACGTCATGAAGTTAAAGCGGCAGTTGATTCATTGCTAACTGAGTTAGTACATCAACGTGCTTTATACGACTTCTTAGTTGTATGTGATAATTCAAACAATACACCTGCAAGAATTGATCGTAGTGAATTGTGGATCGATATCGCAATTGAGCCAGTTAAGGCTGTAGAGTTTATCTACATTCCATTACGTATATTGAACACAGGTGCTATTAAAGCACTAAGCAAATAAGGAGCATTAAATGCCAATCGCAAGTTTATCAAGATTTTCAGTTCCGCTAGATACAGACCAAAGCGCAAGTAGCCAAGGCTTGTTAATGCCAAAATTACCGTATCGCTTTAGAGTGGTGCTGGTTGACTTTGGTGTAGGCGGAGCTCCGGCAACTGAATTAACAAAACAAGTTGCTACCGTAGATCGTCCAAAACCAAGTTTTGAAGAAATCAAACTAGACGTTTATAACAGCGTAGTAAAATTAGCTGGAAAACCAAAGTTTGACGATATCAAGCTGAAGATTCGTGACGATATGACCAACTTAGTTACAAACAAAGTCGGTGAACAAATGCAGAAGCAATTTGACTTCTTCGAACAAGCCAGTGCTGCATCTGGTCTAGATTATAAGTTCACAACTTATATCGAAATATTAGATGGTGGTAACGGTGCATACGCTCCGGTTCCATTAGAAACTTTTGAATTGCAAGGATGCTGGATTAAATCAGTAGCCTACGATGGCGGTGACTATTCTAAATCTACTGAAGCACTAAACATTGAATTAACAATCTGTTATGACAATGCACTACAAACGGTTGGTATTAACGGAGGCCTAGTTGGTCTTGGTACACCAGTCGGACGTACGGTAGGTACTACAGCTATCGGTAGTTAATACAATACTAACACGATCAAGCCCGGTTTTTTCCGGGCTTTTTTTGTGGTATAAATAATAATATGAGTGATCCATTTTATAAATTTTTGTCAAGCTCGGGTGGGTATAAGAGTTACGCACACGCATCTGGTGTATACCTAGGAAATAAACTTGCTAGAGCCCCTAAACTTGGGTTCATGTATTTTGTGTCATTCACACTTAACACATCTGCAATTATAGACACTCAATGGTGGGAAAGATATAAACAAGATCTAGGATTTTTAGTTAAGAAGATAGATCTTCCTAAATTTAAAATTACCACTGAAACTTTAAACCAGTACAATAGAAAGACTAACGTACAAACAAAATTAACATACGAGCCGATTACCGTAGAATTTCACGACGACAATAGTGAAATTACAAACGGCTTATGGAAAAATTATTACAAATATTATTTTGCAGATAGTAACTATACCAGTGCAGGAGAATTTGATAATATTGCATTCGGTGATTCAAAATATGGTGTACAAGATTATGCATACGGATTAAGCAACGGAAGTCAAGATCCTTTCTTTGCCAGTATCGATATATTTGTATTACATCAAGGAAGATTTACTCAAATAAGCATTGCCAATCCTTTAATAACATCTTGGGAACACGACGATGTTGAACAGAAGGAAGGCACTAAAATAATGCAAAATAAAATGACGGTTGCCTATGACAACGTGGCATACTATCAAGGTGCTATCGAAGCTGATGATAAAGCATCAAGTTATAATGCATTTTATTACGATAATGTACCCGGCAGTATTGGGCAAGGTAATCAAAATACTGCACCTACTCTTACAGGAGTGTTTGGCGGGCAAAATGAACCATCACCCGAACCTATTCCTGCATACCCTACACCTGTACCGCCAGGTTTGAGTATGAGTCAAATGGATAAAATGGCAGCGCTATCTGCTCCTGCATATCCTACTCCGCAGCCTATCGGAGCTGGAACATTTGGATTAACTAGCCAGCGACCACCGGGATTACTTAGCGGCATAAGTCTATGGTATGGATATGGCGGTCTCCATGGTACGGGAGTAGTTAATGCAGGACCAGTTAGACTTGTATTGAAGAAATAATATGTATAATAATATCCCAGCTAGTAATACATCTAATCCTGCGGCGACAGCATATAACAATGCGTACACAAGACCGCTTCAGTTAGAAACTAATACGTACAATCTGTTAAAAGGATTCTTTGAATCAAAAGGATTTGATAAAACTGCCGCTGAAACTATTGCAGTTACATTTATCAGACAAGCAACACAGGATGGGTATAATCCATTAGATGTACTAACAACACTAAAAGGATTTGATCAATTAAAGTTAAACGATGTTATAACACAGGTGTTGAACTATAATAGATTTAAAACAAGTTATCTAGGCAACAGCACAGGCTTTGCTCCATTCACTCCAGTAGCAAGAAATATTGCAGTATGAGTTTAAAATTTGCACAGAATTTTTATAAAATAAAAAACCCAAAAAAATATATAGGGACTAAAGAACCTTATTATCGTAGCGGTTGGGAACAGACATTCATGATGTTCTGCGACAACAATCCTGCAATTTTAGAATGGGCAAGTGAACCTGTTAAAATTCCGTATCGAGATCCGTTGACTGGAAAACAGACGGTGTATGTTCCAGATTTCTTAATTAAGTACATTGATCGAAATCAAAAAAATCATGTAGAGATGATCGAGATTAAACCAGCAAAACAACAGCTATTAGAAAAAGTTGGTAAAAATCCATATGACCAAGCCCAGTATGTTAAAAATATGGCAAAGTGGGAATCAGCAAACATATGGTGCAAAAGCAGGGGAATAAAATTTCGTGTAATTAACGAGTCTGATATTTTCCATAATCCAGGTAAAAAGCGATAAGTAATATTATGACAAAAAAATTAGAAGAAGTTTTTAATTTACCTACTGAGCCTGTGATAGAACCTACCGCAGAAGATGCCGCACCGCAGCCTATTATTAATCTAGAAGAAAAGCTAGAAGAGTTTGATAAAATTGCTGCCGCATTGCCCCGAGTAAAAGGACTAGGTGATATGGCAGACGGAGAACTCGATGCCTTGGCAGACAAAGCAGAAAAAGCCTATGACGACCTAATGGATCTAGGTATGAATGTAGAAGCACGATATGGTGCTAGAATGTTCGAAGTAGCCGCACAAATGATGAATGCCGCTATTGTTGCTAAAACTAATAAAATTGATAAGAAACTAAAGATGGTTGATTTACAATTGAAAAAGTTAGCAATAGACAAAAAACACGGGAACGAAGGCGCTAACGAAACCGTAGAAGGCGAAGGATATATACTTACAGACCGTAATAGCATCCTAGAAAAACTTAAGAATTTGAATAAATAAAACACTATGAAATCATTCAAAGAACACCTATCAGAATCTATTGCTTCTAAGAAACACGAGTTTCGCGTTAAAGTCGCTGGAACTTTTTCTAAAGAGCAAGAAGAAAAATTAAAGACCATGCTTGAGCGTTATCAAGTAGATGCGTTTAAAAAGGTAGGTACTACACCTATCCAAGCACTTCCGTTAGACTTTCCACAAGTTAGAAATTGTGAAGTTAACATTTACGAAGTTACACTTGATTATCCTACTACTCAACAAGAGCTTACAGAATATATCAGTAGTGGTTTAGGAATCAATAAACAAAACTTAGCAGTTCGCCGTCCAGGTGAACCAAGTGAAGAATACCAACATGATGAGCCAAAGCGTGAAGGCGCTCTTTTAAATGATCCAGATTATAAAGAAGCAGGTAGTCCTAAATTTGAAGACTACTATGGCACAAAATATAATACCGCGTTTGTTAAAGAACTAAACGATCTATTAAAACTAGAACGTAAGGCACGTGGAGAAGTAATTCCTACAGAAGGTGCCGCAAAATTTAATACTGATACTACAGACACTCAAGAAAGTCTATTAAAGTTTCAGGCACAGGACCTAAGGAAATAATTATGCAAATGATCGATGTAATGAAGCGTTTAGCAGAACTAGATGCTAAAAACCCGCAAGTGGTTAAAGAAAATACCAATGTAGCAGAATGCGGCCCAATGGGCATGATGGGCGGTATGCCTGGAATCCACACTCCTGCAAGCATTAACATGACAGCAGATAGTGGTAGCGAACTAACAGGAATGTTACGTGACATCATGCAACTTGCTGGTGTTCATAAAGTTGAACCAGAACATTTAGGTGTTGAACACGAACCTATGCAACTAATGCCAGAACCTGGTGTTGCAGTTGGTCCAGCTATTGCAGAGCCAATGGGCGGTGCTGACGATATGCGTTCTGTATTAGATAAACTAAATCCAGAACCAGCCGGTGACGACGCTGGTGATGAAACTGGTGACGAAGCTGGCGGAGAAGAAATTGGTCCGTTCCAAGGCGATGACGAAGGTCCTCAAACTGGTGACGAAGAAGGTGAAGAAGAGGATGATGAGGAAGAGGAAGAAACTGATGAAGGTCAGTATGACAACACTCCTGCAGATCCTAATAAAGCAAATCCATTTGACTCTAACGAATTTGCCAATCATGAAAATCCATCCGGTGGTGGTGAAACTAGCAATGGAGAAAAACGCCAAAGCAATCTTCCAACTGCTACATTTGAAGCATTGATGAAAGAGTACAAACAATTCATCGGTGAAGATGAAGAAGAAACCGACGAAGGCATTATGGACAAAGCCAAAGCGTTTGGTAAAAAAGTTCTAGATAAAGTTGGACACGGCGACGACGAAGAAATGATCAAGGACCTACAGAAGAAAGCTGGTGTTCCTCAAACTGGTAAAAAGCCAGAGAAAGCCAACGAAAGTATGGATGACATTTTAAAATTAGCAGGTTTAAAGTAATTTAACCCTTAACCAAAATAGCCCCCGATGGGGCTATTTTTTTCAGTAAATAAAGATATGGCAGCAGATAATAAACTAATTAAGACAGCACACACTACTCAGAAGTTTACTGAGGAAGATATTGCAAACTTATTAAAGTGTCAAGATCCAGTAACTGGTTCTGAATTTTTTCTTGACAATTACTTCTTTATTCAACACCCTACACAGGGTAAGATACAATATCAAGCGTTTGAATACCAACGTGAGCTATTAAAGAGCTACAACGGGCATAGATTCAGCGTTAATATGCTTGGGCGCCAGATGGGTAAGACCACAACAGCCGTAGGCTATTTGCTATGGTATGCTATGTTCGTACCTGATAGCACAATCCTTATCTCGGCGCACAAATACACAGGTGCTCAGGAAATTATGCAACGTCTACGTTACGCATATGAAACCTGCCCTGACTGGATACGTGCAGGTGTTACAAGTTATAACAAACAAAGTATTGAATTCGATAACGGTTCACGTATTGTAGCGCAGACAACTACAGAAACAACAGGTCGTGGTATGTCTGTATCTTTACTATATTGTGACGAGTTTGCCTACGTTGAACCCAACATTGCTGTCGAATTCTGGACATCTATTTCGCCTACACTAGCAACTGGTGGTAAAGCGATTATCACATCAACTCCTAACTCAGACGAAGATCAGTTTGCCTTAATCTGGAAAGAAGCAAACAAGCGCCTTGACGAGTTCGGTAACACAACAGAACTAGGTAAGAACGGTTTTTATCCTTACATGGCTGTTTGGAGTCAACATCCTGATCGTGACGAAGTGTGGGCTAACGAAGAACGTAGTCGTGTTGGCGAAGAACGATTCCGTCGTGAACACGAATGTGAATTCTTAGTCTTTGACGAAACTCTAATTAGCAGTATTAAATTAGCAGGTATGGAGGGCAAAGAACCTATTATTAAAATGGGTCAATGCCGCTGGTATAAAAAGATCAACCCTAAAAATACATACCTAGTTGCACTAGATCCTAGCTTAGGTACAGGTGGAGACCCTGCAGGTATTCAAATCCTTGAACTTCCTAGTTTTAATCAAGTAGGAGAGTGGCATCACAACCTAACACAAATTCAAGGACAGGCTAGAATATTACGAGATATCTGTCAGTATATTTCTGATGAATGTAGTAAAAAAGGTGTAACGCCTAGTATCTATTACAGCGTAGAAAATAACGCAGTTGGTGAAGCAGCATTAGTTGCTATCAACGAAATAGGTGAAGAAAGTATTCCAGGACTATTCTTAAGCGAACCTATACGTAAAGGGCATGTTCGTAGATATCGTAAAGGATTCTATACAACACATGCGGCTAAAATCTCAGCTTGTGCTAAATTAAAACACTTGATCGAAAGCAATAGATTAGAAATTAATTCTAAAGCATTGATATCAGAACTCAAAGCCTATATTGCAAAAGGCTTAGGATTTGAAGCAAAAACTGGACAACATGACGACTTAGTTAGTTCTATGTTATTAGCAGTACGCATGGCTATGGTGTTACAAGACTGGGATCCGGCAGTTTACGACAAAATGCGAGAAGAGCGAGAAGACGAATGGGTCATGCCCTTGCCTGTTTATGTTAGCTCATTTTAACTAAATATACACATGAAAGCAATCCAAATAATCAGTCAAGACCTATTCGACAAAGTTCGCAGCCGTTTCAGTAATTTAGAAATGGGTGACGAAACTGGCGCAGTAACTATTGATCCTGCAGAAGCACGTTTCTTTGATTTTGATTTTGTACATGAGGATGTAAATCTTGGTCGTGTTAGTATCAGCTTAAATGAACTAGGAAGTTTAAAAGTTTATTACAGCCAAGGCATTACAGAAAATCAAGATGATCCTGCAAAGAAAACTTGGTATAGTTTCCTAAGAGAAATGCGTTTCTTTGCTATGCGTAGACTACTACGTTTTGATACACGTGACATTGCTAAAACAAATCTTGATAAGAATGATTTTCAGCACCTTGCTACTACGCAAGGCACTAAGGAAGAACCCGAAATGAATACAATGAACGAATCCAGATGGAATCACAAAAGTACTAAAAAGACTAGCCGTGCTGTAAAAGGACAAACAGAAGTTATTGTTCGCCATAGCCAAGCAGTTGACGAAATGTATCCAGGCGCACGTAGCCAACGTAAAAACATCAAGGCAATTTTTATTCAAAACAAAGACGGCGAACGTTTCAAGTATCCTTTTATACATCCGGCAGGTGCGTTCGCAATGGCACAACACGTTGATCATGGCGGTGCACCACATGATCCAGCAGGCAAAGCAATTATCAAAATGAGCGAACAAATTGCTCAACTACAAGAATTTCAACGTAAAATAAGTCGCTCTACTCTTCACGACGACGCAACAGGAATTACAGAACGTGCCATAGGCCGATTACAAGAATTAAAAGCAAGAGTAGAAGCATTAGGCAAACGTCACCATTATGAAGCATGGGTTGCTGAAATGACCGGTCAACCAGAAGCCGGTGACGATATTATGGAACTAGATGCTGTTACTATGGAGCAGTATAAACAAGCATTTACACAAACAAGTTTTCAAGAAGAACTGGCAGGTTACTTCCCACTACTTCACACAATTATGAGTGAAACAAATACAATAGATCTTGAATCTTATGTAAAAGAAGAAAGTGATATTTGTCCAGATTGCAAAGAAGATCCTTGTGTATGTGACAATCATGCAAAGAAAGAAAGTGCATTTGAAGAATTTGAAAATTGGGCAGAAGCTGTTGAACAAGGTAAATTAACCGACGACGAAATCGAAGCATTGAAGCAAGCGTTGGCAGCATTACCACAAGGTCCCGATGGTCCAGAATTAGAACTAGGACCAAACGGTGACACAGCATGGCAATTCTTTAGTGGACTAGGTTTAGACGATGGCGACTTAGAGAAGAAACTAGAAGCCGCTGCCGAACTAGATCCAGAAACTGATCCAGTAGAAGTTATGGCATTATGGGCAAAAGATCATTATCCAGAACTATTAGTGGCATTGGGCATCAGCGGTGAGGAACAACCACCTGCCGAAGCGCCACCTGCTCCTGAACAACCAACTGCCGAAAATGAAGAAAACAAAGGGCGTGAGCAAATGATGCCAACACGCGAAGGCATTGTTAAAGAAGTTGCTAAAATTGTTAAGAGTTTTTATAATGCAGACAATCCAGAAGTTGGTCCATTCCGTGGCGGCGAAGGCATTGCTCTTGATTGCAAAAAGAAAATTGCAGAGAAGTTTGGAGATCAAGCCGGTACATTTGCAGAAGAAATGGCTGGTAAATTCATCGAAAAACTAACACAAGAATGGCAACAAAAACACGGACACGTTGCCAACGGTCACGGTGATGATGGGCTGGCACGTTTAAAAGAACTTGTTGGTAATATCAAAACTAAGGTAGAAGGTATCGGCGACCGTGGTAACGGCGGTGCAGACTTTAACAACAACATTATGTCTGCAGAAGAAAGTATTTTACCAGAAATGGCTGAAATCTTAAAGTTATCCGGATTGGCAAAATAAACCACATTATTGCAGCCTTTTAGGTTGCAGGTATAAATAAAAGTGCGTATAGTTATCTATATGCACTTTTTCTTTTTAGTCAGTTGGCTTTAAAGGAATGGCACATAAAATTATTATTAAGGAAAATCATTATGGCAACTTTAGCAGAAATTCGCGCAAAACTTCAAGCATCATCTCAACAAAACACCGGTAGCGCAGGCGGTGGAGACAACGCAATTTACCCTCACTGGAACATGCCAGAAGGTTCAACTACAACGGTTCGATTCCTTCCTGATGCAGACCCAAACAACACTTTTTTCTGGATTGAACGTGCAATGATCAAATTGCCTTTCGCCGGTGTCAAAGGTGAAACAAACTCTAAACCAGTTACCGTACAAGTCCCTTGTATGGAAATGTGGGGTGAGACATGCCCAATTCTAACAGAAGTTCGTCCATGGTTCAAAGATAAATCTTTAGAAGACATGGGTCGTAAGTACTGGAAGAAGAAGTCTTACTTGTTCCAAGGTTTTGTTGGTGACAGCAAACTACAAGAAGACAAAACACCAGAAAATCCAATCCGTCGATTCATCATCGGCAGTCAGATTTTCAACATCGTCAAGAACGCCTTGATGGATAGTGAAATTGAAGAATTGCCAACAGACTATGTTCGTGGTTTGGACTTCAAAATTGCTAAAACATCTAAAGGTGGCTATGCTGACTATTCTACATCAACTTGGGCTCGTCGTGAACGTGCTTTGAGCGATGCAGAAAATGCGGCAATCGCACAGCATGGATTGTTTGATTTGAAGAGCTTCTTGCCTAAGAAGCCAGGTGATGTTGAACTCAAAGTCATGAAAGAAATGTTCGAAGCGTCAGTTGACGGCGAGGCATTTGACATGGATCGTTGGGGTCAATATTTCAAACCAGACGGTATGAAGGGTAACTTCAACGGCAATGCTCCAACACAGGCAAGTACACCAACTCCGGCAGCTCGTCCAGCACCAGCAGCCGCACCAGTTGATGAAGACGACGCCCCTTTTGAGACAGCGGCTCCTGCCGCAGAACCAGCAGCCGCTCCGGCAGCAACAGGTGACGCAGGATCTCGTGCCGCAGACATCATTGCGATGATCCGTAATCGTCAAAAGCAATAATTAGGAGTTGAGCATGGCAAAATCCTTTGATATTTCAAAGTTTCGTAAATCTATCACCAAGTCTATCGACGGCTTAGGTATTGGGTTTAACGATCCTACAGACTGGATATCAACAGGTAACTATGCTTTGAATTATCTTATCAGCGGTGACTTCTACAAAGGAGTTCCGCTGGGTAAGGTAACCGTGTTTGCTGGTGAATCTGGTGCAGGTAAATCATATATTTGCTCCGGAAACATCATTAAGGCAGCACAGGAACAAGGCATCTATGTTATTTTAGTTGATTCCGAAAACGCTCTTGATCAGAAGTGGCTTGAAGACCTCGGTGTCGATACAAGCGATGAAAAACTTCTAAAACTCAACATGGCTATGATTGACGATGTGGCAAAAACCATTTCCGAATTCATGAAAGAGTACAAAGTTATGCCCGAGGAAAGCCGTCCTAAGGTATTGTTTGTAATTGACTCTTTAGGTATGTTGTTGACTCCAACTGATGTGAATCAGTTCGAAGCAGGTGAGATGAAAGGTGACATGGGCCGTAAGCCTAAAGCACTTACATCACTTGTTCGTAATTGTGTAAACATGTTTGGTTCTTGGAATGTAGGGTTAGTTGCTACTAATCACACATACGCAAGCCAAGATATGTTTGACCCTGATGACAAAATTAGCGGTGGACAAGGTTTCATTTATGCAAGCTCTATTGTTGTTGCTATGCGTAAGTTGAAATTGAAAACAGATGCAGACGGTAACAAAACTTCCGAAGTGCATGGTATTCGTAGTGCTTGTAAGATTATGAAAACACGTTATGCAAAACCTTTTGAGTCAGTACAAGTTGAAATTCCATATTCAACAGGTATGAGCCCACATAGCGGTTTAGTTGATTTGTTTGAAGCCAAAGGTATGTTGAAGAAAGAAGGCAATAGTCTTGTTTACACAACAGCTGACGGTGAAATTATCAAGCAATTCCGTAAAGCATGGGAACGTAACGAAAAAGATGGTTTAAATATCATCATGACAGATATTTCTAAAAATGGTATGGCTGTCGAAACTCCGGCAGTAGCTGAGACTGAGGAAGAATAATGGAAGAAGATCTAATCATTGAAATTTGGGATGTTTTTAAAGAATATATCCCTGATAAAAATAAAGAAACGGCAGCTTCTCATTTCATTGATATGCTTATTGGTAAAGATGTTGAGCCAAGTGTTATTAAAGGGTTATCTGGATATGACACTCATCTCGACGAAGCCATCGAATTGGCATTTGCCGACGACATAGAAGATGAATTGGAAGATGATGATTGGGATTACAACGAAGACGAGGATTAATCCATGTCTTGGTATGCTAAAGTCTCGAAGGACATAGCACATCTCCCAGGTTGTTTAGATTATTTTTACAACGAGATCGAAGAAGCAAAAAAAGAGGTCAAAATCTACGGAAACGTGGAGAAGGCCTCTGCTTCTTTACCGGGTATTGTTGAACATAGGTTTAATCAACTTCAGGAAATCGAAGCTGTCCTCGAATATCTTAACATCGAGTTAAGAAGAATTAAATCCAAAGCATTTCGTAAGTATCTCGAAAGCTATCAACGTGCTCTCAGTTCAAGAGATGCTGAAAAATTTGCTGAAGGTGAAGCAGATGTAGTTGATATGGAAAAAATTATCAATGAATTTGCTATGTTGCGTAACCAATGGCTGGGCATTGTTAAAGGACTTGATATCAAGCAATGGCAATTAGGTAATATTATTAAATTGAGAGCCGCAGGGCTTGAAGATATTAGTCTATGAGTGTATAATAGTACTATGAACATTGAAGATTTGATGATTGCACTGATTTATTCCAACATTAAGAAGAATGATTGGGATACTAAACTTGGTTATAGCTTTTATGACCAAATTAGCCGTGGGTCCGGTTTCACAGAAAAACAAAGTAACCTGGCAATTAAAATTCTTAGCCGGCATCATATGGCACTGAGTGTGGCTCTTAACAAAAATATTGCTCCATTCCTCGAAAATCCGGTATTTCGACTACCTATACGTAAAATTAGTGAATCAAAACAATTAAGCGTAGTGGAGCATTCTCAGCATGGCAGAGTGATTAAGGCAATATTTCCTTACAATGAGAAAACGGTTGAGAATATTAGAAAAAATCGAGACTCAATAGGATCAGCAGTTTGGGACAAAGAGGAAAAATGTTGGTTTTTTGCCCTAAACGAAGAAAGCATCAAATTTTTGAGAGATTTAGATAATTTCGGAACAGACGAAATGTTTCAAAATTATGTTTCTCAAATAAAATCAATTGAAGACGAGTTAGAAAATCATATACCAATGTTGGTAATTGAAGACGGTATGCCAAAATTGAAAAATTGTGCCTCATCAGTGCCTATCCTTGAAACAACTGATATTTTGACCTCAATTTTTGAGGCAAGAAAACGTGGAATTTTTACATGGGACGACACTATCTCTAATTTTTTAGATAGCGACGAAGTTGATCCTCTCACAAGAGATTTCTTAAAAGCCGATCCCAGTAAGGAAACAGGGCTGGATAAGGATTTACACCAAATTTCTGAATTTTCCGCCATTGTCAAGCACCTACTGCCTATACTGGTTGTAATCCCCGGTGGTAACGAATTAGAGACAATGAAAATTTCTTGCGAATTTTTGACCAATTTAGGAATTGCCAACGACGAGATGAGTGTGCTGTTTAGACTGCCTTCTACTACCCATGAAAATTTCAATAATTTTGTGAAATTTAATGAATTGAATTCACCAATTTCTGAAAAAACTAAAGTAGTCTTCGTCAGTAGCAAAATGCCTAAGCCTGTGTTAAAATCTAAAATTAAATTTCATAGTTCATTGAATTTAGGTTACAGCAACGTGCATTACACTATGAGAAATTTCTTGAAAAATCAGGAAAATTCACTGATTTATACAAAAGAAAAAGAAATAAGGAATATTAAGTTTGGGTTCATGTAAAATTATCATTAAGGATGAGGTGAATGTTAAGATAGAAAATTTAGATCTTGACACACGCAAAGCCTTGGTTAAAAAGTTTAAGTACGAAGACCCGACTGCCCGCTTCAGACCAGCCTATAAATTAGGTCGTTGGGATGGATCAGTTAGTTTCTTCGGTCTCGGCGGTACTACCTATCTAAGTATGTTACCACAAGTGTTAGAATTTCTTGAGATGAGAAATTTCTACATTGAATTGGAAGATAATCGAGTTCCTGTGAACTTAGATTTTGAACAAATTTCTGAGGATTTTTGGGGTGAAAAAACGTGGCCTGTAGGACATCGATTTGCTGGTGAATATATTAGGTTGCGTGATGACCAAGTTGAAGTTATCAATAAATTTTTAGAAAATCCTCAATGTATTCAAGAAATTGCCACAGGATTTGGTAAGACAATTACAACTGCAACATTGGCAAAAATTTGTGAAAAATATGGTCGGACCGTATGTATTGTTCCTAACAAAAGTCTTGTTGAACAGACAGAAGAAGACTTTATTAACTGCGGATTAGATGTCGGTGTTTACTATGGAGATAGAAAAAATCTCGATAAAACACACACTATTTGTACTTGGCAAAGTCTCAATATTTTAGACAAAAATTCCAAAGATATTGGCGAAGAAGAACTGCTAACTTTGGCAGAATTATTGGACGGTGTTCAATGTGTTATGGTTGACGAAGTCCATATGGCTAAGGCAGAAGTGCTAAAGAATTTGTTAACAAGAAATTTATCTAACGCACCTATTCGTTGGGGATTAACTGGAACCGTACCTAAGGCAGATCATGAATTTCAAAGCATTCGGGCAAGTTTAGGAGAAGTTGTTCACCGTGTTAAGGCACATGAATTACAGGAAAAAGGCATCCTAAGCGATTGTCATGTTAACATCGTTCAGACTGCCGAATGGAAAGAATTTAGCGGGTACCCCGAAGAGTTAAAATTCCTGGTCACTGATAAAGATCGAATGACCTATATTGGTAATTTAATTAACGGTATTGCAGAAACAGGTAACACATTGGTTTTAGTTGATAGAATTGAATGTGGACAATTTTTACAAACACAATTAACAGACTCTGTATTCATATCAGGTTCTGTAAAGACAAAAGACAGAAAGACAGAATATGACGAAGTTAAAACTGCTGACAACAAGATTATTGTGGCGACTTACGGTGTGGCCGCTGTGGGTATTAATGTGCCCCGCATTTTTAATCTGGTTATGGTTGAGCCCGGAAAGAGCTTTACAAGGGTTATACAGAGCATTGGGCGCGGCATTCGAAAAGCAGACGACAAAGACTTTGTACAAATTTGGGACCTCACGGCATCTACAAAATACGCGAAGAGGCATCTTACAGAACGTAAGAAGTTCTATAAAGAAGCGAAGTATCCATTCACAATTGAAAAAGTAAAATATATATAATGCAAATTTTAACCTTAGAAAATAAAACGTTTTATCTTAACGATCTTCCAGAGGAAATTGAAGAAGATTTGCGATTCTCTGTTTTAGACAATAGCGATAGTTCTAACCCGGATCATTTCTTTATTCCTTTAATCTTTTTAGAATCGTTTACTGGACCAGCTGTGGTACTAAAAATTGGACCACACGAACTCACTATGCCACTTGATTGGTGTACAATTGTCGGAGACCCGGAAGGTCCTGATATGGAAATACTACCGTTGACAAGCCTTAATGATAGAGGATTTAGAACATTTTGTTTTAATCCCATTAGTGGCTTTAGACCAGAGTTTTTAGATATTGACATCGTAGATGTCTACCAAGATGTTAAATGGTATTTCCCTAAAATGAAGCCGGGTCAATTACTTTGTACACCACTTCATGCTGGTCCTGAACCTCTATGTGCATACTTTGTCAAAGAAGTTAGCCGACAAAGTGAATTGGTGGATTATACTAAGTGTTGGTAATATGGGATCGTTAACTCCTGGCACAACCTATGTCTATGAGCATGTCGATGGCGTTACATACGCTCGTGAATCTGGCGCACCTGTTAACACACGAGTAGAGATAGGTCGCACTATAGAGCGTACAGCATTTGATAGAGAACTTAGAGAAACGTTGATCTGGAAGGATATACATCTTGCCGCAAAGACCAATCCTACTTTACAAGCTGCCATAGATCGTGTTAAAATTATATATCACTTGAGTAAAAGAAATGGCAACAGCGAAACTTGATATTAAACGTGAACTAAATGGCGTAGATCGTAAACAATATGATTTCTACGATAATCTCACAGATGAAGAAAAGAAAGCATTTAGTCCATATATACTAATGCGTTATACCAGCAACGTACAAGGTGATAGAGATATTCAAGAATGGTTTCTTGAAATGACAAATGAATGTGTCAATAAGAATCATTGGGATCTAAGCAAGAACCATAAAGCATTATTGTGGAAGTTATTTGCTGCTACAGGTGCAGGAGTAAACTGCTACCATCCTTATTTGGCAGCAGGTAAAAAAGAAAAAGCAAACAAGATAGAAAAATTATTAGCAGAACTATATCCAGCAATGAAGATGGAAGATATTAAAATAATGGCTTCTATGATGGATAAATCAGACAAAGAAGAATTGTTTGACAAGATGGGGTTTGATAAGAAACAACGGAAAGAATACGAGTGATAGCATTAGTGGATCAACCTTATAAATGTGTACATTGTAATAAGAGCTTCATGCAGGAGAAGACTCTTGTTGCTCATATGTGTGAGCGCAAACGCCGGGCTTTACAAAAAAACGAGAAGCGTGTTCAAGCAGGTTACATGGCGTTTAATCGTTGGTGGCAACTTGCACAAAATGCTAAAAAATTAAAAACATACGACGAATTCTGTGACACATCTTACTACAATGCATTTGTTAAATTTGGTAGTTTTGTCAACAATGTTAATCCTATCTATCCTGAGAAGTTTATAGACTACGTTATCAAAAGTGGTGTCAAATTAGACCATTGGTGTAGGGATGAATTGTATGATCAATATTTGGTTGAGATGTTAAAAGTCGAACCTGTTGAAAGCGCAGTCCAAAGGTCTTTACAAACAATGATGGAATGGGGAGAAGAGCATCGTGCAGAATTTGCACATTACTTCAACTATGTAAGTCTCAACAAAGCAGTATACGATATCAAAAACGGCATGATCAGTCCGTGGGTTATTTTAAATACCGTATCCGGAAAAGAAATGGTACAAAAAATGAGCGATGAACAATTAAATATGATTTCAACATCGTTCGATGTACCTTTTTGGCTTCGTAAATTTAAAGAAATTCCTGCCGACGTCGCTCTGGTAAAAGAGATATGCCGGGAAGTTGGCATAAAATGAATCCGAATATAAAAAAAGAATTTGAAGAACAATTTGGGGCAAGAGTTGAACCTGGGCATCGAACATTTCGTCGTCCGATAGCGGTGCCTAATTGGTCTGCCTATAATATAGGTGATATGAACATGAGTACAGAAATTATTCCGTCGTTGACTATTCATATAAGTGAAGAAGAATTTGAACATATGACACAATACATGCCGGGTAGAATAATTAGAGAAAGAAACATGAGAGAAGATATTCCTGCACTGAAGAAAGCATGGGATAACTATCAATTATTACTAAAATTGTGTAGTGGAGATTATTACTGATGAACATAGTAAAAGAAGGAAGTTGTTGGTGGGGCGGCGACTCTAAAAAATTTATAGTTCTTGCTGTTATAGAACAAGAAGGAAATACTTGGGTGCATTACCGTGACGATGGTAACGAATCACCTAAAGAATATAGTTGTTATCTAGAAAGTTTTCTAAGTAGATTTATTGAGGTACCAAAATGACAAGATTAACTGGTTACGTTGAAAAAGGTTGGGGACACGAATATATTTTTGCCACCAATGACAAGTATTGCGGAAAAATAATGAAGTTTAATAAAGACGCAAAATTTAGTATGCATTTTCACTCAGAGAAAGATGAGACATGGTTTGTATTGAGTGGTAAATTTATTGTTAAATGGATTGATACCGTAACAGCTGACCACTACGAACAAGAATTAAACGTAAACGACACGTGGCACAACCCTCCATTTTTCCCTCATCAGGTTATTTGTGTAGAAGAAGGTGCCCTTATCGAAGTTAGTACTCCCGATAGTATAGCAGACAATTATCGAGTTGCTAAGGGAGATAGTCAAAAGTGAAAATATTAATCACAGGGTATAAAGGATTTATCGGGCAGAATCTAACAGAATTCTTAAAAGATCACGAGCTTTCTTTTTACGAACCTGGAGATGATTTACCCTTGGTAAATGGACTAGATTGGGTAATTCACCTAGGGGCATTGACATCTACAACTGAAAAAAATGTAGGACTAGTGTTAGATCACAATTACGATTTTAGTAGATGGTTAGTAAATGAATGTCTAAAACATAAAGTTAACTTTCAATATTCTAGCTCTGCAAGTGTGTATGGACAAAGTAAAAATTTCAACGAAAGTGCTCCTGTAAACCCACAAAGCCCTTACGCATGGAGTAAGTACCTCTTTGATAGATATATTACAAATTTAGCAGGTGGTTGGCCTATTAAAGTGCAAGGCTTTAGGTACTTCAACGTGTACGGACCTTACGAAGATCATAAAGGCGACCAAGCAAGTCCTTATTATAAATTTGAGAAACAGGCCAAAGAAAATGGTGTTATAAAGTTATTCGAAGGCAGTGATAAATTTTTTAGAGACTTTGTTCCAGTTGAAACCGTTTGTAAAATACACAAACATTTTTTAAGTGTTCCTGATACAGGTATCTGGAATGTGGGAACTGGTATAGCTACATCTTTTGAAAGTGTAGCACGTTCGATAGCTGATAAGTATTCAGCACGTATAGAATATATTCCAATGCCGGAAAGTTTAAAAGGTCAGTATCAAGAATACACCTGCGCCGATGTAACTTTATTAAAGACCTACTATAATATATGAAAATATTTGTCAACGGAACTTTTGATATTTTACATCGTGGGCATCTTGAAATGCTCGAGTATGCAAAAAGCCTCGGTGTTTATTTGTTAGTTGCTATTGACACAGACAGAAGAGTACAAGAGTTAAAAGGTCTGACTCGGCCTATCAACAATCAATACGATAGGCAGTTTTTTTTAAAAAAATTAAGATCAGTTGACGATGTTTGGTTTTTTAATAGCGAAGAAGAATTAGAATATATCTTAGAATCCTATAGACCCGATATCATGGTTAAAGGTAGTGACTACAGAGATAAGCCTATTGTAGGATCTCAATATTGTAAAGAAATAAAATTTTATGAGCACACAGGACATTCTACAACGGGACTCATTCAACGTATTACTAATAGGTGATAGTTGTATCGACGAGTATAAAATTGGAACCATTGATAGGTTAAGTCCTGAAGCCCCAGTACCTGTAATTAAAATTGTCGAAACAGAAGTTGTGCCAGGAATGGCATCTAACGTCAAAAAGAACTTCGAAAATCTCGGCGTATATGTAGACTTTATAACAAACACTGAAGAAATTAAAAAGACTCGCTATATAGACAAACGTTCTGGTCAGCACATGTTGCGAGTCGATAGCGAACCTAAAATTACTTCTTGGAATGAACAGACCCCGGCACCGTTTGATCAGTATGATGTAGTTGTTGTCAGCGACTACAACAAAGGTTTCTTAACCTATGAGAATATAGAACATATTCTTAAATCGGTTAAGTGTCCAGTATTCATTGATACTAAGAAAACACAACTAGCCGACATAAGTGCCGGACATGCCTACTTTAAAATTAACGAGCTCGAATCAAAGAACGCTAGAAGTATTCCGAGCAATCTGATTATAACTATGGGCGACAGAGGTGCATACTATAATGGACAAATATTTACAACTACCCCTGTAGAAGTTACCGATGTTTGCGGCTGCGGAGATACTTTTTTGGCTGCATTGGCCGTCCAATATCTATATACAAAAAGCATAGAAAAAAGTATAATGTTTGCTAATGCCGCGGCGGGAATTACCGTAAAACATAGAGGAAACTATGCACCGTCATATGACGAAATTAGGAAATTAAAATGATACTAGAAAAAGCCGACAACGTAAACCCAGATACATATTGCTACGAAACCTCAATCCAATTCAGTGAGGATTTTTGTAAAAGATTGTTAGCTGACATTTTAAAAGATCCAAGTTTTCTTATGCAACGTAAAAAATATTTGGATCCTACTAAGCACCTTGATGAGATTTTTGAAAAATTAAACTTTTTTGAAAAAAAGCAATTCATGAGAAGGATGCATCAGTACCAAGAGAAATACAAAGATAAAACTTTAATTGATTTTACACAATACTTTATTCCTCCCGATCTTGAAGAAGAATTTAATAGCCTTGTGCCACAATGGCTAAAGGATATTGCACCCGGCGAACCTAGAGTAGGTGTGCAACTTAGCTCGGGCGGAGATTATCTACTTCCTCATAAAGGACATCAACGACAAAGTTCGTTGTTTATGTTGCTACAAGGCAACGGAGAAGAAACACATTGGTATCGAGAAACGGGAGAGTTTGAAGTTTATGATTTCTTTCGTGTGCCCGATCTAAACAATATCGAAACAATTGTAAGAGCGCAACTACAACCATTTAAATGGACATTGTTTAATCACAAGGCGTGGCATAGCGTCCATAACTTTACACCAAGAGGTCTGCGTATTAATATTGGAATAGATTTCGATAGCGTTCCAGCTGAAGAATTGCTTAAAATAGTAAAAGAACACGAGAGTAAATAATGCCCGATATTGACATCGACTTTGCGGATAGAACAAAGATTTTGGACATCATAAAACATGTTCCTGCCACTATTTTGGAAAAAGGTGTCAACAAGAAACATAACACAGGCGTTTATAGTAGTAGTATCCCTGTAAATCCTCTAACAGGTAATGCAAGTATAGATTACAGAGAAGCGGAAGACCGTGGATACTTTAAGATAGATTTTTTGAACGTGGGCATTTACAAAGATGTCCAAAGTGAAGAACATCTAACTCGACTACTTAACCAGGAACCGTTATGGGATCTATTATTGGAAGACGAATTCACGAACAACCTGTTTCACGTGAATGGACATGGGATGATCTTAAGGCAGATGAAGCCAAAAAGTATCGAGGAATTAGCCGCTGTGTTGGCAGTGATTCGCCCGGCAAAGCGATACTTGATTGGGCAAGATTGGTCCGTTGTGAAGAACGAAGTTTGGCAGAAACCCGCCGGAGATGAGTATTATTTTAAGAAGGCCCATGCAATAGCCTATGCGGCTGCTATTGTGGTGCAGATGAATCTTATCTGCGAAGGAATTAGTTCCGAGTAGTTCTCGGACTACGAACTAATTGTATCAGTTTTCTTTTAATACGTTTTTCGGCAATTTCGCTTAAATTGACCGTAGGACCGAATACTAGTTCTATATCCTTGCTGTTGAATGTCTTTATTGCATACCTAAATAATTGCATTTCTTTCTTAAGGAAAATGTTGATAGGTATCTTTCTGTTACTTTCCCACCACCAAACTTCGCCCATTTCTAAGAAGATTTTACGTTCTTCTTCCGTTTTAATTTTAGAAATGTCGTATATACTGGTAACGAAATTATCTAGGTTGATAATAATACCTACGTATTCTGTATCGTTGCTTTTGACGCATGATACAAAAGGATAGTTAGATTGGAAAGCACTGGGTGAAATCATTATTCAATAAATAGTCAATATGCAAAATTTACCAATCTATTTATATTCTAATACACTCGACGTTATATTAGATTTGGACCCAACCGTTAGAGGAGTCAACCGAGTTATGTATCAACGCGACTTAAAAATACAAAAAGGTATTAAAAATAAAGTCCGCATTCAGTTTAAGAATAGCGATCAAAAACGTATTCCTATCAGTCAAAGTGATGTATACGTATTTTCTTTGTTTGATGCAACTAGCCAACGTCTGCTATTAGAAAAGCAACTGACTATCCTAGATGACGGAACAACTCTTGCAACTAGAGGTTTGGCAGAGCTTGCACTATCCGAAAGCGACACTATGGACTTAGATGTTAGCAATTACCAGTTCAGTGTGAAATATTTAGATCCAACTGATGGTACATATTTGCCCGCATATAGCAATACCTACTATGGTGTTCCTGGATTCTTAACCGTTGCCCAAGATGTTTATCCTGTATTACAACCTAGCCAAGAAGTAGTAGCATTTGAAAGAGTATACAACGACAGCACTAGATTATACGAGCATAGAAGCGGAAACATTTATGCTTACCCGGAATACAACAGCAACACAGCATTACATACCGCAGCCGCTTATATGACAAATTTTAACGGCACAATCAAAATTGAAGGCACATTGTATAATACTCCTGCAACCTTCAATCGATATGTAACCATTACCACTCAACACTACACCAATTTTACCGGAATAGATTATTTCAACTTTAACGGTATTTTTAGTTATGTCCGTTTCACATACATACCAGATACAGCTCCCGGAGGATTTAATAATGACGATCCTTCCTTCTACGGTTCATTTGACAAAGTCCTGTATAGATGCTAAAATAAGAGTGTGAATGAAATACTCTCTACACTCTTAGCATTACTCCCACCGAATCGTAAAAATACTTCGGGCGGTTGGGTAAGTTTCAACGCTGTCTGTTGCCACCATAGAGGTGAAAAGCCAGACACACGCAAACGCGGCGGTATAAAAACTGACAACGATGCTTGGACATATCATTGCTTCAATTGTGGATATAAAGCAGGATGGTCGCCTGGTAAACTATTAAGTTCAAATACAAAACAACTATTCAAATGGTTAGGACTCAGTGACACTGATGTGGGCAAATTAGGTCTTGTTGCACTCAAACATCAGGAAAATATGCCCAATGTGGCGAAGGCCCTAAACTTCACGCTTAATGAAATCGCCCTACCAGAAGACAGCAAAAAGTTAATCGATTGGATTAACGAGGGAGTAGATGTAACCGACATAGTCGAATATCTTTTAAACAGAGGTATGGATATAGACTGGTATGATTGGATGTGGTCGCCTGCACCTGGATACAAAGATAGAATACTTATACCATTTTACCAAGATGGAAAGGTAGTTGGTTACACTGGACGTAAAATCACAGAAGGTAAACCTAAGTATCTAACAGACAGCCAAAGCGGTTATGTTTTTAACTTAGATCGTCAGGTCCGTGATAGAGAATATGTGATAGTTGTAGAAGGTCAATTTGATGCCATCGCCATAGACGGTGCTGCCATAATGACCAACGAGCCTAACGACACCCAGGTTGCTAGATTGCAGGCACTGGGTAGAGAAATTATATGTGTGCCTGACAAAGATCTGCCCGGTGCTAAGATGCTCAAACATGCTATCAAAAATAATTGGAGCGTGAGTTTACCGCCATGGGGTGACGATGTCAAAGACGTTGCAGATGCTGTAAAGAAATACGGCAGGCTATATACGCTAACCACAATCTTGCACTACAGGGTGTCGGGAGAGATAAAAATAAATCTACTGAAGAAAAAATTAGAAGGCCTAAATGAATAAACCAAACTACGACTATGAAATGCAAAAATTGTATCTTGAGATGTTTCTCAGTGATGCAGAAACCTTTGTCCGCTGTCAAAATATTTTTGATCATGAAAACTTTGATCAACGACTACAAGATGCCGCAGAATTTATTAACAAGTATGTTGATGAATACAAAGTTATGCCCGAGGCAAATATTGTCAATGCGGCAACAAAGAGTCAATTTAATCCCGTACCATTGCCTAGAGAAAACTATGATTGGTTAATGAACGAATTTGAGGACTTTAGTCGTCACAAGGGATTAGAACGTGCGATTATTAAATCAAGCGATTTGTTAGAAGCAGGAGATTATGGACCTGTTGAAAAGCTGATCAAAGATGCTATCCAGATCAGTTTGAATAAGGATATGGGTACAGACTACTTTGAATCTCCTAGAGAACGATTGACTAAACTTAAGGATGGAAACGGGCAGATTTCAACAGGATGGCCTAGCATTGATAAGAAACTTTATGGCGGGTTTAACCGCGGTGAGTTGAATATTTTCTGTGCAGGATCTGGCGGTGGTAAGAGTTTGTTCTTAGCAAACTTAGGAGTAAACTGGGCACTAGCGGGCTTGAATGTAATCTACTTAACTTTCGAACTTTCGGAAGGTTTAGTGTCTATGCGCTTGGATAGTATGACAACGGGCATTGGTACTAGGGACATCTTCCGCAACATTGACGATGTTGAATTAAAGGTTAAAATGTTGCAAAAACGCTCAGGAAACCTTCAAGTTAAGTATATGCCTAGTGGGAAAAATTGTAACGATATTCGAGCCTATTTGAAGGAATATCAGGTCAAAACAGGTCGAAAACCAGACGTTTTGTTAATAGATTACCTCGATTTGATGATGCCTTTATCTGTGAAGGTATCGCCCAGCGATCTGTTCGTAAAAGACAAATATGTGTCGGAAGAGATCCGTAACTTGGCTATGGAAACACAATGTATTACGGTAACAGCTAGTCAGCTTAACCGATCAGCAGTTGAAGAAATTGAGTTCGATCACAGCCATATTTCAGGCGGGTTGAGTAAGATTATGACAGCAGATAACGTGATCGGTATCTTTACGAGCAGGGCTATGAAAGAGCGTGGACGTTATCAAATCCAATTTATGAAGACACGTTCTAGCTCAGGTGTAGGACAAAAAGTCGACTTAGAGTTTAACTTAGATACATTACGTATCAGCGACCTAGGCGACGAGGATGACAATAATTACAGCGGTAATAACAATAACAAACCTCAGAGTCCGGCAGGGGGTGCGTATGCTAACTTAAAACGTACCAGCACCGTTAGCACTACAACTGATCCCGAAACTGGAGAAATTCGAGACGTTGATCCTAAACAAGGAATGAACATTAAGGCACCAGCAACTAAACCTAATAGTGCTCCGCTGATGAGATCAATGTTGAATAATTTAAATCCTGAAAAAGATTAATTGTGTTTCATGTTTTACTTTTCTCAGATATCTATAGACCACTGCATGGAAAAGGCATGGGCGTATACCGCTTGGCCAATCACTTACGCAACTCAGGATATCGAGTAAAAGTTATTCACGGATTTTGTAAACTTACAGACATTGAATTTTATGACTTGTGTGATACGTTTGTCACAGAAGAAACGTTGATGATAGGTGTAGGTGCTACCGTCTTAGCAAATTTAGAAGACTCGAATTTCTTTGGCATCGATAGCAGTTCTGCTAGAAATAGATTTACAATAATAAAAGAAAAGTACCCAGCAGTAAAATTATGCCTAGGTGGCGCTCAGGCTACGGGCGCTACCGATACATATCTTCAAAACTTTAATTATTTTGATTATGTAATCAAAGGACAAGGAGAAAATGTAACCGTAGCCTTGTTGGATCATTTAAGCAAAGGTTCCAAATTAATATCTACTACGGTTACTCGTCCACGGATACTATCTGATAAAACTTATCCATTTGAAGATTTTAATACAACCGTTAATTTTTTCAATGCTGATGATGCAATACAACACGGAGAAGCACTGCCTATCGAACTTGCTAGAGGCTGTATCTTTAAATGTAAATTCTGTGGATACGACCTCGTAGGTAAGAAATTAGGCGACTACACCAAACCTGCTGATCTAATTCGTGCAGAACTATTATCCAATTACAATCAATGGGGCACTACTGATTACTATGTTGCAGATGAAACTATCAATGACAGCATAGAAAAGGTAGACATGCTGTTAGAAAGTGTACAGGGATTACCTTTCAAACCTACGTTCGGAGGATTTCTAAGACTTGACCTTATTTGGAAATTTCCAGAGATGGCACAAAAGTTATTAGACTGGGGATTAGAGGCATGTAGTTTTGGAATTGAAACTATCAATGATGCCAGTGGTCGTGCTGTAGGCAAAGGTCTGGGTCGTAAACGTATAGAACAAACATTGCAACATTTGAGGGATGTATGGGGAGACCATGTATTTGTCAATGCCAGTTTCATCTTAGGACTCAAACACGATACACACGCTACAGCACTTGAATTGGATGAATGGATTGGTGATATGTATCAACGTAGGTTGTTGCATGAGGTATTCGTAAAACCTTTATATATCATGCCTCAAACAAGACTAAGCATATTAGATAAAGATTTCCTAGAACATGGATATACCGTAATGCCTTCGGATCAGGCAAAGGTAGTTTCAGATAGAACTAGAACCGTGGTACAAGAAGATTGTGTGATTTGGAAGACCAAAGAATATGATTTTGTTACAGCAACCTATGATGCTGATATCATACATAAAAAATATAACGGTATGAAGGTATGCAAAGGACGTATCGGCAAACACAATTTTGCGTTTGTGAAATCCCTATTACCCGCAGAGCATAAAAGACAATTATTAAATTGTCAAATAAACGATCAACCGTTTACCGGAATGTCAGTTAAAGAAACTGAAGACTATATAAGCAGTTTAGATCGAGCACACTTTGCTCGTTATATAAACTTAGTTAAAACCAAGCGTTGACTTGATACTTAGCGGCTTTGTCTAATACTGATCGCCATTGATCAGGACCTTCGCCATCAAACACTGATTCTATTGTTGCGGGAGTTATTTCAAACTTCATAGGATCTTCTTTTTCCCTAGGGTTTAACATCCTATCAAGTCTACCATCGCTCCATATCCAATAACCTGCACAAGCTCTAAAATGTTCGGGTCCTTCGCCTCTAGCAATAGCGGCCAGCACACTTATATCGTTGGTTACGCTGATTTCATCGCTCATCTTAACGGTACTTAACCCTTTCCAATCATTGCTATGAATTACATGGATCTTGTTAGTGTTCATATTTCCGCCATACCATAACTGAGCATTTTTATCGAAGTCCATTCCTAGATTTTGCGCTACGGTCTGTAGATCTATATCTTCTAATGGGTTGTTTATTTGTAACCCAATTGCTACATCGGCAGTATGATTAGCTACAAGTATTACGCTTCTGCTAAGTTCATCACGAGGATTGTTTGGGTTAGCAACTAATAAGTATCCGGGGTATCGTTTCTTTGTCATAATCAACTTTATTTACCGCATAAATATTCTATATGATTCAAAATGAATACGCAAAACCCGTAGAATACAATACCGTACTTAATCCTGCATTGTGGGATCACAATCGCTTAAAAAGTGATGTGCGTGGTGCGCTTATTGGCATGGCTGAAGATTTCAAAGAGTTTGTTGGAGTGCCGTTTCGTGTGCTGGATGTTGTGATCACAGGCGGCAACGTTAATTACAACTATACAAAACACAGCGACATTGACCTGCATCTAATTGCAGACTTTGATCAAGTAGTCTGTGATCGAGAAGTAGCCGAGTTGTTTGATAGTAAACGTTTACTATACAAACGCCAATACGACCTTAGTATCAAAGGTATTCCTGTAGAACTTTACATAGAAGATCATCGTATGCCCGCAGTTAGCGCGGGTAGTTACAGCATTCTAAAGGGTAAATGGATTAATACACCCAATAAGAACCTGCCCGAGTACAATGAAAAAGAGCTAGCGCATTGGGTCAAAGTTTGGACAAAAATTCTTGGCCAAGCAGTAAAAACAGGCCATTTACAAACCTGTAGAAAGGCGCTACAATTATTACGTACCTATCGCAAACAAGGGCTAAAAACACCAGCAGGTGAATTTAGTATTCCAAACCTAGTTTACAAGAGTCTGCGTAACGACCACATTATACAAAGTATTACTCTGCTTGTTGATAGATTACACGATCAAGAACTAAGCATATGAACAAAAAACCAACCCTATATCTAGACATGGATGGTGTCCTAGCAGACTTTGACACCGCTGCCCGAGCTCTAATCAGAGCCACAAAAGAAGAACAATTAGAGGCACAGCAAACTGGACGCTGGCCCGATCACAAATGGCGTCAAATCGCTGACCGTGAACACTTTTACGCAGAACTGCCTAAGATGCCTTTGGCAGATGAATTGGTAGAGCTGGCCGTAAAGTTCCGTGATAACCTAGAATACGATGTTAAGATTCTCACAGCCATTCCACACAACAACGACATGCATGAAGCGTTTCATGACAAAGTTGATTGGATGAATCAGCATTATGGGCAATATGGATTCCGTGTACATTTTGGTCCATACAGCGAAGACAAACAACATCATTGTACATCCAGTGATGACATCCTAGTAGATGACCGTACCAGCAACTGCAACGAATGGCGCAAGGCCGGAGGTACAGCAGTACAGGTCAAACCTGGTCAGTATCGACAGGCACTAATTGAACTAGAAGTCTTGTTTAGAGAATTACTCACCCTGACTCTGATCTGAGTATAGGTAGTTTACCGTATCTCCATTGACACGCCACTCTTGAGCTCCATTGTTTAGATGGAAACGGCGTGCCATGTCAGTTGGGGGACTTAATGTTACAAACTCCTTGACACTTGAACGGGTACGTTTGATGTAGTTAACAGCCTGACGAATCAACTTGCGTCCTGCACCAGCTTTATAACTCCAAATGGTATAAAACACAGCAGTGGTGATATCACTTATAGGTTCACGTGCTAATTCCAACACATCAGCGGGAGTAAAGTCTCTATAGGCCACACATACCACAGCCTCGGGCTCTAGTGTGTCATTGTGCTGTAGTACTAAAACTTCTGTATCCGGACCAACTCTAAAAGATGCGGGAATCTCAACTCGTACTGGATCATCAGCTAACAAGTTGATCAGGGGATCTTGCAATGAAGTTATGGAATAGAGAGGCATATACTAACACCATGGTAATATATGCTTACTTATCTCTTTTGCTAAAGAAAGTTGAGATATAATGGTTAAGGCTGACCCCAACGTAAAAGGAATAGGGTAGTATCCTTGTCCCGAGCAAAACTCACTGAGCACAAGTGACTTTGATGCAGAGTCCACATTGACCAAACCCATGCCACATAGTGCGGTCCAATGCTGTGATCCAACCAATCTTCTATGCGGTACACACTTTCTACCCAATCCGGCTGTCCGTTTCTTTCGATCAAAGGCCAGGGTACTACAGCTCTATAGGGCAGTTCCAAAGGATGATCGTTGAGCATTCTCATGAATTTATTTACTATGTTTAACATAAATAGTTATACCAAAAACTGGAGAAACAAAATGAGCTATACACTAAGAATTTACGGTGCAGATTCTGCAAGTCCCACAGATACCGAATTCGAAGATCTGCCCAGTTTGTACGGCAGTATTTTTGACAATTTCGATCCTTCGAGCCCGCCGACCATGTCTGTGAAAGTGGGTGTCAATTTAGACTATGGATATGCTGTTTTTGACAACGAACGAGATGTTTGTATCAACAGCAAGAACGCCGCACAAGTTGGTTACACAAAAGAAGATCCCGAGCAGCCAGAAGGCCCAACTACGAGATCCATATAATCTGCATCACATACACATGGCTCAGACTTGTCATATAGTCTGAGCCATTGTTTTAAATATAGTGCATATATGACAAAATCCACAGATCAACTATCCAAGCCTGTAGCCATAACGGTCAGCACCAATTACAGCGACATACTGCCCTTTGTTATAGATCACAATCTCGAATATTTTGATCATTGGTTCATAGTGACCAGTGAAGACGATCTCGCTACACAAGAAATTATAAAAGCAAAAAACAGCGATCGCATCACCATGCTGTTTTGGAAATTCCGTTACTTCGATCACGATCCAGTCAAGAATGTGCCCTTTGAGCGCTACTTTGACAAGGGCGGTGCTATACAAATGGCACAGCATCAAGCCTGTCTACGCTTCCCCTATCATTGGCATTTGGTCATGGACACTGACATTTTAATACGCAGTCAACGAGATCTAATGACCACACATCTTTGGGATCGTCAAATCTACGGTCCCAGAGCCAGATTAGACTATAGAAGCCTGTCCGAGTATCGCCAAGGTATCATACACAGAAAGTATTGGGGTGATGATGTAGAGCCCCAGATCATAGGATTCTTTCAACTATACAGGCCCTGGGGTGTACCTACCATGCCCTTTTATCGAGTCAGTGTGGACAGCAATTGGTGCGATAATGAATTCACTGACCTTTGGCCCAAAGAACATCAAGTATTGTTGAACATCACGGTAGATCACTTGGGCTACCATGACACAGATACACTATGTACACACCATGGTAGGATTTTGGGAGTAGGGTTTCATTTGACCTAGCCCAAGGCTGGCGAAGCCAGTCGCGCGGTAAAAAAAGCAAATTTTTTCACCCAATTAAACACCAAGTTATTCAGCTTAGATTTTCAGCTTAGATCTATGCCCCTGGCCAGCATATCGGGCATCAAATATTCATCAACCCACCACTCATTGGTCCTGGGTCCAGGATGAAAATTCCCCCGTAGGCCCAAATCACGTGCTTGATCATGATCCAATACATGTCCCCAAGCTCTAATTGTGCCCCACTGCTCGGGTCTCATCAAATAGGCATAGTACTCTAGTACAGGACAACTCCACATGTTACGCACACTCATGCTGAGATAGTTCAAATACTCACGTACATGATGTTCATTGGCAATCCAGTGTCCCCCAAAGTTAGTGGGCTGAGCATTCCACGATCCCCAATTCCACGTGTCCAAATTTCCCCTAAGTTCAGTGAGTCTATGCATACCGGGCCATACATATATGACAGCTCTGGGTCTAACTCCAGCTGAGTATAGAATATTGCTGTTGATCCACTGAAACATATCATCCGTGGCACCCTGCCCCAGATTTATAACTGGGCATCCTGTACGCTGACTGAGTACGTGTGCCATAGTATCACTATCATCTAAACCACAGCCAAACACATAACTGCATCCAAACATCAGTATACTACGAGCCCAATCTATAGTGTCAAACTCTGGACACCGATAACTTTGGCTGTTTAAACCATAGTGTACAGATTTATGGCGCCATGGCCAATCCTCAGGTTGTGCAATGAGGTTATGCTCATATAGCTCACGACTATCGGGACCGCAGAATTCGCTGTCCATGGTGTGTCCGTGCCAAGAGTTCTTAAGTAGTTGTATGCTAGAGGTCATTATATGTGGGCAAAAAAAATTTGTAAAAAAATTTTTAAAATCTAAGATCTAAGAATCGGTGAAGTTTTTACGCTAGTTACGCTAATGTAGTTTCTGGAAAAGTAATCCAGCAGTAGTATTCTAATAGTAGATCATCAAACATAGTGGGAATTCCTATAATGAACATATTTAAGAAACGGTTCACGGACCCGGTCTATATATAGGGCAAAAAAATTGCCGCGCAAATTTTAGTGGTTTTCAAGATCTTTGAGTGGGGTGATCTACTCTAACACCATGGTTTTTTATGGTGGGAATTTTGAAAGAAAGAGGTTGAAACGTACGGCATGCAGCTATAGCACTTTAGCATTACAAAATAAAAAAGCACCTGACCACCCTCCCCAGGTCGCCAGGTGCAATGCCCACGCTGTCAATCCTCTATGTCCACTGCGTCCCACCGTTCCTCATTGATGTCGAACCCTTCTTGCTCTAGCTCTGCTACAGCTTCGTTGAAGGCATCCTGGATGTTCCACACTGCTGTGGCCACACGCTTGTCCTTGTGTCTAGTGGCTAGGTTACTGCCCTTTTGATATACTAGCCAAAGGTGCTGTTCACAATAGCTACGGCCCTTGACCACAACGCACCCGCAGGGCATGATGCTATCGCCCATATATGTACATGTATCAGTCATTGCTATTATCCTTACGTTCTGCCCTTAGGCGTTCTACTTCTTCTGCTACATAGGACAGCGTCTCTGTCCTGGATAGGTGTTCACTGGCCCAGAACAGGGCTATGATACACCAGAACTGCCATGAGTCCCAGCGGCACTCCAAGCCCTGATCTAACAGGTAGCCTAGAGTGCTGTAGAGTGCTATACGGGCTATCATGCTCGTTTCATACAGGTAGTTGCCGCCATAGCTTTCCACATTTGGGGGAATGCCTTACGCAGGTCTGCAATCTTGAGCACCATACGCAGGCTGAGCTCACGCAGACGATCCTTGTTGGCACTGATGAAGTCCAAGACTTCTACTTTGGTAACTTCTTCAAACTCATAGCGATCCAACATGCCCTTTTGAACGATGTTGTTGATCCACAGCATCTTCTCACGCTGAGTATCCATGTCCAAGTCCATGTAGTGGCAACGGCTTTCCAGAGCGTCCAAGTGGCTACGGAGCTTCTTTGAACGAACGTGCTCAAACTTGATGTTGGTGATAAAGATAGCGGCACCCTTGAACTCGAAGCGATCTGGAATGCCTTCTGAGCGCAGGATTCGGCTGTCAGTGTTCCAGCTGATGAAACGACGGGGACTTGAGTCCAGGGCGCCCTTGAGAATGTTCAAGCTCAGTTCTTCTTGCAGGATGTCGTCGCAGTCATCAAACACCAGAACATGCTTTGAGTCAGAGAACTCGTAGAGCTTAGAGTAGAGTCCAATGCTGGACATGGCACCCTTGACAACTTCAAACTTGGGTTTGCGCTCGCCCAAGGTGTCAAAGAGTCCGTCCTTTTGCAGTACTGCTTCAACGTTGTGGCTCTTGCCCACGCCTGGAGGGCCACTGACGATCATAGCACGAACATCACCGCGTTTGACTGCCTTGGTCATCTCAGTGAGAATGTCAAAGCGCTCATTCAAGCGATTGAGGATTGCTTCGTCAGACTCAGTGGCAATTGCGGCTTCTTTGGCTTTGATTGCATCAGTGTCAAACTCAATAACGTGACTGGTTGTGATAGCCTTGGAAGGCTTGCGAGCGGCGGAGGTACGTGCCATTTGTGTTTCCTTTAGTGTGTTGCGAAGTATGTATTATAACACCAATAGGGCCTGTTGTCAAGCCCTATCAGTCTTACTTATTAATCCAAACGCGAGCCTGCGTAGCAAGACTCTAACCCCAACTTAGTGCGGAGCACCTCTGCGTAGGCTTCTGCACCTGCTTCCAGGATGCCCACAGATTGCACACCTGCCTTGCTGGGATTCCATAATTGCAGTGCGCCGTCCCAGCTCTTGCGGAAGCCTGCTGAAGCCAATGCCTTGCCCAGTTTAGAGTTACTACGGACCTTGTAGACGTTGACCCAAGCAAAGCCACAAGCGTCACGATCACCATACTTCTGGAGTGCTTCTTTAGCGGCTGTACGGGCTTGGATGCCAGCTTCGTTGAGTGCGTCTTGTACGGCTTCTAGGTTAAATGCTAGTGCAGTCATTTAGTGCTCCTTAGTGCGTTGTTGATGTATGTATTATAA